GCACTATGTATTTAGGGAAACACCTTCGGTTAGTGCTTGCACGTTTCCCTAAATACATAGTGCCTAAAGTGCCGACATACCTGTCGTCAAGTTGATATCGATATAGCCGCACATTTTAATTTTTACCAAAATACGCATTATGACGGTTATCGTGTGCCATATTTAGCGCTCAAATTGGTTTCGCTCCATAATAGGTGTCATTTTGTTTTGTCTTTATATTTGTGACGATAACTGGTCTTGGCGCCAAAATTTTAATTTAATAATTTGTGACGATGTCAGACTGTGACTGCTTATCGTGTATTGTAGTCGTTAACAATATATTATCACACGATAATATGATGTTAATATATTATGTTATCAGTTTATTACGCAAATGGCGATATACTATTTAGATTTGGTCTAAGCTTTTCGCACCATTCTTGCTCTATTTTTAAAGCATCTTCCTTACAACTACATACATAATTAGATATAACTATCATTTCCCAATGTTCCCATCCACCAGTCTCTCTAATAGTTTTGTATATTTTTTTGTTATCAGTTTCAGTTGCTCTAATATGTTCTTTTAGTCTTCTATCCTTATCTGTAGTATGACCAATATACATATAAAAATTATTATGTTTTGGTCTAATCATGTAAATTATAGTATTTTTGTATTTATTTTCGTTATCTAATTTTGTTCTAATTTTCTCTTCAATAGATTTAATCTTTTTTTCTAAATTTAATTTTTGATTCAAAACTTCTTCATAAAAAAATTTATACTTATTTAATTCTAATTCTAAATTTTTTATTTCTATATCAAGTGGATCTTTATTATATAAAATAGAATCATCAATTATACTACAACTAATTTCATTAAAATTATTATTTATTTTAAATTTACTTTTATTTTCTTTTCGTTTTTTATCTAATACATTGCAACCATAGCTAATTTTTTTAGAACGTCTTTTTCCTTCATAATCACTATTAGACATACCAAAACAATTTATTGTTAAATTCCAACGACTAAATCCTTTAACAGCACCATTTTTGGTTTTTAAATTTATTGATGAATTTTCATAATCATATAATCTATTCTGAGTTTTATTATATACTTCACCGTAATTTGAAATATAAATGTTTTCTTCAAATAAATTATCATCGTAACCATCTATTTTTTTAAAAAATTCATCTCCAAATTTGTTATCAAACTTTAAATTAATTAATGTTAATCGTTCCTCTTCCATTTTAAATTATATAAAAAATTATTTTTATATAATTTATTATAATCTAATTGTAGCCTATTAACACACAAATAGCATATTAACAATGGTAAAAATTAAAATGTGCGGCTATATCGATATCAACTTGACGACAGGTATGTCGGCACTTTAGGCACTATGTATTTAGGGAAACGTGCAAGCACTAACCGAAGGTGTTTCCCTAAATACAATTCAATATCGTCTTCCGTTTTAAACATCTGACTTTTTCTTTATTACCTTTTTCTTTTTCAACACTTCTTCATTTAATTCTAGTTCTATTTTATCTTCAATTACTTTTACATCTACTTCCTTCAATTGTATTCCTTTTACATCAAATGCTGAATTTGCATTCTTGTTTCGAAGTAAAATTGCAGACATTGGAACTTTTGATTTTAAATATTGTTTAAATTTATCACCAGTTATATTCATATCATTTATTACTGATTTATTATCTTGTTTAAATCTTGTCCATAAATCTGTTGATGAACTTGTTTTATCTTCTGAAACTATCTCAATATTATCAGTCCACCAATTATCAAATAGAGAGAAATTACTGTCAACTATTTGCGATGTCTCTGAATCTAACATTTCTTTTAATTGGTCATCCATTAATTGCACTAAATTTTTTGTTGCATTCATTGAAGTATTTATCTCTCTAATATTCTTTTTAAGATTTTTTATCTTATCCATGAAGGCATATCTTTGTTCTCTTAACTTCACTAATTCCTCTTCATCGAAATTTACATCTGCAATCATTTTATATAATTCCTTGCATGTAAACCAAACTATTCTTAAAATATTTGATGGGTCTTCAAAACTACATAAATTATTAATATATACTAAACATTGTGTAGTATTAATCCATTCATACATAATTGGAGCTCTATCAAATTTATCAATTGAAGTATTGAGAGAAACTAACCAACCAAAATGAATATGTTCATTTTTTATTAAATCTTTTTTAATTTTCTCTCTTTGGTCAACTGGAACTTTCTTTTTGTAATTCTTTGCATCTGCTAAAACATCAAATTCCTCAAAATGTAAATGAAAGTCTCCTTCACCACCTTGTGTATGTTTATCAATAATTTTAAATCCCTTAAAGTCAATAAATGTTTTTGCGTAGTCCTCAAATTGCTTTTCACCTTCTGAACCTTTATGACTTGTACTCTTACTAGAATGTTGAAGAAGCATTTTTTCATGAACTTCTGTCATCCTTGCTACTTGATTTTCCTTCTCTCTATACATCAAATCATACTTCTCTTTTACTTTCTTAATCTCTTCTTGAAGAGAAGCCGACATATCTTTTTCATATGTATTTATTTGAACTATGGCATTTTGTAGCCTATCATTTAGTTGTTCTATTCGGTTCTCATACATTTGGGTAATTTTTTCCTGTATCTTGAGAGAAGTATCTCTTTCTATTTTTATTTCCATATCTAAACTTTCAATTTCCTTTTTAAAATCATTTTCTATTTTTCTATAAACCTCATCACTTGTTAGGTTAGTTACTACCTTTCTACCTTCTTTCAAAGCATCACTTCCAATTTTTAACATTAGATAATTTTCTTCCGGAGAGAAAGTAAAAAATAACTCTGCAACCTCTTTATCATTTGGAACCGTTATTTGAATAACTTTTAATGACATTATATAATTATAGTGTGTTATATTTATATTATTTTAATTTAAATATAAAGCATTTAATAGTTTAATGTCTTCTTAGTTTTTTTGATTTTATATTTTTTTTATTTTTTTTTCTTGATTTTCTTTTTATTTTTCCTCCCAAATATTCTTTTATTTTACCTTCAATCTCAGGAGGAAGGGATCTATTCAAAGAACCCTCAATACTCCTATAACCTTTTCTCTCTTCTATTGGTTTAGCAATATCTGTTTTTGTTGTTCTTAATTGTGAAACACTCGCAACATTTATACCCTTTTGGGCTTGGATTTCATTTAAAGCTGATGTCATGTTTTTCTCTTTTAAACAATCAATTGCTGACTTTTGTGTTCTTGGATGAATATAATCTGGTAATGATTGTCCTGTTTTTATCAATTCTACAGCTACATTTTCCATACCATACTGACACGCATATATTAATGCGGTACTATCTTCATTATCTATAGTATCAGGTAATGAATTTCCTGTTTTTATTAATTCTATTGCAACCTCAGGTAATCTATATTTAATTGCTAATAATAGAGGAGTATCTCCACGTTCATTTATATGTTCAGCATTAACCAAATTATTTCTTAAAAGACTCAGTGCTATATCACTTGAATAGCTTTTTCTAATTGCTGACATAAATAATGTGTCTCCAATTCCATTTTCATTATTAATTAAAACATCCTTTAAATTATTTATTAATTCTGGATTATTTATCGTATCTATTAAGTTAACATAATTATTCAGTTGTCTTTTTTTATTACGATCTATCCCTATCCCTACATCTAATTCGTTTATAAATCTAGAAATTGAATTATATACGCAATCCATATAAAATATTAATATTTTATTTTTTCTTTTTACTCTTTAATATTCATAAATAGTTAAGATCGTTTATAATTTTATACCTTCTCTGAAGAGTATCACTCCCTATCTTTAACATTAGGTAATTCTCTCCTGGAGAGAATGTTGAAATTATATCTGGTATACTTCTATCATTTGGTATTGTTATTTGTATAACTTTTACTGACATTTATATTTGGATTTGATGATAAAAATTTAATTGATAATTTTGATTTATCAAACCAATCTTGGAAAATAATATCTTCCTGCTCCATCATATATATATATTTATATTAATTTAAATATAAAGATGTTTAATATTTTTCATTTAAAATAAAATTGAAATGCTTTTATATATACGTATGAAAGTATATCCAATAATATTTACACTATTTAGAATGGCGACTATTCAAATTGAAAATTCTGAATGCATCCACCTTATTAAGACTAGAGGTCTTCAATGGGTTGATAATATATTGAAAGGCGAATGCACTCATACTAAGCCTGGTTCAATCTCCTATTTATTATATGGAGAGAAGCCCAGTGAGCAATCTATTAATATTAAAATGGGTAGACTTGGCGAGTTCTTATCCAAAGAAATTATTAAGGCTAATCCTGGCTTCGAACTCCTAACATGTGGTGTTCAAAAAATTAATGAAAAAAGAAAAGATGTTGATTTAATTTTTAAAAATAATCTTACTAAAACTATTTATTACCGCGAGCTTAAAGGCAACATCGAACTTGATACTGAAAAACTTCCTGCAACCATTAATAAATGCAACGAAATTGTTGGTTCGCTTAAGGAAACATATCCCGACTACACTATTGATTTCGGAGTATTTAATTGGAGCGTTTACAATAGAAAAATTTTAACTGCTGGTTTAACTCACATTAAAAATTTTGAAGCTGGTGGAGTTAAAATCGACCACATGTGTGATTTCTTAGAAATTGTCAATGTCGATTGGAATGAAAAAGATTTTTATGAATATTTTCGCGAAATTGGTGATAGAGTTAAGCTTTAATAATTCTTAATAACTAAATGCTTCGTATTAATTTCATCACCAATTCTATTGTCATACAACTTAAACTTATATTTTTTATCATACTCATCTACAATATAATCCTTATATAAATCCTCAATAAATTTTGTCTTACCAATCACCATGAGACATTTAATCTTTGTAGTCTTAAATAATTCTGCCAATTTTTCTTGTTCTTTCTTTCCAAATTGACAATAGCCGTAATCTGTAAACTCACTATCATAAGGAGGGTCTAAAAACATAAAATTATTCTCACTATTGTAATTTTCAAAAATATGCTCAAAACCTTTATTTAATATTTCGGTTCTACCTAATAGCTGCTCATATGCTTTGTTTTCCAAATCACTATAATTTATCGTCTTATATCTTCCAAATGGAATGTTAAATTTACCATTTTTATTGTAACGCAACATACCTCTAAAACACGTCTTTCTCTGATAATAGAAACGCTTTGCGTTATCTAGAGGAGTTTTAATATCCATCTCATCTCTGACCTTGTAATATGTCTCTTCATCGTTTGGAGTGACCTTCATAAAATCATGAATTTCACTCATCTTACCCTCTCCTATAGTTTTATACATATCTATTAATTCTGTATGAACATCGCTAATCACTGCACTCTTAGGATTTAAATAAAAGTAAACCGAACCACCGCCTACAAATGGCTCGATATATTTATCATAATGTTCTGGAAAGTATTTCTCAAACATTTTAATCTCATCGCTCTTTCCACCACTCCACTTAACTATTGGCTTCAAATGAGCGACTGTGTCTTCTGCTTTCTTAATTTCCACTTTTGGCGCAATCACTACATTGGCTTCTTCATCATCATCCTCAATAATAAATGACTTCTTCTTCTTTGTAGTAGCTGTTTTCTCCTCAATCAAATTTATTAATTCCTGCTTATTTTTTGACTTGCACTTTGTAATGCCCAATTCTTCGCACTTAATTAATAGTTCAGCTTTTGACGATTTTGTTAAATCCATTTCTTTGCTTTGTGAATTTGAATTCATGTTATTATTTATATCAATTTTATTTATATTTTCAGAATAATTCATTATTTATATATAATTATTTACTATTTAAATATTATTTCTTTATTTTATTAATGAATAACCATAATGAATTAAAAACATATGGCTTAACTAGCGGAACTGATAAAATTTCAGTGCATGGTTATCATAGATTTTTTGATAAAGAACTAGTTAATTTTAAAAATCTTAATAATATTGGAATTCTAGAAATTGGTATTTCACAATATAAATCTATACCTATGTGGAAATCATATTTTTCTAATGCATTTATATATGGAATTGATATTAATTGTGAATATAATGATGATAGAGTAACAGTTTTTAAATGTGACCAAAGTGATATTAATGCATTAGAAATTGTAAAAAATAAAATTTCTCATCCAATTTATTTTATTAATGATGATGGTTCACATCTGCCTGAACATCAATTAATTAGTTTTGATTATTTATTTTCGAATGTTCTTAATGACGGAGGTGTTTATATTATTGAAGATATTGAAGTTTCATATTGGAGAAATGGCCATCTTTATGGTTATAGTGCAAGATATGGGTATAATAATCATTTATCTATTATTGAAAAATTCAAGTTATTAGTTGATTATGTCAATTCGCATTATTTAAATGAAAATGATAAACAAATATTAGATTTAAAAACCCAATTCTTATCATCTAAGACTAAAAATTCGATATCTAGTATTAATTTCTCTCAAAATTGTATTATTATAAAGAAAAAAAATGAAGAAGATTTACAATATAATAACAATAATATCCCGTATTTATGGAGAGATTTTTTATAAATAATTCATTTAAAATGTATAATGAATTATTTATTTTTGAATAACAACATTTTTTGAAATATTTCTGATTATCTTATCTTCCTTTTCTGTATCATTATTACCTTCGCCACCATATACTTCTATCATCATTTTATTATATTTATCTCCATATTTTGATTCTGCATATTGACAACCAGGATATTTCTCTCTATATGCTGGAAGTAGTTTATAATTCTTGGAAGCTATTTTCTTTATAGCCTTTCTTAATTTGGTTTTATTGTCATCTTCCTTTTCCCATTTGTTATCATCTTTGATATAAATTGTTTCTCTCTTTTTATCAGTACAATGTACTGGTCGTTCAGTAATATCCATCACCTTCAAGTTTGAAGTAATAATATTAGAGAGACCTTCAATATATCCTACTTCACCAAGCTTCTCTAAATCACACAACTGTATTTTTATGGATTCTACAAAGTCGGTTATATTCATGGCATCCTTGCACGTCTCATTTAAGAAGAACTGTAGGTTAAATGTCTTATTGTTATTCATGCAGTTTGTATTCGTGTTTGTTGTATTATTGGTACCATTTTTAAGGATCTCCATTAACTCAGTATTTTGCTTGACAAGCATCAGAATTAAATCTTTATCACTAGTTGTTTTATTATCATTATCCTCTTCATCTGATGTATCTTCAAATTTACACTTCTTTTTATGTCTCCATAATGTAGTTCGACTATTAAAGACTATACCGCATATACATTGGAACTTTTCTGGAACTTTTGGTGACAAATCTGTTTCATTTTGTTTCAAATATGTTTCATTCTCTCTTTTTTTATGTTTAGCTGTCAGTAAATGTCTATCGCGCTGACTTGACCTACACGTATGATAGTCACATAATTCACAAAAATAATTGGCGGAACTTTTCGAACTTTTTTGAACTAAATTTGTTTCAAAATGTTTCATATAATGAAACAAGAAAAGTTCCTAAATACTTTTCCGCGAAAATATAAAAAAATTTATCGTCACATTTTGAAAATTATTTTTTTGGTTACCAGACGCTAATTTTAAAATATGGTAAGGATGCATTCCTTTTTCGGGGTAAATATCCCAGTTTCTGAAAATTGGACATTTTTTTTTGCCAAAAATGTCCATTTTTCGATTCTCAAAAAACTTTTCCATTTTCAAAAAAATATTTTTCACTCCATGAATTTTCAGAAATTTTCAACTTTATACTACATGGTTGTAGAGAAAATGGGATTTTCTTTAAGTACCCTTAAAATATATATTATTAAATAACTTAAAGAAAAGTATAAAATGCAATTAATAAAATTTAAGTTAATATTTATAATAATACTAACTTAAATCGACATATTTTTATCCATAAATTATTCTTATTAAATAGATAGTAAATAGAATTGTTAATATACTTACAACCAACATATTTCGATAAATAAATACATCTTCATTTGAACGATCCAAAAAGGGCATGTCAACACCAAGAATTGTTCCAGAATATCCTAGTACTCTCCATAACATATACGCAACAAATAGTCCAAATAATAATGTTCTTACTTTATTATATAATATAAAATAAATTGATGAAAATAAATATGCTACTATTACAAGAAAACTAGCAATCTTATAACCTACAAATTCATTTTCACTTGTTAATATTTCTCTTATACTATTTTTATGTTCTTTGCTATATATATGTAGAATATATATATTATAAATACTCTTATATAACATTAAAATAATTAATACTAATATTAAATTAACATCAAAGTCTGTTAAAGCTTTACTCATATATTAGTATATTATTTTTTTTTTCAACTATTTAAAGAAAAAATTGATTTATTTATTTATTTATTTTATTTAATAAGTAATATAAATAAAACAAAATGACCGATAGAATTCAATCTTTGGCTTGGGAATATATTTTAAACTTTGTTTCATGTGATGGGTCATGTGATTTTACTTTAACAGCAGACCAAATTAAAGAAGCCGGTAAAGCTAATAAGACACTTAAATGTCAGTTCGAACCTCGTTTATTATGTAAGCAAGATACTTTTGAAGATAGACCTGAAATATTAAAAAAATTAGGATTATTTATTATTGCAGTTGAAAATGGAACATATAAACTTATTAAACAAAATATATACCAAAATTTAGAATATCCAAATACTCTTTCTCTAGAAATTGAGAGAAATAATACATCTGCAGTTTTAAACATTGGAAATAGTGAAACATCGGTAATTGATAATTTAAGATATTCTGGCTTGTTTGAATCAGAAGAATATCTTAATGAAAAAATTCTATATGGACCTCTATTAAATGGTAGACATCGATGCACATTTGAAACACAAATTGGAGAGAATATATATCAAATTCGAGGTGTTCAATATGAAACAGATTCTTGTTACGAATCGCAAAATAAAGTTTTATTAATAGAAGGTAAATCAGGACAACCTAGTTCATTCAATATTAGACAATTATACTTTCCTTATAGAAGTATTTATGATGCTATAAAGGGTAGTAAAGAAATTATTCCTTTATTTATTTCAAAAGATAAAAAAGATATTATTCATATTTGGAAATATACATTTGAAAATCCACTTGTTATGACTAGTATTAAATTAATAAGCTATTTTAGATATAAATTTAATTAGTAGTTCTTTATAATTACTTCCTGTGTTTTAGCATCAGGTTTCTTAGAGTTAATAGAGCGTTTACATGTAATTGATTGTATTTTATAATTTTTTTCCTTAAAATTATCTCGAACAAGCTGTACATCTGCATTGCTCAATACAAATTTTTTATTCTCCTTATTAATTTCATTTAATCGTGTAAACAAAGAATTATGATTTTCAAGACTGAACCCTTTATCGGTATAATTAACAAATGATGTGTCAGTTTCTGGAGCATATGGTGGGTCAAGATATATAAAATCATCTTCATCAATTTCAAGCAATGAATCGCTAAAATCACTGCATTCAAATATAACATCTTTAATTAATTCACTAATAGATGTCAAATGTTCTAAATTAATAATTTCAGGATTTTTATAGTGACCAAAAGGAACATTAAAACCATTAGGACCAGTTCTGAATACACCTCTAAAACATGTTTTATTAAGAAATATAAAGTAAGCTGAACCAATTGGTTTATTTTTTTGTTCAATACTCATTTTATTATATATTTCTCTCGACCAATAATAATAATTTTCTTGTGTTTCTTTTGCCTGAGTTATTGTTTTTGGTTTTCTATTTATTTCTCCTTCTTCGCAATCATTATATTCAGTAATTAATTTTTGTAATTCATTAAATAGTTCAGTATGATTTGATTGGATATTTTTATACATATTAATAAGAGGTTCATTTAAATCATATGCATAAATTTTACCGTTAGTTTTAATTATGCCTGCATTAATGTAAGTTAAAACCGCTAATAATACACTTCCGCCTCCTAAAAATATTTCGCGATAATTATTAATCTCTGTTGGAAATTCTCCTATTATTTTATCAATTATTTGAGTTTTTCCACCAACCCATTTAATAATTGGTTTTTGTATTTCTATGGTTTTAATATTAATATCTTTAACTAACTCCTCTTCAATAATTAAATTAGAATGGTTCATTATATTAATTAGATTAATTTTATATCTCTAAATTTTAATCAATTTTATTAAATATTAAATAATGCTCATTATTATTAATTATATATGTCATTTGTATATTTATTGGTGTCAACAAATGGAAATACTTATGTAGGTGCTACTGTTGATTTAAATCGACGTCTTAGACAACATAATAAGGAAATAAAAGGTGGTGCACATGCAACCGGAATGAAAGTAGCACAGGGTGAAATTTGGACACGAGCTGCACATGTGTCTGGTTTTCCAGACTGGCAAGCAGCCCTTCAATTTGAATGGCGTTGGAAACAATTAACACGTAAATTAGCTGTTAATATGGTGCCATTAGAGAGAAGGATAATGGCGTTAAAAATGTTACTGGATTTACCACAGTCAACATCAAAAGCCAAACCATATTCAGAGTGGCAGACACCTCCAGAAGTTCATATAGAGACTGATGAAGCAAATACATATTATAATGCTTTATTTTCTAAGTAAGTCTTGCATAACCTTCAATTCATCAGTCTGTGTTTGTATAATATTTTTGGCAAGTTTGGCAATATCATAGTTATCAGTCTTTTTAAGTATTTCCTCACTAGTCAATAAGGCCATAGAATGGTGTTCAATCATACCTTCTAAATATTGCTTATCATTAATTGCGGCTTGAATTCTATATAAATAAATAAACATAACTAACAATCCAATAAAGATTGCATATAAATTAAGACTAAAAACATGATATTGATGGTCATGCATCATAATTTCAAGAATAACCATAGAAATAGCCATAATTGTAGCCAAATAAGCTTTACCAATATTATTTGTGACATACATATATTTATTTACCATAATCGGAGGCATTAAAAAATATTGAATAATGAAACTGCCAACGAACATAACAATCATTGTGTGAGTAATTTTCATGTTATATTATATAAGAATAATTTAAAAATAATTTATAATAATAAATTAATATGGATCCATACGAGGATATTGAAGACCCACAATCAAATCAAAGAAGATTGGAAAGAATATCAGAAAGTATAAACCGCGCTCTCTTATATGATACCACTGGAGTGCAACCATCATGTAAAAATAGCAATAATAATTGTATAATTTATATTTTAGGTGGTGCATTAATAGTTACGTTAACAATACTGATAATAATATTAGTAAAAAATATAAATTAATAATGTCGTCTAGTTCTGCTATTTTTTCGGGCAACTTTGCGTAGTGTCTTTTTTTTAGTGCCTTTTTTTGAGCATTTTTCCATAAATGATTTTATGCTTTCTTTTTGAGCTAACATCATATCAACTATATTCTGAAAATAAGAGCGAAATTGTGGACGCATTTTTTTTAAATCATCTATACACACCCATCTAATTTCGGCTTTTTCAAATATTTTAGAGTTTTTTAGCACCTTAGGATCTAATCTTTTTTGAAGGAAACGTTGATTATTATTATAGTAATAAGGCAACCAGTGGTTATATTCAAAAGGAAAGATGTGCATGCGATAAGTTTTATGTCCATCAGTCTTATAATCAATGTTATATGTCCCACATCTACGTAACATTTTACGTACTTCAGCATCATTTCCTAAAAATCCGGTAAATTCCTCACCAGCTTCTCTCACAGCAGTTTCTAAGAAAGATTCGCTATTATCGGTTCCTCCACCAAAGTCAGAAAAACCAGGAGCGGAATCTTCATATTTTCCTTCTTTACCGAATAAAAAATATAATTTGCCATTATGAATAGTTGTTGGTAATATACCTGCTCCCATTTATATTAAATAATAATATTATTTTATTATATGAGTAAAACAAGAAAACATCATAGACATCATAGACATCATAGACATAAAAAACATCATAGAACTATTAGACATAAAGAGAAAAATATAATAAAGGTGCCGAGTGTAACTCCGATTAAAATACGTAAAATAAGTAATAGGATAAATAATGCTCTTAAAAAGGGTTCCTATTCACCAACAATAAATAAACAGCTAGTAACCTTAAAGTCAATTGACCGCGAGGATTTGATGGATTGCAATACAGCAGAAGCATTTAAGCTCAAAGCACCACTGCAAGTAGGTGTAAATGGTAAGTGTTATTATTACTATTCGCCAGAAGCCAAGCGTTTTTTGTTGCATAATTTAGCAGCAAATAAACACATTGAACCTAAGAAAGTTATACCACCTATTCAATCTCATTCTAACTGCTGGTTTAATGCCATGTTTGTTACATTTTTTGTGAGCGATAAAGGTCGCAAGTTTTTTCATTTTTTGCGTCAACTTATGATTGAAGGCAAGCAGCAGGATGGAACTGTAATACCAAACAATTTACGAGACGCATTTGCTCTACTAAATTTTGGCGTTGATGCCTGCCTAACTGGCAATGAATTTGCTTACAAACTTAATACTAATAGTATTATTCATTTGCTTTACAAAGGTATTCCTGATACCTATAAGCAAAAATATCCTTATATTGTTGATATCGATGAAGCTGGAAATCCTTTGCTATATTACATGAGTATAATAAATTACTTAAATAACAGCTCAATACAGTTGCTTTTTATAAGAGATGCAAATAGTAAATGGAAAGATGTTGTTACAGAGGCAGTTATGAAAATGCCACATTTACCTCACATAATTGTTCTCGAAATATATGACGAAAAAGCATCAGAGTTTAATAAAAAACCAATATCATTTTCAGTTAAAGATGCAAGATATGAAATAGATAGTGCAGTTATAAGGGATATATCTCAACAACATTTTTGCTCAATGATTACATGTGAAGATAAAGAAATGGGTTATGATGGAGCAAGTTTTCATCGTCTAGTTCCTTTGCAATGGAAAAATAGAATGAATAGCAATATAGATTGGGAATTTGAAGGAACAAAGGATTATGATGGAACATTATTAAAATGGAATTTTACAAAGAGTTATCAATTACTTATGTATTATCGCACAATTTGATTTATATAAATATATAAATATCAAAAATACTGGCTTTAATAAAAAGACAATTAATTCATATTTAAAATCAAATCAACAATTTTTTTACCGCCACTGGATGAAGGTTCAATTCCAAATGAAAAATCTTCATTTTGTGTTAAATGACTACTAATTCTTATAACTCCATAAATATTATTTTTAGGATTTTCAGCAAAATCATATATCATGCTATTCCATTCTTTAATTATTGAATGAAATTGTTTATATGTTAAATTATCAGGATAATAAATATCAAGAAGAATTATTTTAGCCTGAGGTAGTCGTGTTTGAATACTTCTAATGAGATTTTTATAAGCACCAAACATAGGCTTTAAAATACTTGTATCTGTAATATCTTGGTTCTGAACAACATAATGAGAAAGAATATTGTTTCCACCAGCAGAGAGAAAAATAAATGTATTTGGATTATTCAATTCAACAGGTAATTTATTAACTTGAACAAAAATATCATCAATTGTTGCATGATCTTCTGCCAAACAGATAGTTTCATTATTTCTCTCTATTATTAAATTCTCAATACTGTTACCATCTTTAACATAAGCATTATTTTTAAGTATACTATCACCCATTAGAATGATATCTCTATTATTTTTACTATTAAATCCCTCTTTAAAATTATATGTATTCCAATATGACATTAAAATTATGAAACTAGAGAGAATAAATATATATAAATAAAAATACTTCATATATATATAAAAAATATTTTAAGTGATGGTATAAGTTATTGAATTTGAAAAATTAAGATTTCCTGCATAAGTTTGATTAACAGGAGGACTAAAGTTTCCATTATATAAATTTACAACTTGAACATTATAATTTCCTGGTGGAGCACTTTGAGGAACAACAAATGATAAATTAAATGAGCTATAAAATGTAACAGGATAATAACCCCAACCTCCAAATTTAATAAATGTAGTTCCATTTGGTAAAAAATTAGAGCCAGTTATATAAACAAGAGAATATGCTTTTTCTGCACTAGAGGTAACAGATAAATTCCCTAATGTAGGGGTAAAACTAGGATAAAAACCATTATATCCTCTGCACTTTCTAGTAGTTCTTGGAGTAACAGATGTAGTTACAATTGATGAATAAAATTGAGCATTTAAATAATCATTAGATTGAGGATTAGTTCCATAACCTTTTCCAGCACACGACATCTATATTAGGTTTCTATTTTATTTTTAAAAAGATAATTTATAAGATAAATAACTTCTTCCTTACTAAATTCATCATTATCATATGCAAATTGAAAACGTGGTTTGCTTTCGGATGATTTTATGCGTATAAACCCTAATACTTCTGGTTTATTACTATTCTTATTATGATAATAAATAGAATTATAAACAGATGCCATAGCATTTCCTTTAGCATATTTAGAATAATTTTGAAATATAGCAGTCCCATTCAAACGTTCAATACCATCAATATTTTTCGTATCTTTTTTAAAATATATTTTTTTATATTCATTTTCATCAGTGGTATTTCTCTCAAAATACGAAGGAGTAGGTGCTCTACTACTATCTAAAAATATGTATTTAAAATCTTTAAATTTATCTTTAATTTCACAAATCTCTCCATCTTCAAATAAAATAACTATTTGAGAAGTTTGATGTGCTTGTATCTCTGTATTAAACCAATTTCTAAAAATTGAATTGAAAAATCCTTCTTCCTCTTCATTATGAATAATAGTAAATTCTCCGTATTGAATAGGCATGTTAAGTTAAATAATAATTAATATTTAAATTTATTTAAACACAATTTATTTAAAATTGAAATATAAATATTTAAAAATAAAAAGAGTATATTAAGATTAGAACAAATGGCTGCGATGCATTATTACCTTGAACCAGTTCCTGAAGTTATTCCTGTTGAACTTCATATTGATTCTGACCATGATTTGGATGAAATAAATGAAAAGTATGAATATGTAACTAACCAGATTGCGCAGGAATTTCATAAATTAAATAATATTTCACAGAACATCAGTGATATATTAGAAAAGAATTTTAATTCAAAATTTATGAATAAAAATTTTGGAACTCAAGAGCTAATTGAAGAACAATTTGATAATTTATTATTTAAATATTTACAGACAAAAGAATTACTAAAAAAAGGTAGAGAGATAAGATTTTATAAAGAGAAAAAGGAAAAGGAAATTGAAAATGAGAAACGCTTTGCAAGAAACGCATTAGCGCATTACGGAATTAAACCATCTAATTAAAAAATAATTTAAAAATATATGTTTACATAACATATAGATGAAGTTAATAAACTTTTTTCTCTTTTTTTCTTTTCTCTCTAAAGTCTTAACTTATGACATAAGTCAATTAAATACTGGTGTTTGGTTAAGTGGTGCAGCTTATTGTGGTAAGGATAATTATAAGACTATGATTATAGGTGGTCCAGCAACTGGTTTTACATATAAGGAAACGCTTTATGATGTAAAGACAGATTTACAGGGCTACATAGGAATTCTCCCTACAACTAAATCAATTTATGTTGTAATACGTGGTTCATCATCAGTAATGAATTGGTTAGATGATTTTGAAGTAAAATTGGTGCCATATGATACATTTCCAGAATGTAACTGCAATGTTCATTATGGATTTTATAGGTCAGCTTTAGGAGTAGTTGATAAAATGCTAACTTCGGTTAAAGCACTCAGATTACAATATCCAGGTTATTCAGTTGTAGTAACAGGTCACTCTTATGGAGCATCATGTGGTCAACTATTGGCAATGGAATTAGTCAAAGCAGGTATAAATGTGAAAGTTTATGATTATGGTCAACCACGAGTAGGAGATGCAAAATATGCGTCATTTGTCAATACAAAAATTGCTGAATATTATAGGACAACTCATAATAAAGATATAGTGCCTCATGTTCCTCCAATCGAAGGATTTGGATACCAACACAGTTGTAGAGAGATTTTTGAAGATTCCACAGGAAAATTAACAACATGTAGTGCAACTAATTGCGAGGACCCAAAATGTGCAGACCAATACAGCTTAATTCAAACAAATGGTGATGACCATTCTTACTATTTAGGTCATCGTGTTGCTTGTACAGAAAGTACTGTTTAAACTAAATAGGAGCATTATCATCTGGTTTCTCTCTAATTCTCCCTTTAATTTTTTCTCTAGCTAAGTTATATATAAAATATGCAAATGATGCACCAATAATAGCACCAACAATGATTTGACTTATAGAATGATATTCTAGTGCAACTCTTTGATAACATGTAAGTAATGAGAGAGGTATGAAAATATATAATAAATTATTTTGTTTAAGCGATAAATAAATAAAAACAGTCGAAAAGAAAGAAGCCTGAGCATGTCCAGATGGCATACCAAAAACATCAAATGGTATTCCATTTTGGAAAAAATAATGCTTAGCATGTGTTTTCATTAAATGTACTTTCTTGGGATCAAATAAAGGTCTAGGTTCTTGAATAATTCCTTTGAATATTATATTTAAAACGGCATTTGTAAAAATACCAACTGTATAATAAAAGAATAAATTTTTATTATTCCATAATAAATACCAAGAGAGAAGAATTAATATAATAGGACCATATTCTCCAAATTCATATAATATATTCATTATATATTATATGATATTTTAAAGTTTAATATTGATATAAGCATTCGGCAATTAAAGAAACACACCAATCATTCCCATTTAAGTTTAATAAATTACCTTTGTCATCCAATAATTTGACTGCCATTCTATCTATATTGACAGGACCAAAGTAAGTTCTTTCGCTATCTTGGAGAGAACCGCTAAATTCTACAAGTAATGTACCAGTGTCTACTCCAACAGATGTTTTGACAGGTAAAATAGCTAATATATCAGATGATGTAGGAGCCTTAGCCAAATAATTGGTAAGATTATTATTATTATTATTTATAGAGTTAATAGTGTACAATTGAGCTGCAGTAAGCGTTCTAGGTGCACTTGGTAACATAACTTGAGTACATGTATAATCTTGTTGATATTTTCCTGCAATTAAAAGTCCATTAATAACATTACTGGTTTGAAAATCAAATAATGTTTGTGTTTCAGTTTCAGCTAATATTTGAGAGAGATTATTGCCTTGTTGAGCAGGTGTTACATATGTATAAGGTAAATCTGGTGAATAATACATTGGCATTTTTAATGTATTTGAAAATTGTGAAATCGAAACTAATGAATTATTAACGTGATTTTGATTATAATCATCGATAACAAGAATAAGATATTTAGTTCCAGTAAGGTCTAAAATAGCAGGTGCAATATTACCTTGAGCTAGGATGTTTATATAAGGAACTCTATAACCCATAATCCATCCTAGTGTATTATTAAAATAATGATTACTCTTACTAGAACAATTAACGTTACATTGTAATTGTCCAGTAAAATCAAAAAAAATAACTTGAGTGCTGGTGCTAATAGTAAATAAAGGAGTTCCAGTTCCACTAGGGTCATAATATCCTCCATTTAAATATAAAGTAATTTTTCCATTATTTGGATTATAATCAACTGGTGCAGTAGTTCCTGCTGGAGATGTAAATCCAGCAAATCCAGCATTAGTAAATGCAGAATTTAATGCAGTTTGAAAGCCAGTTTGAGAATAATTACCTGCTGGAACAGAAATAGGAACAGTATAGCCAGAATTAGGGTCGCTAATCCAAAAACAAGTATTACCATAAGCTTCATCAATAGCATACCAACTAAATGGAATTTGGTAAGAATATAAAGTAAGTTTAAGAACATTTTTAAGAGTATCAGATAAATCACATGTATAACTAGTAGATTGTGAGTCAGCACCATTTGTATATTGTCTAAATTGGCTATCTAAATTTAAAAATCGATTGATTGTATTTTTAAGATTTGGATTAAGTGAGTCTTGTTTAACAGGTAAATTGAATGTATCTGTAGTAGCAATTTGTTCACGGTTCATTGGAACGTGTTCATTTCCAAATGTTTGAATTTTTTGTTTACGTTGAGTAATTTTATCAGTTTGATTAGTATCACTTTGAGTTAAATTTTGGTTTTGATACCAGTCATTAACTTGTTTATCTCCTGCAGGATATGAAGCATCATCTGACATATTTCCAAAACCTTCTTTAGTCGATGTAACTATAATTTTATTCTCATCATCTTCTTCGCTTTCATCTTCCAAACCTTGTGCATATTGTAAAAGTTGGCTCTGAACATCTTGAAAAAAAACAGATAAACCAGGATTTTTATTTTTATATTTTCTTATATAGTAATTAGTTTGTTGAACAATATTCTCCGGTTCCATATTATCGAGGTTAACAATAGTCATTAATTCAGATAAACTATAGTTTGAAACATTTGTATCAATGGAGTCCATATAAATGATACAAATATTGTTTTTAATAAAAAATACAATAAAATAGTTAGTGCTTTTTTTTTAGTGCCTAATTTTCAGTAAACGAATTTTCGTTTTTTTTTGAATGAATTTTATCCTTGAAATGATATACAAATATTTTTCTTATTTCCTTTTTTATATCAATATTCTCACAAATTTCCATTTTTAAAACTTTTTCAGGAATTTTTGTTAAACCTGAACCTCGTTTCGAATGTGTATAACCTTTAAATAGAATTTCATCCAATACATATACTAACTCTGGATTATAGTCTTCCAATACTTCCCTTGAAATATGATATTCACCAATATAAATATATCTATTACAATTTGTGTCTTTTTGAACTTTATATACTTTATCTGTTATCAATTTATTTTTAATTAAACCTATTCCCATTATTTCATTTATTTGATTATTCATTTCAATAACAAATACAGGTGAATTTAAATCAATTAATGGTGATAATCTGCATGGTGGTGCATAAATACATTGTAAGTTTTTTTTCAATCTGTATTGTTGTGTAGCATCCCATGTCTCATTATTATATCTGCCTGTAACAACAGTAAACATTTTAACTTTATATTTCATTAAATTACATTTAATTTTTCAATTTTAAATAAAATTAAATATTAATGAATTGTTGTATTTGTGGACCAGTTAAAAATTGTGGACAATATATGCCAAAGATTTTGGCTAACATGGAAAAAATAGGTTCTCTATTTGATGATTACAAAATAGTAATTTATTACGATAAATCTAATGATAATACACTTAGTATATTAAAACAATATCAACAAAAAAATTCAAAAATGATGTTTTATGTTAATAGAAATCCAGTCTCTCCATTTAGAACACATAATATTGCAATCGCCAGAAACTTTTGTTTAAACTATGTTAGAGAGAATAGAGAATATTTTCCTTACTTTATCATGATGGATTGTGATGATGTTAATTGCAAGGAAGTAAATATAGATATTTTAAAAAAATATTTATATCTGAATAATTGGGATGGATTATCTTTTAATACATCGCCAAAATATTATGATATCTGGGGGCTCTCAATTTATCCATTTTGTTTTAGTTATAATCACTTTGAAAATAATGTGAAATACTATAATATTATACAAAATTATATTGATTATTTATTACAAGAAGCAAAAAAACATAATAAATTAGTAGAATGTATATCATCTTTTAATGGTTTCTCTCTATATCGAACTTCTAAGTTCTTAAATACATGCTATGACGGTCGAATTCGACTTGATTTGGTTCCAAAACAGAACTTAGATGCTCATAAAAACATAACAAAATCGAAATTAGTATTTAAACAATATATTACGGTAGATGGACGACATGAAGATTGCGAACATAGAGCTTTTCATATACAAGCACGTCAAAAGTCTGGTGCAAGAATAATGATTTCACCTGAAGTTTTGTTTAGTTAATTATAAATATATAATTAAAATATTTATATATTATTATATAAATGCATCTGGAAGCTAAAAAGTTTATTGAATTTATAAAAAAAATATTACCTGATTTTTTTGAAAATAAAATTATATTAGATGTAGGCTCAGGAGATATTAATGGAAATAACAAATATTTATTTACAAATTGTGAATATAATGGTAATGATGTAATAGAAGCAAAAAATGTTACAATTGTCTCAAGAACAAAAGATTTGCCGTTTAATGCACAATATTTTGATACAATTATTTCAACTGAATGTTTTGAACACGACCCTACATATAAGGAAAGTTTAGAAAAAATATATTATATGCTAAAAGAAAATGGCTTATTTGTATTTACATGTGCTGGCTATGGAAGACCAGAACATGGAACAAGAAGAACAGCACCAAAAAGTTCATATGGAACAATTGCCAAACTTAAAGATATGCAAGATTATTATAAAAATTTAACAATAAAAGATATTAATAAAGTTTTAAACTTAGATGAAAATTTTTTAGCATGGAATAGTTATTATAATAAAAAATCAAAAGATTTATATTTTGTAGGAATTAAAAAAAGTAATACACATATTAAAGTAGTTATTCCAGAATATATTTCTGAACATGTATTAAATAATAAAAATTTTAAATAGAAAAATCCTTTATAACTTCTCCAGTTGACCTAATACGATTGAAATAAAAGGGTATATAATTAATAGCTATTTTTTGATATGTTATTAATTTATAGTAAAAAGTCTCCGAATGAAGTGGAAAGTATTTGCTATAATTAAATAATTTAGAAAAGACATCACCATATAATAAATAATTATTCATATTACATATACAAAAACGATCGTTAAATCTACTATATAATGCAAAATTTGGAATACATATATTGTTATTATTAACTAATTTAAAAAAATTAATATCAAAATCATTTAAATAAACAACATCTGGCCTCATAAATATAATATAATCAAAATTTTCGTTACTTTTTTTTATTAATTGAGAACATCTTGATTTTGAAAACATAGCACATATAAAATTATCTACCGTTTGATAATTAGTTTTCCATGGGTCTGGATGTGTTCTAAATGCTTTAAAATTAATATTAGTTTTAAATTCATCTTGATTATGTATTTCTATATAATCTGGATTTAATAATTTATATTCTTCATTATCCATTATAATATTTATTTCATTTCCACGTTTATTATTATATAATGTAGATAAAAACCATGTATGCATAAATATTTTATATTCAATATTATTAGTTTTTAAAATATTTATAATTTTTTCATTGATGGATTTTATAGTATATTTTAAACTTCTTGTTAATCCCCAGAATGCTAGTGCAATTTTCATATATTATATCTATTTATTATATAATTTATTAAATTTAATTTAAAGCATTCATAATTATTAGTTAGAATACTTTTTTAATCCAATATTGTAATGTTAATTTATCATAATTAAAATTCATCGTTTTAAACCTCTCTATTGTATCATTAAGTAATTGTTGATTTATTTCTTTCCAATCATTAACTATTAAAACTGGTAAGTCTTCAAACATTTTAACAAATTCTTTTGATTTTATAATAGGTATAGAACCCAGAATTAGTGCTTCCCATGTTCTGTGACAATCCATACCTTGACCATATGGTGATAGTACAAATGCATATTTTGTAGTATTTACCCAAGTCTGAGTTCGTTTTATTTTTTGTTGATATATTTCAAGTAAATTTGACGGAATATCTTTTAAACATTGTTTTCTTTGACCAAATCTATCAGCATTTATATCAAAATTTACATATATTTTTGGTATTCTTTCATAAAATGGTTTTGAATTATTAACCACATCTATTAAATATTTCTCCTGTTCAACTGGAGAAACCCCATCAGCTATATTTTTCCATTTTAATGGGTCATTATAAACAGCATGATAATCTAATCCTAATGGAATTTGAATTATAGCTGGATAATTTTGGATAACATTATTTTGTGAACACCATTTAATTAAATTACTATTATTAATAAGTTTTAAAAAAGATGATTGTTTAAGAGCCTCTACTGGACAAGTTTTAATTGACATGCCTGTAACTAAAATAAATTTATTAGTGATTTTACCTAATATCTCTTGAACAAAAATTTCTAAAAGATCACTTGTAATAAAAATAGACATACCATCGAACATTTTATTACTTTTAAGCATATAATATAAAAATTCTTTTCCTTTTTGTGTATCAGATAAATAAATGTTAGATTTAAATGTACATAAACGTTTTAAACCTCTAACTGAAATATATTTACATTCATTTTCCATTTATATAATATATTTTTAAATTTTTATAATTAATTGTATTTTATATATATATTTAATTACAAATATAATCTATAAAATACAATCTATAACTGTCTTTTAAATGTTATATTCATATCTTCATTTATCAAAATTTGATAATTATTACTTATTAACCGATTTATTAATTTTTTTGTATCATTGTTTTTATCTTTTTTTTTAATAAATAAATCAAATTCTATACATAAATATGTTGGAAAAATATTTTCATCAATCATATTATTTAATACAGTTATTTCCGCCCCTTCAATATCCATTTTTAAAAGATCAATATGTGTATGTTTTAATTCAGTCATTTGATTTTTTATGCAATCAACATTTACAATATCATAATCATTAGAAAACATGTTTGGTATTAATGATTGTGAAACATTTTTTATTTCAGTTTGTCGATAAAATTTTAATGTATCTTTCTTATTCCATAATCCTGTATTGATATATGTAATTTTATCAAAATTAGGATGTTGACCAACAATATTGGTATAATAATCAGGTTGAATATTTCCTGTAAATTTATATATTTTATTTGTTGAATAATATTTTTTACATTCATCAAAATGTTTTATTGATCGTTTTGTTGGATCAAATAAAAATATATTACAATTATATTTACTTTGAAGTTGTATATCAAATGACAAATCTTCACCTACACCCACTGAATAAATAATACTATTTTCATTTAAATTACAATCTTTTGGGATAAACCATCCGCCATAAGTAGTTCCTAATTTTTCCATTATATATTTATGTTTTAATTTTTATATAAGTATTCCATCTATACTTATTTATATCATTTCTAAACATATTGTATTTTGGTTCTCGATTATCATGGTTTAAAAAACCTTTACAAGGCATTGAACCTTCACTTGTTTTAATTATAGTTGGAAAAATATTTGGAAATATATAATATATATCAATTATTGTTTTAATTTTATTTTTTTGAGTTTCATTAAGTTTATTATAACGATTATCGCCATTAAATAAATGTTGAAATGTAAAATGACTTCCTAATTTTGGAGGATAATTATCATTAAAAAAACAATTTGTTATTTTTTTATCATTACACTGTAACAATCTTAATGGAGCGTTTTGATGACAATCAAAGAATGCAAAAATATCGTTGGAATCATATTTTTTTAAATCTAAATCTTTAAAATCAATAAATTTCTTTCCTGTATAATAAATTGTATTAATATTACTATCAATATATCCATCTAAAGGAATATCTCTTGGGTCTAAACAAATAATAATAACATCTGGGCCTAAAGTTTTACGAATTAGTTTTGTTGATAACCCATTCCAAACACCAGATTCTATAACAATTTTAGGATTAATTTTTTTTAACATGAAAAATAATGTAAACATATCAGGTGAAGCCATTCCTCCATTATTACTGGAAAATGATTTATCGTATATATTATTAACAAAGAAATCTAAATCTTCAATTGTAAACTCCATATATTATATAATAGGTTTTAATTTGTAAATTTTACGCTTATCTCATAAATATCAATAAAACACATTTAAAATATTGACCCTTTTCTATATTTGTAATGAATAAATATTTTTTTCTCTCCATAAATCAGCATAATATTTATTTTTTTGATATTTAGCTTGTTCTTTTCTATATCCATCATAATACATTAAAACGATAGTATCTTTAAAAACAATGTATTCTTTTGATTTATCATCAATTTTAGTGTCTGTAAAATATAATTCAAGATTTTTTCTAGCTTCGCTACTAAAAAATTTACCTAATAATCCTGGTCCTGTTGGATATAACCAATCTTTTCCATAATATTTATTTTTAACATTTTCAACTATTTGATTAATGCAATTCAACATTATTTGGGTTTTTGGTAAACAACTAATTAATGCTGTATATACACAATCTTCAGGTCTATCTTTCACAAAATATTCTTTTTCTGTTAGAGAAATAAATTTAAATCCATTTACACAGTTATATTTAATATCCATATAAATTCCTCCATTTATATAAAGAACGCAAAATCTCCATAAATCAGATTTATAAGAGCAAGGAATTAAACTATTATAAGCATGTAAAACATCTTCATCAAAATGTTCACTAATAAAATTTCTACAGTCATTTTCATCATAAAGATGAAAAGTAATTTTAGGATTACAATCCACTAGTCTATTATAATTTTTTTGCATTAAAGGTGGTAATTCTTTTGTATGCCAGCATGTATATAAATGCAATGGAATAATGCTATTATAAGTTTGTTTTAGAATAAATGGTTTCATTAGTTTGGTATAATTTTTCAATATATTGTCTCTATTTAATTCTTTATTTTTTTGTTCAATAACTTTTTTATTATTTTCAATAATCCTTTGTTTATTATTAATTAGACTAAAATTCATATATACTATAAATTTAAAATAAAATATTTTTTTACAATATTAATTTAAATGAAATGTTGTATTTGTGGAACCGTTAGAAACTGTGAGCGATATTTAGATAAAATATTTTCGAATATGGAAAAAATAGGAGCAGTATTTGCTGATTATAGAATAATATTATATTATGATAATTCAAATGATAATACTTTAAATAAAATGAAAGAATATGAAAAGAAAAATCCAAAGTTTATGTTTTATGTTAATAAAAATGAAATGTTGCCATATAGGACACATAGAATTGCGTTAGGAAGAAATGTTTGCTTAAATATGATTAAAGAAAATTGTTCAGATTATGAATATTTCATTATGATGGATTGTGATGATAGATGTGCAAGAGATATGAATATAAGTCTATTACCATATTATCTAAAACAAAATACTTGGGATTCTTTATCATTTAATCATCCTGTTGGATATTATGATTCATGGGCTTTATCTAAAATTCCATATGTTGTCAGCTGTCATCATTTTAATGATAGTGGAATTGGAGTAAGATATCTTACAAATATAATAAATAAAACACCCAAAAATAAATTAATAAAATGTATTTCAGCATTTAATGGATTTGCTATTTATAAAACAAAAAAATTTATAGATTGTATTTATGATGGACGATTTCGTTTAGATTATATACCAAACCAATGGATAATAAAAAATATTCAATATGCAGGAAATATGAATTTATCACAAGATAAAGAGGATTGTGAGCATCGTTTTTTTCATTTTTCAGCATTTTTTAAGAATTCTGCAAGAAATAGAATTTCACCGTTATGTTTTTTTAAATAAATAAAGGTTCATTTAATTCACTATAATGTCTTTTATTATTTATTTTATACATTTTTCTATAATTAATATGACAATTTAAATCAGAAAATTTACAATAATCTAGATTTCTATGTAATGGTTTATTACTAGATATAAAATTATTGATAGCCTTTGTAAATGAATCAGGTCCTGTAATATTAAGTATTTTACCTTTAGTTGATAAAGAAATATTATTTATAGTGGTTGGAATATAATTATCATTAATATATTGATATATTTGATTAATAACAGCTAGAAGATATGGATGTCGAGGTGCAAAAATTAATAACCATTGTTCATAAGTTGGTTCATTTTTTCTCCATGGTTCTAAGTTATTTCTTGGAATATCTAAAATACAAATATCATCCTTTTTAATTAATTTAAATAAAGGATAGGTTAACTTTGATTTAATATCTAGATAAATTCCTCCGTATAAATATAAAACACAATATCTAAAAAAATCTGCACGCATAGCCCCATAAGATGGATTTATTTTCATATAAGTATTGTAAATTTCATCATTAAAATTATTTTTAATAAGCATTTCGCAATCTTTATCATCATAAAATATAAATTTGCAATTTTTACATATTATTTTATTATTTTTAATAACATTTGCAATTTCTAAAGGTAAAATTTTGCTACAAAATGTCTGATGAATAATATTTGGTATTTTATATCCATTTTTAATTGATGTACATTCCAAAATTTTGTCATGAACTTTTAATATATTTGAAGGTTCAAAAAACATATTTTATAATTATAAAATATATTTTATATTATATCTCAAATTTTTAAATTATAATTTATACAACAACTTGAGTATCAACAAAGTTGGCCATAATTTTATATCTATCATTTTCTAAACTCTTGTTGAGCAAACCCCAAGGAGTGCAACTTTGAAGTGCTTCCATACCTTGGTCACAGAACAAGTTAAGAAGAGCAGGACTAAATCCAGACATCATAGATGTATTCTTTTGGTTAGCCAATGAAGGGAACCCAGAAGTGCTTCTAAGGTTCCAGAAGAGAATATGAGGTGGTTTATAAGGAGCACCATGAACTCTAATACCTGCATCTGCATATTTCTTTTCCATTGTGTTGTATAATGCATCCTTGTTGCATTTATCTCCAGTATCAATTTGCATATCAGATAAGATTACGAGAACCATATCTTGAACATCCTCTGGAGACATCTTGTTCTGAACAATTGCATCAAGTATCATATCCAAAGCTGCATGAAAATTTGTATTCATACCCCAATTTGCATGTCGAACAACTCCAACCTTGGAAATAAAATCAGGATAGCTCTCCAAATTAACCCAAGTTGGATTGGCACTGAAGGTCATAACACGATTTCCAATGACCGATTTTTCTGCAATTCGAATACCAAGAGCAATTGCAACATTCATTGGGTCTCCACTCATAGAGCCAGAAACGTCAACCATTGCAATCATCTTACCAAGTGCACCAGTTTGTGTAGCATTGTCGCGCCATTGAGAGTTGAGCAAGTCCTTCTCAGCTTGACTACCTCTACTAAGCAACTCCACTGCTTGCTTGGTAAAGTCATCCATACCAACACGCTTACCTTTCATTTCAATCTCACCCTTAACTGCACGTTGAATATGAGCATTAAAATTAGCAGCACATGTAATTCTATCCTCATTTTCAGGACATCTAACTTCACCATTCTTTTTAACATTCAAAAAGGCCTTCTTTTGCTTAGACAATGAAATAGAAGTAACCTTATTAAAGTCAATTGAACTCCAAGTTTGCTCGCACTGCTTAACTTGAACAGTGTCAAGATGGCGATTAAGTGCAGACAATACCTTACGATATTCAGTCTTAGACTTTAATATAGCCTTGTTAAGTTGAACAGTATTTTTAGCTGTATCTAGAAATTCCTTAAAATAACTAGTAGCAAGAGCTTGATATAGCCAACTAAATGAAGACTTTTCACGAGGAGCCCACTTAGCTGCCAAAGAGATTTCGTTACAGTGGGCTAAAAAGTTGGCATAATCTCTCTTAATTTGAGTATTAATTAGCGAAATAGAAAACTGCACTAACTCAGAATTAATATCGTCTCCCTTATCCTTGCAATATTCACAGAAGTACTTAAGATCCTTCCAAGAACCGTATTGGTGAACGGTTTTATCATTGAGATCAACGAAGCACTTCAAAGCAAATAAAGCTAGCTTTGGGAAAAATTTATACCAAGTATGAACCATCATGTATGCTAAGGTATATTCACCCTTACCATCAACAATATCACGAGTGTGACCGATCATTCTATAAAGAACAGAAAGGTAACCCTTTGCAACTTCCCTTTCAGGTAAAGTGCCATTCTTAATTTGATGCTTAAGTTGAGTAAGCATCTCAGAAAGAGTTTGGGCTAATCTATTGACACCGTCATCCTTTGTTCTAGTAAGTTGGAAGCTAAATTGAACAATTTTTTCTTGAATACTATTTGACCATCCATATTCTACATGACCATTCTCTCCATACTGAGTAGGAGTATAATTATCGAGAGCGTTTACGAGTGCTGCCATTTTGATGATACTATAGTATACATATTAGTCTTTATATCGTTTTCTAATAGTTTTTTTATTAGTACTTAAAGAACGCAGATAAACCTTCTTGGTTGTATTATTTGCATCTGGATTTTTAAGTTCCAAAGATTTCTCATAAAAAATAAGTATTAAATCATTTAAATCATGAAACATATTTATACTCTTTTGAAATGTTATTGCGTCAATATTTTTGATTATTGATAAATATTCATTATTCTCTCCATTATTTAAATAAGACTTTATTTCTTCTGGTTCTAAGCTTATATTATATTTAAGAATTGACAATAAAGTATATCTTTTATCATTATCAATCGAATGTTTTTTAAGTATTTCAAGAACTTCATCATTTGAAATATAATTAGGTTTTGACATTAAAAACGATTCTTGTTTTAGTTTTTCTATTTCATTCCCTCTATTTATATAAATTATCTGCAAATTTATGTAATACAAATCCTCCTTGTAAAAGTCTTTATATAACTTATCTGTTTCCTCAAATTTATTAATCCAATCATCATCTAAATTATTGTACTCTAAATCCATATTGTATTATAATTAACTCATATAATACCTTATAATTTTAAACTAATTAACACCAACTTTTCTCTTCCTCTTCCTCTTCCTCATAATAATCATCTTCACTATCTGTTTCTTCTAATTCTGCTTCACGTTCTCTCCAATCAGGGAATTTAAACATTTTCTCCCATGTATCATAACCATACAGCTCAATAAATTCATTTGTTCTTCGCTCATGTAATTCAGCTAATGCTTTTATTATTTCATTCATATTTTCATTAATAATTTCTTGTTCTGATTTTACTGAATTTTGCATTTCTTCAACTTCTCTTCTAATATCATTTGGATGTCTTTTAACAATTGTTCTCCGTGTATTTGGGTCGCGTTTATATAAAACCCATCCTTCTTTTAAATTTTCCAAATCAGGATCTATATCTTTTAAATTACTAACTTTTTCTTCCTCCTTTTTAATTGTTTCAACAAAATTCATTAATGGTTGTTGCACATATTTTTTATTTTGAATAACTAAATCTGGAAAATTTTCAATTTTTAATGATTCTTGTTTCAATCTCTCTTTTTCGCTTTCTTCAAATTCACGTCTAGCTTTTTCTTCAGCTTCACGTTGTTCTCTATAATGTTGTGATACCTTATCATCAAATCTTCTATCATTATATCTTCCCTCCCTAAAACTATTATTTCCATTATTATTAAATCTGTTAAGGGTAAATTTATCAGGAGGTCTTTCATCCTTAAATGAATTAAATTTTTCAATAGGTTTTTCATTCTTATTAGTATCTTCCTGTAACTCATTAACTTTATTTTCCTCCTTAACTTCATTTCTATAATCTTTTTTATTCCTCTTATCATTTTTCTTGTCTCTATTTACAGGTATATCATCAGTTAAACCAGCAAATCTAGAGTTAGGCTTAAATAAATTGCTCATTTTTAAATAATCAGTTGTATTGTTTAAATGTATATATATTTATATTATCTATTTAAATAAATTACATATATACTTTAATAAGTATTTCGAATAAAGCATTTAAAGATAAGTAAATAAATATAATTACCTCCTCACAGCAATTGTATATTAATTGTAGTTTATTTGTCCTGCTTAAAAATTGGAGTCCGTTATATATTAAATACAGGAGGTCGCAAATTGTAAATAGTCAGTTATCCGTTTTAAAAAAAAATTGAATGCTTTTTATAACATATATTAAATGTATACTTAGCATTACAATCATGTCAGCGAACAGAGTTCAGTATTTTATTCGTTCAATCTTACAAAATTCTAAGCTTAATAAAGAGAAATTTGTAAATAATAAAAAAAAATATAATATGATGACTATAAAAAACAGAAATCATAATATGATTATTAAAAGAAATTTTGGTTCATCATCTGGCTTTATTCCGCCAAATTCTAATGGTCCAAATAAAGACCCAGATTATTTCAAGACAGCTTTAATTGCATTAATTTTTGGAACTTATATTGTAACTAATAGACGAAAATAAAAAAATAAATAAAAAATTTATAAATAATTTATAAATTTTATTTTTTATAGTTTCCCCCACTTTTGTTAACACAGTCGCTTCGCTTAAAAGTGGAATTTAAATATCATCAACATCAATTTCTTCGCCATCATCCATGATAACCGTATTTGTTGCACCGGCTGCAGCTTGAGCAGCAATAAGCTGTTCATATTCTTGAGTTGCTTCATCTGCAAACTGAATTTCATCATCTCCACCATCTTCGGCAGCACCAAGTGTTTTACTGTCATTAGAGACAAATTTAGTCCAATTGACAGAAGTGACAGAATTTTTTAAACGATTTTTATCAGTATCATTATAAACTTCCAATACATCACAATCTCTTATTTCTCCTGATTTTTTTTCAGACCCCCACTCGTGAAGTCCAACGAGTAACCAAGTATTAGGTCCAATAAAATTATCGCGCTTACCTCTTCCTCTAAATTTACCACGAATATGTGCACGTAGTGGTAGTCCATCAATATCAATTGCACTAGCAATGCTGCCACCCATAACTTTAACAGCTTGTGCATAAATTTCGCCCTCTTCAGTGGCAACTCTTAATGCAGAATCTCTTTTGCCCATGTTTTTGCGAGCAAATCCCTTAGCTTTATTACCTCCAGTACTGTTCTTGACCATTTTTGCTTATTATATCTATAACTTATTTTAGTTTCTTTAAATTGTTTTCAATTTTATTTTAAAATACAATTTAAAGAAATATGAATTCGCTTTTTTATATTTAATTTTATACATATCTATTATAATGAATTACGACTTTGATTTTAATGTTAATAATTATACTGTAGATGAACTAGAAAGATTTCTTAAACTTGACGAAAATTATACTTTCAATGATATTAATGTTAGATGTTCTAATATGAATTCTATTATTAATGAAAGTAAAGATTATGATAAGGTATATAAAACTAATCTTGGAGTATTTTTAGACGAAGCCAAAATCAAACTTGTTAAACATATAAAGGAAATCTCTGAAGGCGATGATGGGTTCATCGAGGATTATGATAAATTATTAATATCACGCGATGAAGAAAGAGTTATTAATCAAACAAGCGTAACTAATTCAGGTAGTGCATATGTAATAAACCCTGAAACTATTACATTTAATGATGTTATTGATAAAACAAAATATCTACAACCAGTTGAAGCATATCCAACTAATATATCACGTAGTAATCTTAACAATCTTAAACGTAAAACTATTCTTCAAACTATTGTTTTAAATACTTTATTCAGAGAGGATTATTTTGGGACAACATCTACTGATTTTAGTATTATTTTACCATATTATTTTAAAAATGTTCTCTCTTTAAGATTATCTTCACTCCAATTACCTAATGTTATTTATTGTATTTCTAAATCAAATGGTAATAACAATTTTTATATCGAAGAAGAAACAACTGGTATTTCTGGTACTATAACATTTCCAGATGGAAACTACATTGATATAAATGTTTTTTGCACACTACTACAAAGTGAAATAAATACACAATTAGGTATTTCACCAGATAGATTTATTGTAACATGTGATCCTAATTCAGGTAAGATTACCATTTCAAATAACACATATGATTTTATATTAATTTTTAATACACCAATTCCTTCTGTTCCAGGAAAATATTTTCATTATAAACCAAGTAATGGACAGAGAGAACAGAATTGCGTTGATTTAGAACAAATTTATAAACAATTTGGGTGGATAATTGGTTTTAGAAGTAGTTCATATTCTGGTTCAAATTCTTATACAACTCAAGGAGTATATAATGGTGCATATCCAAATTACATTTATTTCGTATTAAATGATTTTAATAATTCACAAGCTCAAAATGTTTTTGGAATGTATTCAAAGAGTATTATTGGTGATAATATTTTAGGCATGATACCAATAACATCACAAAGTTTTTATGTAAATTTTACAAATGGGAACGACTTTATAGAGAGAAAAAGGGAATATTTTGGTCCAGTAAGAATTCAGCGTTTAAAAATTCAACTATTAAATCAATATGGAGATGTTATAAATTTAAATAACATGGATTATAGCTTCTCTCTAGAATTAGAAATTGGTTATGATATTTAGAAATATTATAATATTCAAATAGTATATAAAATGCCAAGCGCCTGGAATATGTTTGTCAAAAAAGTTTACGAGGAAGGTAAAGCCAAAGATCCTAACTATGAATTTAAACAAGCCTTAGTTGATGCTAGTAAACGTAAGTCTGAAATGGGACATTCTGCTTCTGCATCTGGTGTAAAGAAACATCATAAACGTCACAGAAGAACAGCTAAAAAAAGTAGAGGAAGAAGAGCTTCAATGGCAATGGCTGGTGGAAAACGAACTCGTAGACATCATAGACGTCATAGACGTTAAATTTTATTTCTCAAATTCATCAAATAATTGAGTTAATTTATTATTATCTAGATTATTTACAAATTTCCAATCATTTTCAAAATTTAAATGCTTATTAAATATTGTTAGTGTTTCCTCTAATGTTATCCTTTTATCTGAATCTGGATGCAGATTTTTTGAAAGTTCCATAATAATTTTACTTATAAAAGTATTCTTTAGAGAGAAAACTCGAAAAATACAACCAAAAATCTGCAAAAATAATATGCTAATACCATATACATCCCATTTATTATTTCTCTCTAATATATCATTAATAATATCTTCTTTTGGTAGATTTATATATTTTTTAAGAGAATTTGCACATTGTTGTTTGTATGACATCTTATAATCTTTTGAAAATAACCTTAAAATATTTAAGTTTTCAACAAAATTCTCAGAAAATTCTTCGATAAAAGAGTAAGAAATAGTCTTTACATTTTCATTTATAAAATAAAAAAGAACATGAATTTCAGGAGATAAATAAGTAAAATTTTGAATTTTGCACAAAACATTTGAAAAATAATTGTAATCCAATCGATTAAGTTGCAAACTAAACCTAAAATTACTTAATACGGGTTTCTCTCTATAATTCTCAAGAAAGAGTATTTTTTGAGGGCTAATATCAAAATAACAAACATTATTATTATTTAATATAGAGAGACTTTGTAAAACATGTTGAAATGAGTTAATAGTATCGAATATAAGTTTTTTTATACTGGTAGAAGTATAAAGAAAATCAATAAAATCAACAGAATTTTTATCATCATATTTAAATAAATAATATTGATTTTCATCGATATCTTTTAATTTTTCGATAATATTATCATCTAATTGTGATATATTTAATTTCTCATAATCCTCCAAAATAGAAAAATAATTGGAATAATAAGGTATTTTTGATATATTATGACAAATATTAGCTTCATTAACGATAAAAAATGAATAATTAATTATTTTATTACGATATAATTTGGATGATATATTAGGTTTATCTTCTTTAAAATATTTATTTATGCTAGAAATATTAATATTTGTTTTCATTTATTAATATTTTAATATTTATTTAATTCCTTTTCCACGCGGTAGTTTTTTTATAAATCTTTTTAATATTATGAATTTCTTTAAATTCTCTCATGAACCGTTCATCATATTTAGTTTTATATGAAGGTTTAACCCAAGTATCATTGGAAAATATATGTTTTTCATATGTATTTTCTGCAATTTTGTGTTCAATTTCTGCATGATATTTTTTAGCAGCTGTTTCCCAATCATCATCTGAATCATAATCAGAAGGTTGATATATATATCTCTTATCTACAAATCTATCTGTGTAAATTATAGATAATCTGCCCATTTTATCTAGATATTCAATAACAAGTTCAGTTTGGACATAATAATCGCACCCCATATTTAAATTAGATAGTGGTCTTTAAATGGTTTTTATAATATATTTAAATACTAATTTAAAGAACTCAATTTTATTTTATACCTTTTGACATTTAAAATGCCGATTATTTAGCATCATATAGTTTCCATTCAGAATATCCAAAATCATTTGTCATATTATCATTTACCCACATATCGTATAGTGTGTCATCGTCATTTTCCATTTTTTTACAAATATCACAAATAATTAAATGTTTATGTCCGCCTAACATATACATTTCACTGTCAGAATTATTTTTGACACCACATGCTATTGCTATTATAACACATCCACAATCTTTTGTTTTAATATATTGTCTTGGCATATTTATATTTGATATACAAATTATTTTATATTGTTTTTATGTTTCAATTTTTTTATTATAATAATCGGAGTTTTAAATGTCCGAAGGTGTAAAAAAAGAAGTTTTTAATAAATTTTATTATCATTTATAGTTACTTACTGATAGCCAAGAAATACCTATTTTTGTAGGTTTTCTTTATTTTTGCCTTTATTTCATCAGAATTAGTCATACCTGCACGGCATAATACAGTAACCTCTTCCTTTAATAGTGTAACATTTTGCTTGCAAAACTCATCAAAACCATCAGATGGCTTAAAATTACCTGAGTTAATATTGGATTTAATATGCTCATCCATGGCTTCAAGTAAATCCTTCTGAGTACCAACATAAATGCGTCTCTTCGCTGGTTCCTTTTTTTCAGTGCTTTTTTTTCTAAAATAATATCTTGCACTCTTAAACATTTTATCAAATATATCTCCGTCATAGCCTAATTCCTTTAATCGTCTATATTCAGAATTAACTAAATTATCATTATCATCCATCCATACATTCCATGCTTCTTTAAAAACACCCCTCTCATCATATTGATGTATCTTTGAAAATTTAAATAATTCACTTGTAAATTCATCAGTAAATTTATACCTATAAATATTTATATTTGCATCATTAATATCATCATTCCTTGGCTCATCAGACGAACAAGTCTTTGTAAATTGTTCGGTATTCTCAAATCTATCAATTCTATTATAACTTGTTCCATCACAATTAATGTTGTTATAAATATTATTGTGTATATTATCAACTCGGTTGTGGTCGCAGTTGATAATAACAGGAGTTGCATTACAGAAATCCATTTAGTGGTTATAAGCTCAAACTAATATGCTTTTTATTTTATTGCATTTTTAATTTCAATTTTATTTGAAAACTTAATAATATAAAAAATAAATATTTAAAACGATATAAATGCTAAATATGAATTAAATTAATAATGACTTATATTTTTGATGAAATTGAGGATTATACAGAAAATTATAAAATAAAAATAAGAGGAGCAGACTATGATGAATTAGTAAGAGGAACAACTAATGAAAGTATTACATTTATTTTTAATGAGAATAATGAGAATAATATGGTTGTTGTTACATTTGATGTTGATTTTTCTTTTAGTTTTGAAGATGGATTTGATAATGTAAAATTTTCAAATTTTAAATTTAATTTTAGTTATTTTGAATATCCTGAAAATATGAAAGAAGAGCTTACCAAATATATAAAAGAAAATTTTATTAATGTAGATAGATTATCAGAGTAAGTGTTTAACTTTCTTTAAGTATTTTAATTAAATATTTAAAAAATTGATTTAAAAAAACTATTGATAATTGAAAAATATAAATAAAAATGGATAACTCATTTAATGATACTGAAGATAATATTAGACCTCCTGATGAGGTGAGAAGCGAACAGTTATTAGAAGATACTAGAAGCGATTTTGAAAAAGAAATTGATGAAGCAATATATCTTAGTTATCAAGATATTAGAGAGAAACAAGAATTAAGTAGAAAATATGAAGAACAAATATTAAAAGAATATAATGAAGAAACTAATAGAAGAAGGGATATTTTCAGAGACCTTCTTCTAAGTCTAAACAAAATTAGTAGATTTGATAAAGAAATAAGAGAGATATATGAAATTATAGACCCTATAATAGATTCATATTGTAGCCAATATATAGAAATATGTGAATTAGATGAAAAAACTTATGATAAAATTTTTGGATTATTAAAAAAAATTAGAAACAATCAATTGGTATTTAATTTATTGAAGGAAATTATTATCAAAGAATAATAAACTTATTTAAGATTAATAATTTTGACATTTGAATGTGGTGGTGGAGGCGGTTCATCGTAATTCTCTTCAGCTAATTCAGCATGAGCTTCTACATATTGGTAATCAACAAATGGATTAGTGTCACTTGAAGCACCTGGTGCAGGAACCGCAACTGTTATTTCCTCAGCAATAACAAGAGGCACATAAATCTCTTGACTAGTTTCCTTCGATTGATGATATAAACTTAAAGATTCATAATATTCTTTAACTTTTTTATTTATTCTAATGCGTTTAGCATCAAATGATGTCAAATATAATCCATCCAGGCTTTTTACTCGAGAAAGAGCTACATAAGTTTGTCCACATTCGAAAATACCGCTTCCTACGTCAATTTCCGCAGCATCTAACGTTGCACCTTGAGATTTATGAATTGTCAAAGCCCATGATAAAATTAGCGGTACCTGCGAAACTCCAATACCAGGAATTTTATCACTTTCCCAAACATGACGTGTCATTATCATCTCAATACCATTATTATATTTGACTTTTGGTGTGCCAGTTACTTCACAAAAAGAGGTGATAATGCCTTGACTACCATTACAGATTAAAATATCACCGGTTTCAGATTTAATATTAATAATGCACATTACCTGAGCACCTAGTTTTAATTTCATTTCTTTTTCGCACATCAAATTTCCTGCTAAGAAATCCAACTCAATTTGTACATCTAAGTCTGAAAATTGACGTCTAATTTCCTTTTGTGATTTTGTCATTTCTAAGTCTTTTATATACTTAATTTTGAATTCTTTTTCGTCACCATGTAGTGCAGACATCCGCATAATATTAATCTGTTCTACCTTGTTCTTTGTAGGGAATAATTTTGTAGGTTCCGCTACTAAATTCGGCGCCAATTCTCGCCCTACATATTGAAGGAGCAAATCATTCGATTTTCGCTTAATCTTTCCCTCACGAATCTGGTTTAAAATTGTCGAGTAAATTTCATCTGTTTGCCTGAATATTTTTTTAAGCTCTATTTGATTATCGCGATGAAATACTGAATTCCAATCATCGCTTTCAAAACAAAATCGCTGCGTATCTGGGTCATCCTTATCACCAACTGGAGGCAATTGATAAAAATCACCGGAAAATATCAATTGTATTCCTCCAAATGGCTTTTGATTTCCTCTTACTCCTTTTCCAATTGCATTTAACATATCAAATAACTTTAATGAAAGCATACTTACCTCATCTACCACTAAAATTTCTGTTTCCTTCCATATTGCTTTCAAAAATTTATTTTTTTTTATTTTTAAAATATAATTTTCTGTTGTACCTTGTCCTAATCCAATTCCAGCCCATGAATGTAATGTTTTTGCTTTACAATTTAACAGAATTGATGCACAACCTGTTAATGCAGTGACATGAATATCTTTCCATTTTGAATTTGCATGTTTATATATTTGTCTTATTAATGCTGATTTACCTGCACCACCAGGTCCCGTAATAAATATGTTTTCTCCTCTAACATATTTATCAAATGCTATTTGTTGTTCTCTTGAAAGTTCCATTATATTTAATTATACATTTATTTTTAATACTCTTTTTTATATCAATTTTTTATGAATTTTATATTTTAAGATATCTTAAGATAACCATAATTTACAGTCTGATTTGAACCGCTATTATTAGTTATACCAAATGTGAATGTATTTGTTGGCGGAGCAGCTGTAGATGAACTTAAAATTGAACCAGCAGTACCAATTATCTGGTTTGGTATCGAAGTCAATATTAGTTGATTTGGAATAAAACCAGTATAATACCATGCATATTGTGTGCCAATAACTGGAACATTTGTATTTGATATTGTTACAGTAGCATTCCAAGTAATTATACCATTTGGAATATTACCTAATACCCACATAACATAAGTATTATTATCTGGAACTGTAAAACTTACACTATTCGCCCCTGGAGTTAATGTCCAACTTCCAGTTACACCTCCAGGCGGTCCTTGTAATCCAGTTACACCTTGTAATCCAGTTACACCTTGTAATCCAGTTACACCTTGTAATCCAGTTACACCTTGTAATCCAGTTGCACCTTGTAATCCAGTTGCACCTTGTAACCCAGTTGCACCTTGTAACCCAGTTGCACCTTGTAATCCAGTTGCACCTCGTGAACCAGTCACACCAGAACCTCCAGTACCTGTTATACCCCTATTAACTAAAAATATTGGTTTTGATGAAAATGACATATATTGTATCTAAATATTTTTATAATTTAATTTTAATTTAACCTATTATGCGTTTATTATTATATACCACATGTAATGACTAAATTCATTTACCTTATATCTATTATTTTTTATTTTCTTTTATATGAATTTAAAATATAATATGTTTAAAATATATCAGTATGACTTTTACACCACAAGTTCTATCTCAAGTTGATAATAATAATTCTACCATTAGCTCATCCAGTGCTACTTTTAATGGTATTTCTACTGTAACAACTGGATTTAATACATTAATTTTAACTATTTATAGCACAACCGATTCGGACCCAGGAGGCATTGAAATTGAATTTTCCGATGATAATTTAAATTGGATACAACCATATACCGACACTTATTTTGCATCAAGTATATTCACAAAAAATTATTTAATAATTAAAAAATATTACAAAATTAATTACAATAATTCAAGCTTAGGAACTTTTACATTATCGTCACGTTTAAGCACTGATTTAGATAGTTCTATTACACAAAATACATCTATTACTGTTTTTGACAATAATATTGAAAATACTTTAGATGCTTTTGGAAAATTAAGAGTTTCAAATCCAACAACATTACTAGATATTCGATTTCCTGGTCAAAGTACTGGAAGTACAGAGTTTTTAAGTAATAATTTACAAATTTGTAATGCATCTTCTGGCTCTTATACAGCAACATATTCAAATTCAAAACTTGTTGTTAACGCATCAGGAAATGGATACTACATCAGTCAAAGTAGAAATTATTGCACATATCAACCTGGTAAATCATTATTAGTATTAGCATCTGGAATTTTATATCCAGGAGATAATGATTATACTTCTAGAATCGGATATTTTAATAATCAAACACCTATAGCTAACCCTTTAATAGTTAATAATGGTGTTTACTTTGAACATAGTGGTGGAGTTTATTCTCTCAATATTAGTAATAATGGAACTATTACAAATATAATTCAATCTGATTGGAATATTGATAAAATGAACGGTTCAGGGCCTTCTGGATTAACTTTAAATTTTGCAAATACGCAACTATTTGTTATAGACTTAGAATGGTTAGGTGTTGGTAGAATAAGATTTGGGTTTTATGCTTATGGTAGAATTCAATATTGTCATCAAGTAACTAATATTAATATTTTGACACAACCATATTCAGTATCTATTAATTTACCTATATGTTACTCTATACATTCAAATTCTAGTCCAGGAGCATCAGCTACTAATTTTACACAAATTTGTTCAACAGTTATAAGTGAAGGTGGTTATACTCCATTAGGAAGAACCTTTTCAGTTTCAAGTGGTTCACCAACAGGTATTACGATAAACGGAAATACTGAAGAACCAATACTATTTTTAAGAGGGAATGTTGCAAACACTAATTATAAAAATCAAATTATTTTACCTATAAATTCTACAATGATTGCTACCACAAATAATGATTTAATTTTATTTAAGTTAGTGCTATTTTTAGCTGGAACCTATACAGGAACACAACCTACATGGAATGATGTAAATAGTGATTATAGCGTTGCTCAATATGGTGGAAATCTTTCTAGTGGATATTTATCAATAGATGGAATTGTATTAGACGAAGGGTATTTTTACGGAAAAGGAACAAGCACAGTTGCGCCACTTGGTGATATTTTCTCTAGTCAAATTTTACAACTGACATCAGATATAAATAATAATTCAGATATATTAGTTTTAACTGCTACATTTGTTAACGGTAATCCATCCTCAACAGCAACTGTTTTTGCAACACTTAATTGGCAGGAAATTTATTAAATAATTAGCCATTTGTCACTGGTATTTGACATAAGTTGAACAGAAGAATAATCTACTACTATTGTTGCTGATGATTGTCCTCCAATTGTATCCGATGGTGTAGCCGTAATTATTAAATTATTATTTGAAAGTTGGCCAACGCTGTCTACTATATAATGTATTCTTCTTCCACTATTGTCAAGTGATGATATTAATGGAAGATTTATTGTAAGTGGACCATTTGTGGTATCAATTTGATAAACATTATAATAATTAGCATCTGATATTAATGATGGAATATTAAATGTTGTTCCTCCAAGCGGTGATGTAATTGTTGTAATTGTATAATTTGTATAAAAATTTTGTGGTTCACCTGTTGCTCCTTGTAAACCTTGAGGTCCAGTAGCACCTGTAGAACCTCGTAAACCTTGAGAGCCAGTAGCACCTGTTGCTCCTTGTAAACCTTGAGAGCCAGTAGCACCTTGAGCACCAGTAGGTCCTCTGCAACCTCTACCAGTAGCACCTTGAGCACCTTGAGGCCCAGTGACACCAGACGGACCTATTGCTCCTAATCCTTGTGGTCCCTGTGCTCCTTGTGGTCCTTGAACCCTAACATCGCAGCATCTTTGGGCTCCTAAATATTGTGTATAATTATTATAATATCGTGACATATTCTAATAATATATTAATATAAATTATTTAACAAATATTAACTATTTGAATAATTAAAAATATTAAATAAAATTTACTTTATATAAATATAATATATGAACTTTGATTTAAATATTGAAAATTATAATAGAGATGAATTAATTGACATGTTTCAATTACCATCAAATTTTGACCGAAATATTGTGGAAATTCAAGAAACAAAATTGAGAGATAGTATTTTTAAAAATAAACAAATTGATAAAGATACGCAAGTTAAAACTATTAATTTTTTAACTAAAGCAAAGACTATTATTTTAAATGATAATACAAAAGAAAATCCATTAGCAAAAGAGTTCATAAGTATATATAATACAAGTTATGAGCTTAAACAAACTGCACTTGAAGATCCAGGTGAGCATATGGTTCAAGTTAGACAAGAAAAACCTTATGCATCATCATATCCAAGTGAATTTTTTCCAGGTGTAATTAATCCTCTTAGAAAGAGAACAATAAGAAAAAATCTAAATATTGACTCCAGATTTAGAGATAGTTATTATACCACATTATCTACTAATTTTAATATTAATTTACCACTTAACATGGATAATATTGTTCAAATGCAATTATCTGCGATTGAAATACCAACTACTTATTTTTTAGTTTCTAGACAATATGGTAATAATTTCTTCACTATAACTGCAAATAATGAAACTGCCATTATTTCTATTCCAGACGGGAACTATACTGAAACAACATTAATTAATGCAATAAATCACCAAATATCTTTGCAACCTCCACCTTTTCCATCAACTTTAGTAAGTTTCGCAGTTAATTTAGTAACTAGTGCAAGTGGTTCAACTGGTAGTGGTCAAACCTTAGTAGGTCCAGCTTTACCTGGTTTAACTCAGTTAGAATTAAACTTTCAAAATAATGAAAGTGGTTTTGAAGATAGAAGTACACCATTACCGCTTAAACTTGGATGGATACTTGGATTTAGAAATGGAAAATATGAAGGTAATCTTAATTATGTATCTGAAGGAATTATTGATATTCAAGCACCAAAATATGTTTATCTTGTAGTTGATGATTATAATAACAGTGTTAATAATAATTTTTTCAGTGCATTTAATTCATCTATTTTAAATAAAAATATATTAGCTCGTATCTCAATTAACCAAAATAATTTTAGTGTTTTAGAACAAAATAATTTGAATTTGGTAACAACACCGCGCGAATATTTTGGACCAATAAATTTATATAGCATGAATGTTCAATTACTAGATGAATATGGTAGAATATTAAATTTAAATAATATGGATTTTAGTTTTTGTTTAACACTTGTTACTGTTTACGATATCTAAAAATCGCCAGTTAGTCTATACTTTAACCATGACTTTGGTTTCTTTTTAGTTCCTCCATCATATTTAACGGCATATCGTTCCTTTAACAATAATTCATTTAGATGAATATCACCAATATATACATCTGCCAATATTCTACCATATTTTTCAGACTCAACATTTTCTAATCTCACATATTTATTAAAAACCAAATTATATACAAATTCACGCGCTGCCTTTGCTGCTTCTTTTTCATCTTCCAAAACATCCTTACCCTTCATTTCAGGTGTATCAATACCATTTAAACGCACTGATAACCTATATAAAGGAGACTCTGGATATGGTAGCTTCGAAGCAATTGTAATTGTGTCTGCATCATAAACCTTTATCACACGTCCTCCTTTAATAGGAAAACTAAACTCCTGGGTATCTTCCCATTTAATATCTGTTCCATCTTCCATATAGTTTCTCTCTATTTTAATTTTTATATCTTCTGAGATGATTACATTTTCATTTACAAAATTTGTTGATTTCTCTATTTTATTACTCGTATTTCTGTATAAAAACTTAAACAGATTATGTATTCTAAAGTGCATCTTAATTTTTATATTTATTAATATTATGATATTATTAAATCAATTTTAAATTAAATAATATCTAGATAAATTATATGTCATCTAATTTATTCAACATGTATAAAGCTAAACCAACATTTGCTGAACGTAAAGAACCAGGTAATGCTAGTGAATATATAGCAAATAAAAAAACTAAATATACCTTTTGCGCTCCAAATATTTGTAATCCAAATAAAAATGTCTATTCACAAAGTAATTTAATGATGCTAAGAAGAGCTAATAAACTTGCTTTTTATCCATGTGTAAATCAATTTGATAAAACACAATTATATCTCAATTTATTTACAAAGTTGCAATTAGAAAGTGATACAAAAGTATTGGAATACTATTCAAATTCAACTCCAAATTATATTGATCCTAATGTAACAGACCCTTACAATTATTATAATATTGATCCAAGTGGCGAATTATTTGGTAATAGTGTATGTGGATTAAATAATTGGGAAAATTATGTACGTCCTGATATACCATTTTCAATTAGTGGAACATATACTATTACAAGTAATAATGACTACAATACAATTATTGACTTTACTGGAAATGGTGTTTTTCGATTATTAGTAGGTGCTGATGTTAACTATATTGTTGTTGGCGGAGGTGGTGGAGGTGCAGGTGGTGCATGTGGTGGAACTAATGGTGGCGGTGGTGGTGGTGGTGGCGGTATAGCCACTGGAGTTTTCACTGCAGCTAATACTTATAATATTTTTATTGGTAGTGGTGGTTTAGGGGGAACAAAAGAAATTAATTGTGGTTCAGGTGACGAACAAAATGGAGAAAATGGAGGTTCATCTGAAATTAGTGGAGTAATATCAGTTTCTGGGGGTTTTGGTGGAATTAAACCTGGAGGTTCAGGGGGTAGTGGAGGAGCATCAGGAAACGGAGGTGCTGGAGGAATACCTGGTGCACCTGGACTACCAGGTGGTAATGGAACTAATGGCGGCGGAGGAGGTGGAGGAGGATATAGTTTCGGTATAGGAGGAAATGGTTCAATTTCTAGCACTTCTGTATATTTATATGGTACTGCATTTGGAGCTGGTGGAGCAGGAGGAGGTGGTCTTGCAAACGGTGGAAACGGAGGAAATTCTTATGCTGGAACAGGTGGAATTGGTAGTCAAAACGGCGGGAGTGCAGTTGCAAGTTATGGTGGAGGCGGTGCAGGAGGTAATACCGGAAATGGTAGCGGTAATTCAAATGGTGGTAATGGTGGTTCAGGAAGAGTTATTCTATATTTTAATACATAATCACAGCACAAAGAATACGATACATGTTAATAATGCAGTAATCAATGTTGTTGAACCATATGCAGTAATCATATTAGTATCTTCTTTACATTTAACAGTTTCATTTATTTTAATTTTTAATATTTCTTCCTCATAATCAATCTCTTTTTTATTATTCATATAATAATCATATTCATCTTCTTCAATTGGGTCTAACCTATTGAGATGATAATTTAATTTTTTATTATTATTTTTTACAAATTCAGTTTTAATTTGATAAATTGGCCTCAAACTTTCTATATCAATAAACCATCCCCAATCTTCGCTTAAATTGTAAGAATTTGAAATCATTTTGATACACTAAATTATATCTATATTATGTTTTATATAAATATAATTCAATTTTATTTAAATTTATTATCGTTTAACTCCCATTTCATTTAACATTTTATTTGCACGACGAGAGATACTTTTTCGGTGAAATTGTCTTGAACGAATATAAGCAGAATAAACGCCCTTAGGATTTACTTTGCAGGTATTTTTTGTGCAAATTGGATAACTTTTACCTGGACCCAAAAAACACTTTCTTCCACAACGTTTTAACATAACAGTACGTTGATGATATCCAGGTTTAGAATTCTTCCAACCACGAGTAGCAGAACCGCGCCCATTTCTACGAGTTTTAGCCATATTAAATTATGTTTAGATTATTATTAACTTTTATTCAAATTATATATGGAAAATACTATTCTAAATAATACTGAAAATGAAGAAACAAAAATACAATCAAATACACAAGTTCAAGATGATGATGAAACATCATCTAGTAATCCATCTGGTAATATTCCAGATATATCAGATAATAAATTAAAAAAAACTTATAAAAAATTTAGCTACAAAGAAGTAGAAAAGGAAATTTTCAATAACTATTTTGACCAAAAAAGTGCATATTCAAGTGCTCTAGATATACTTGCTACATATCTTAGAGGTCAAAAGCTTATTTACATGGAATCTAAATCATACTGTGAGAATAAATTAAATAAACTCATGATGCCTTCTATTTTTCTCTCTACAGCTGCAACCGTATTATCTGCAATTGTTAAAGAATTTTTTTGGGGCGCTTATCTTATAGCAGGTGTAAACGGAATAATCGCATTTTTATTAGCAATTGTTAATTATTTAAAGTTAGATGCCGCATCTGAAGCCCATAAAATATCTGCTCATCAATATGATAAATTACAAACCAAAATAGAATTTCTTTCTGGAAAAACATTGCTTTTCAATTCTGATGATAAATTAATAGAAGATACATTAGAAGATATAAAGAAAAAAATAGAGGAAATAAAAGAAACAAATCAATTTATAGTTCCAAAAAATATAAGAAGAATGTATCCAATTATTTATAATACTAATATATTCCTCATAATAAAAAAGATTGAAGATATAAGAAAAAGAAAAATTAACGCAATTAAAGAAGTAAAAAACCAAAAAAATTATTTAATTGAAGTTATGAAAGCAAAAAAACTAAAAGATAAAGAAGATAAATCAATTACAAAGATTGAAACAGAAGTTAGAAGATTGCAGTCAGAGAGAGATAAATATATTAATAATATATTGGCATTAAAATCTGCATTTTCAATAATTGACGAGATGTTTATGAAAGAGATGGAGAATGCAGAGAAATTAAAGAAAATGAAATTAAGAAAATGGTTACTATGTGGTTATGGAATACGTGATAAAATAACTGACCCGAGAGAAATTAATCAATTTATTCAAGATGTAATGAACCCTTATAAGGATAAAATAGATGAAACAAATATGATTAAAAATAAAACTACTAATACAGGTGATGATATCGAAGAACTAGTAAAAGGATTATCAAATACCAATAAGTTATTGAATGAAAAACGAAAAGATGAGCATAAAAGAAGAAAAAAAACAATTACAAATCTTAAAAAAGCCAATATACTTTTAAAAGAGAATATGAATTTAACTGAACAAATTTGCAATAAGATGGAAGTATATGATAAACTTGAAAAAGGTGAGTATAATAAAATTAATTATGATGAGAATAATATATTAAAACTCAAAAAATCTAGTGTTAATGGAGTTATTAAATTGTTTGGAATAAATACAGAAGAAGATGAGAATATAAAATTGCAAATAAATCTTCATGACGAAGAGAGAGGAAGTATTTCAGGTTCAGATGATGAGCATATATTTGTTGATTATGATGTTTGCAAAGCTGAAAATGATGAGGATGAAGAAAAAGAAAATTAATTTTTTATCTACATAGTTTACGTTTAATAAGTATTTTAATAATACATATTAAAATAAGTCCGGCCTGTCGTAATCGAAACGACGACAATTCGATATCAAAAATTGTATAAACCACTACAGTCGAATGCTCTACCAACTGAGCTAAGGCCGGGCTAGTTTGCAGTTAGGTGTTTTTAATTTTAATTGGCAATAAAATTTGAGATTTGCTGTAACCTAACTTACAAATATATATGGCTATTTATCTTTAAGTTGTTTTCATTATATATTTTATTTTCATATTTAAAAAAAATTGAAATACTTAAATAAGTATTTAAAAAAATAAACTAAACTATAACAATCAATTTTAAAATGACTGAACCTATGCAAGAAACTCAACCATATAATATCTCCTGGACTATAGATAGAAATCCTGATTATAATATATTCGGAATTCTTACAAATAATTATAGAAATAGAAATTCTCCATGGAATGAAGACAACAATGACGACTATTATAACCGCTGGTCTCCTGACACAGTTCTTTATTCACATGATTTTAATATTATAAATTTCGATAACACAAGAGAACCTAATAGAAATTATCCATGGATTAATGATTCAGACTACAGTGAAAATACTACTTCTAGACTTCGTATTAGTAGAACCGGCAGACGATATTTTAATAACTTTAACGATATTAATAACGAAAGTACATTTAATAATCAACCAAATATTAATACTCGAGCTTTCATTAACAATAACAACGATTTTATTCCGTTTATTAATTCGCCATCTAGACAACATAATATAGATGTGAATATTGCTCAGTTTACCACAACTGATGAAGACAGACAATGCTGTATTTGCATGGAAGAAAGACAATCTCTAGAAATTTGTCGCTTAAATTGCATGCACTCATTTTGCGTTGAATGTATTAATCAACATTTACAAACTAATCAAACATGTCCTATTTGTCGTACACAAGTAACAAGTTTATCTGTTCAAAATAATGATGCAATGGATAGAGTTAATCTATAAATTTATCGAAAATTCATCATTCGTAAATTATTTGTACTTGGACGTATATTTCTTGGATTTGATTGTGCTCCTGGCACTGATGTAAACAATAATTTTTTTGATTTTATTTGTTCTATTCTTTTCTTATGTTCTATTGCCTTTATTTTATCATCTAACAACATTTGATGATACTCTTCTATTGTTTTTGGTACTCTAGGACCTGGTCTCTCTGCATTTGGGTCAGAATAATCCTTAAAATACTTATTATATATATAACTATGTTTTACTGAAGGATCAATTGGTTCTGATTTTTGATATTGTTGTGGTGATTGTTGATAACTCTGAGGACTATTATATTGCACTTGTCGAGAGAAATCATTTGGATTATATTGATATGATTGTTGATATTGTTGAGGAGATTGATTTATTTCTTCATTCATTCCCATATATTGTAAAACACCCTGCTTATTCACTACTAAATTCATATTCGATAATATATCAGTAAATGTTACCTTCTTTTTTTTTGGTTGATTTGTTTTATTATTCTCCCAATAATTCGATTCTTCTTGTTTAAACATGTCATATTTTGGCACCTCATATGGATTCATGGTATTTACACCATCTAATTCCGTTATATTTAGCTCCATATTATAATATCTAATATTTTATTACTACTAGTTTTACATAAAAAATAATATAATTTTAATATAAGAATGCTTAATACTTATATTAAAAATAGAGGAATTACCCAAACTTTAATTCATAATAATAGCCATAATCATGTTAATCAAATTGCATGGGATGCTGATTATGATGGTGATGTAGCAAATATAACTCTTGATACTGATACTGATGGTAAACATAAACATTATGATATTAAACTTGATAACCAAGATTTAGCTAATATTTTAAATATTCAAGGTGTTAATATACCTATTCATAAACGTTTACAAATGGACTTCAAAGAACCTACAATTATTCCTGAAGAATATTTTATTGAACTACCTAATTACGACTTTCAACCTAGACAACCTAAAATTTCTGAACCTGAAACTTCTTCTCTTGAAGAGTTGTTGACTAGACATGTTTCTAGCCCTAAAACTGGTGAAGAATTAATAGTTCCATTAACCATTGACAGAAAAACTAAATATACACTTACACCAAGAAGAAGACATAGACGACAAAAAACACATGTTACTCATAGAGTTTATAAAAAACCTAAAACTAAATCTAAATCTAGCTCTAGAACTAGTAAGTCTAAATCTAAAACATCTAGAAGCAAATCTACATCTATTTTAGAATTACTTTAAACCAACACAAGATTTACTTGAAACTGCAGATAATATCATGTTTTCATCATCTGAATAACTTCTCTTTCTTTTTTCCGTCTTAAATTCTTTTGCAGCATATTTATCCATTTTCTGGGTTAAAAAATATTGTGAGGCATACAAAATTGAATGAGCACGGTCGTCATAAATTAATTCAACATACAATCCTTCTTTTCTCTTCATATTATTTAAAAATTCAATCATGTTATTTAATTTTTCATGTGAAAAAATAACTGACATTATGCAGTGTCTTCGCTGAAATTGAGTTTTATTTTCAAACTCATAGTCTTCGTAGAAATCTTCACAAAGACAATTTTCAGCCAAATCTCTGACCTTATTTAGTAGTTGAGTTGCACTACCATTTTTTAAAACATTAAACGAGACTTCAATATTATACCCCATTTATATAGCTTAATATTTTACTATTTTCCGATAAAATTATTTTATGTAGTATAATTCTCTCTACATAAAATTTACTAGAATGCTTTCGTTTTTCATTATTTATTTAAACATCTATATATATAAATGTCATTTAGACAATTTGGAGGAATGAATTATGCAGCTAGACATAATATTGTAGGGAGTAATTATAATACATCAAATAATTTACTAGTTACCCAAAATGTTGGACAACCAAATTCTTATATTAATTTTGAAAGTGATATTAGTGGTAATATTAATGTTTATGGTAACCTTGACGTAAGCGGTAATTTGGATGTTGGAGGTAATATAGACTGTAGTGGAAATATTACAGCTGAATATATATTTTTATCATCATATCCACCAACAGTTAATCAAGCTATAAACAGTGTTGTCCCTAAAGGTTATATTGATACAATAGCATCTGGTATTAAACCTCTAGGAGCATCAGTTACTGTTTCATTTGAACCTATTACTCTTTCTGGAACTAGTCAAACTGTTAGCGGTGTTCCACTTGCATCATATGTAGGTAGTGAAATTTTAGTTAATGGTCAAGGATATGATTCGGTTACACAAATTAATAATCCCGATATAAATAATGGTGTTTATATAATCAGCAGTGGAGCATGGCAGCGTTCACCATATTTGAAACCAGGTGGAACATATACAGAAGCAAATGGAACATTAACAACAATTTTGCAAGGTGATTATAGAAATCATCAATATATTTGTGTTAGTAATCCTAGTACTGTTGACCAAGACGCTTTATTATGGTCTGAATTTGATTTACCTGCCAAAATTGGTCAAGGTTTAGAAAGTGTTTTTATTAATAATGAAACTATAATACAAGTTAAATCTGATTTAGATTTTCTTACCTTAGTTGATGCATCTAGTAGTAACCCTAATCTTGATATTGGAACTGATAATGCAACCACGATTAACATTGGTCAATCAGATGGTTCAACAACCACAACGATTTATGGACCTACAGATGTTGATAATTCATTGTCTGTTTCAGGAGCTACTACATTATCTAGTACATTAGGAGTTACAGGAGTTAGCACATTAACAGGTGGAATTAATCTTCCTACTTTAACACAATCTGGTGGTATAACTTGGGGTAGTAATTCTTCAAATATATATGATAATGCTAATTTATATATAGTTACAAATGATTACATGTATATTACAGCGCCTACTTCACTCACTATTACTTCAAATGCAACAAGTATGACTGGAACATTAAATGTAACAGGAAGTATATCAATAAGTAATCAACTTGTTGCAACTCAAACTTTTGTTACAACCCAAGGTTATATAACAAGTAGTGCATTAACCCCTTATGCACTATTAGCTTCAGCAAATTTTACTTCATTGTCAGTAGGTAGTGAACCTGTTGCTACTGAAACTTTTGTTACAACCCAAGGTTATATAACAAGTAGTGCATTAACCCCTTATGCACTATTAGCTTCAGCAAATTTTACTTCATTGTCAGTAGGTAGTGAACCTGTTGCTACTGAAACTTATGTTACAACCCAAGGATATATTACTAGTAGCGCATTAAATGGTTATGCTACTGAAACTTATGTTACAACCCAAGGATATATTACTAGTAGTGCATTAAATGGTTATGCTACTGAAACTTATGTTACAACCCAAGGATATATTACTAGTAGTGCATTAAATGGTTATGCTACTGAAACTTATGTTACAACCCAAGGATATATTACTAGTAGTGCATTAACCCCTTATGCACCATTAGCTGGAGCTACATTTACTGGTCCAGTAACGGCAACTAGTTTTACTTCTGGTTCTGATTATCGTTTAAAAACAAATATTAAATCATTAGATAATAAATATACTGTTGATAATCTAAATCCAGTTGAGTATGATATGGAAAATAGACATGATATGGGTTTTATAGCACACGAGTTGCAGGAGCATTATCCATTTTTAGTTGATGGAGAGAAAGATGGAGAAAAAATGCAATCAATTAATTATAATGGATTTATTGCACTTCTTGTAAAAGAAATTCAAATGCTTAAAAATGAAATCAAAGAACTAAAACAAAAAATAAAATAAAATTATTTAAATATAATTAAATAAAAATATATATTAAATGAGCTATATATTTATTTTATTAAGTATTTTTTCATTTGCAAGTTCACTCAATCAACTATCATTCAGTGGCGGTGGTTCATTTGGTGCAGTTGAAATAGGAATTCTCAAACGTATAAATGAAATACAACCTAAAAAATATGATTTATACACAGGAATATCAGCTGGAGCATTGAATGCTGGATTTCTCTCTTATTATGATAATATAAATTTAGGTATCAAGAGTGCAGAAACTCTATATTCATCAATACATAATCGCATGATTTATGATATAATTCCAAATACTGGACTATCGGTATTAAACACCGAACCTTTATATAAAACTCTTACTAAAATTATACAATCCATGCCTAAAAACCCATCAATTCACACGTTAATTGGTGCGACAAATTTGTATTCTGGAAAACTCGATATTTATACATTTGAAGACCAAGATGATGCAAATAAAGTGTTGTTACTTATGTCATCCTCAGCTATTCCAGGTATGTTTCCTCCGATTAATTTTAATAATCAATTATATGCAGATGGCGGCACCCTTAGCAATGAATTAATCCAAGTTGAACATGATAATAAATATTTGAATATAACATTTATTACACCATATGAAGATTTAGATTATGATGATACTCCAATAACTTCTCTCAAAGAAATGTTATGTAGAACAGCAAAAATCCTTTTTAGCAACTTTAATAATCCGATGGCTACAATAAATGAGAATTGCAAAAATCCAATTGGAGAGATTAATAAATATTATGTTCCATCAGAAGTATTAAATGGATATAATATTCTCAACTTTGATAATGGTGCAGAATTAATAGATATTGGATATAAAAATGTAGTAAGTAAGCGTTATAATATTTGTTAAAACAACTTAAACACCTTTAAATCGAAAAATAAATAATAAACAAAACTACTTAAAAAAGTATTTGAAGTATTTATAATGCAAATGCAATATCCATATTATATTCAAAAGCAATTAGATGAAGAAAATTATCAAGAACAATGTACTGTCTGTTGTTGTATTCCACTTTATTTCTTTAATTGTGGTTTTAAATTAGGCTTTTATCGTAATGGAATTATTTATGCACAGCCACTAGTTTGTGGTTTCTATAATTTTAATCTTAATTAATAAAATTGAATTAGTTTAAATAAATAATACATATGTTAATATATATTTATTATGAAGTCTACTCTATACGAAGTATTATCTGTTCGCAACTTCCATCCTAGAGATGCAAATATCAAGTTCTTTGAAGAGGGACATAAGTATTGCATTTCTACCGATCCAAATGTAAAATATACATCTGTTACTACATGGAACCATCATCATTTTCCACAATTTGATGCTGACAATGTTATTCAAAATATCATGAAAGGAAAGGGCTGGAAAGAAGGGCATAAATATTGGGGATTAACACCTGAGCAAATTAAAGCTCAATGGAATTCTAATAAAGATTCTGTTGCTGGTGCTGGAACTGACCTACATTATGAAATTGAATGCTTTCATAATGATAAGCGCTTCACATTTGATTATACAAATAAAGAGCTTTACGAAATTTACATTGGCGATAAGGGAAAACATTTACCTGATACACCTATTGAATGGCAATATTTTATTAATTTTATAAAAGAAAATCATTATCTTAAACCATATAGAACTGAATGGACTGTGTATCATGATGATGCAAAAATTGCCGGTTCCATTGATATGGTCTATGAAAATCCGGATGGAACATTGTCTATTTATGATTGGAAACGAGCAAAACTTATCACTAGAATAAACAACTTTAATCGATTTGCTATTCCTCCTGTAATCTGTCACTTACCTGACTCCAACTTCTGGCATTATGCATTACAACTCAATACATATAAATACATCTTAGAAACTAAATATGATAAGAAAATCAAAGGACTATTCCTTGTTCGCCTGCATCCTGATGCTGAAGAAAAAAATTACGAGTTAATTGAATTACCTGATTTATCTAATGAAGTTCATGATTTATTTCAAGAACATATTAAAAATCTTTCCTCGTAAAACACTTAAAAACATTTACAGTTTATAAATATATGAATATTGATAAAACTCTTTTTTTAATGTGGGCAATTTGGTATATTTATACTTATGGTCCACCTCCTATTATCAATTATCTGCTATTTAACGGTTATTATTTTTTAAATGACACTGTTAATAATTTTAATTTTATAATGTTTCCTGCCTTCTGGGATAGTTCTGATGACGAAGAAAGTGTTGAAGAAAATAATAAAGAAGTAAATACTATCGATGAAACTTCTCCTCCACCAAAATATGAAGAAAAATATTTAGATGATATTAGAAAATTGAATAAAGAATGGATTTTTACAGATGAAGAAATAAAAAATGAAATCACTCTTGCAAAAGATTTTTACGATGGTTCAGTAGATAATATTAATAATCGTATTAATGAAATTGAAAACCACATTATTTCTCTAGAAAAAGAAATTTTAGAGGATAGTGATGTAATTAATTTTGTTGAAACTTCTGATGATGATGGTGACCAAGTTATTAATGAAACTACTCTCGAAGAGAGAAATGAATATAGAAGAGAACAAATTAAGGAACTTCAAGAAGAATATAATAAAATTAAAGAAAGCGTAACTAGTGATGATGGTATTAAAGAATTAAAGAGTAATGCTGAAAAACAAGCACATGAATATATTGTAAATAAAAGAATTGAAAAACTCAAAAATTCTTATGTAATGGAAACAACGCCACAAGGCAATGTTTTAATGATTTATGATATTAATAAGGGGTCATTCACTTATTATTCTGATAAAACAATACCGTATAGATACTTAGAAGTTGTTGGACGTAAATATGTTAAGCTTTTTGGATGTAGACCTCTTTTTGTTGATATGGAAGAAGAGTTGAAATTATTTGAAGAAAAATGGACTAAAGAATATGAGTTAAAAAAGGCAAAAGAAGCTGAAGATAAATTAAAAGCAGAAGAATCCATCAAAAATAATAAACCTATTGAAGTTAAAAAGAATGTATTTGCAAAATTTAAAAGCTATAATAAAGATGCTGGAGGTAAGATTAGTATGGCTCCACCTCCTAAGAATAGTATTCCTAATAAACAAACTGCAGAAACAAAGGAAGATGAAAAAATTATACTTAAAGAAAGAGCTAATCGTTATACATATGAAGGTAAATTTGCAAATTTCAATTTTTTACAGAAGATTGAAAGAAAGGTTTTTAATAAGAAACTTGGAATCTCATTTTCTGATTTTAAGAAAATGCAAAAAAAATAATAATTTATACGATATTATAATAATTTAAACTTCTTATTATAATATAAGTATGCCAAAATTTACAAGACGTGTTAAAAAAAATAGAAAGAATAGAACATTTAAAAGCGAAACTATCTTCAATAAAAGAGGTGGTGGTGATGAACCAACTGAAGAACGAAAAGGTGTTTTTGATATGATTGGTGACTCACTTGGAAATGCTGCATCAAATCTAGTCGATAAAGCTCAAGATATTGGTCTTAATGCTTTAGGTTTAGAAAAAATTGATAAATCTCCTGAAGAGAGCGAGGCTACACAAAAAGTAGATGAAAATGTGGAAAAAATTGGTGACGCAGCGTCTAGTGTTGTATCTAATGTTAGTGATACAGCATCCAGTGTTATGTCTGATATTGGTGATGTTGCAGACAAAACTTCTGCATCCATTATTGATAATGTAAATGAAGTTTTAGATAGTCCAGTCGTTAGTGATAGTGTAAAAGAAGCAGGAGAACAAACAGCTGAAATTACAGGAAAACTATCTGAAACATTTAATGATGCCATGGATGATCCAGTAGTAAAAGCTGAAGTAGAAGAATCAATTGAAAAAGCAGGTGAAGTTGCAACAGTTATGGCCAAAGCAGCTGAAGAACCAATTAAAGAGGTTGCAAGAGTTACAGTAGAAGCTGGAACTGATGCTCTAGGTGCAGCAAGTTCTGGACTTATTAAAGTCGGTACTGATATGTTGGCTGCTATTCCTGGTGTAGGAGGTATAATTGAGATTGGAAAAATGATTAATGACAGTTCAAAGGCTGCTAGTGCAGTTGTTGAAGCTGGTTCTGAAGCTGTCGAAGTAGCATCTGATGCATTTATTGATACGAAAGAAAAAGTTGAAGAAGGTTTAAAACAACTTGAAGAGAAAAAGAAAATGGCAGAAGAAATTTCTAATCGCACTACAAAATCAATGACAGAATTTGAAAATCCTTTAAAGAAAGTAACTGATAAAATACCTGAAACTCCTAAAACTGGTGGTCGTAAAACTAAACGCAGACTTTTTAAACGCAAAGCTAAATCCAAGCGGGTAAGGTTTGCTACTTAGATGATTTATCAGCCAGCCATTTTTTAAAACCATTGCTGCGTGCAATATTGAACGAGGTTCCAAGATGGTCAAATGCTATATCGTAACCTTTTCTATGTATATCATCTAGTCCACTTAAATATTCATGAATTTCTCTCTGTCTTTCAATTGGATAAGTCTTAATTAATTCTGAAATCTTCATATTTAATGGTGTAAAATCAAGTTCCTCTGACATATTTATTTATACATTCCAATATATAAATAAATTTAAATCAATTTTTAATTAATTTAAAGAATAAATATATTATATTTCTAACCTACTTAAAGACCAAAACACTACATTCTGAAGGGAAATTCTTTAAATTCTTGAAAAAAGAACGAAAAAATATTCACTACACATGAAGGGAAAAAATTTAATTTTGAAAATGCAAAAGTTTTTTGAGAATCGAAAATTGGACATTTTTAAAGAAAAAAAATGTCCATTTTTGAAAAACTAGAATACTTTATGAAAAAGGCATCGCTTGTGACCATATTTTAAAATTAGCGTCTGGTCACCAAAAAAATAATTTTCATTTTGTGACGATAATTTTTTATTATTTTTTCGTAAAAAAACTTAAACTAATTTTGCGTTGTTTATATATGACAACGATTGACAACGATTTTTTAGCAAAAACTAGCAAAGAATTTTATTGTGAAAATTGTGACTATAGAACGTGTCGTAAATTCAATTATGAATTGCACTGTGAGAGCATTAAACATAAAAACAACGTTTTGACAACGAAAAACAACGCTTTTTTAGTAAAAACTAGCAATAATAAAAAATATAAGTGTGAAAAATGTGAAAAATCTTTTAATGATAGAGCTGGATTATGGAGACATAAAAAGAAATGTAAGAATATTACTTATAGTTCCAATAGCGATAGTGACGATGAAGGTAATAAAAATCAAAATAATATAATTGATAAAGACCTCATTATGATGTTAATTAAAGACCATTCTGAAACAAAATCTATGATGTTAAAAATTATTGAAAATGGTACAACAAGTCACAGTCACAATAATACTAATTCTCATAATAAAGCCTTTAACTTGCAGTTTTTCTTAAATGAAACATGTAAAAATGCAATGAATATTACAGATTTTGTCGAGTCAATTACGCCACAATTAGAAGATTTGGAAGATGTCTGCGAATCTGGATATATTAAAGGTATTTCTAATATTATTGTTAAAAACTTAAAAGCATTAGACGTCACAGAAAGACCAGTTCATTGCGTTGATAAGAAGCGCGAGGTTTTGTATGTGAAAGATGAAGACAAGTGGGAAAAAGAAGATGAAGATAAAAAGAAGCTACGTAAAGCAATTAAAAAGGTTGCAAGTAAAAATTATAAATTGCTACCAAAATATAGAGAGAAATATCCGGGCTGCCAATTCTCAGAATCAAAACATGCAGACCACTATAATAAGCTTGTTGTAGAAGTCATGGGTGGTGAAGGGGATAATGATGAAGAAAAAGAAAATAAAATAATACGAAATATATCAAAAGTAATAACTGTTGATAAATCTATTCAAGAAGAAGAAGTTTAACCATTATAGGTAATAAAACAAATGAGTTTATTACCTGTGTTTGTATCAAAACGAATATCACTATCATTAAACATTTTTGTAATACTAGTATCGACTGAATAACCATTGCTTACTAAATATGATATTAAAGTTGGGACTTCATCGACGACCATCAAATCGCTGCCAAATTTACCGCAACCTGTACTACATGTTCCTAGAGACATTAATGCATATCCGCATTGTTTTAATAGACTACATGGTCCAGGTTGTTTAAACTCGCTTAGAGGTGGAAATTTTACAAATCTTACTAAATCAGCTAGAGGACCTTGTGGTTTTAAATTGAGAACAACAATATTTTTATAACATTGATTATAAGTGTCTAAAAAAGGCTGGCTAAAAAGTGACACAGTTTTGGCTTCAAATTCTGGTGGAGGTGGAACACCACGTTTGAGAGAATTAGTTTGAGGAGTAAATTTAACTCTAGCTCTATTAAACGGCTTATTATTCGAATTCATATTATTTATGAAGTTAAACATTTAATAGACGAAGATAAAAAAATTTTTATATTTTTGTAAATTTATAAATTTATAATTTTATAGAACGCCATAAGTGCTTAGATCATCTTCCAAGTTTTTAAGTTTCTCTTCTAGTTTCTCAATTCTTTCAGTATTTTCGTCTCCCTGACGCGTAGTGGGGTAATATTTAGATGGATGTGTATCATTCTCGGTAGTTGCCTCTTCGTAACCATATCCAAGTTGGTTAAGATGAATATAAATTATTCCATTCTGAGTTCTATGGCAAAACAGACCTCCAACAAGCTGGTGAACAACTCGATGCACACCTTCAAGTTTCTTCGACAATCCGTCGATGGTCTCCTTTAAATTTTTAATATCCTCAGCTTGTTGCATAACCAAACTTTCTAGATACCGACCATTTTCTACCACTTGATGAATGTTCATAAGTGTTCTTTGGACAGGATTTTTATTCTTAACACAAATCCAATATTCCTTTGGGGATATCTGTAATTTGTAAGAATCACCGCGTTGAATTACTGACCAAAATGCTTTGCATGCGTCACATACTCTACAATCAAAATAATAAACACCATCACAGCGTAAAATTGGTTCAGAGAAGTGAATAAATGCAGACTTGACAACATTGTCAACATTTTCGCCAAATCCTGGCTTTTTATTAATAGGTGTAAAGTCTACATAAGCGACAGTTCCGATATAATAATCTGCCATAACTTGTCTGATTGAACTCTCAGTCCAGAGTGTGGACATACGCGGAATATATAAACTAGCATTAACGTTCATTCTTGAATAGTTCGTTTGATTTTTATGCTTTTATTTTAATTTTATTTAAGTATTTCAATTTTTTATTTAAATAAAAAAATTTGTGAAAAAAAGGTATTGGCCAAATGGCCTCACTTTTTAAATATTAATTAAACAGTTACAAGTTACAAAATACAATTACAAATTTTTTTATATGAAATTTATAGTTCTACACTACTAAATGCTCTTACCTTTGCGGCCTCGGCCTGGTACATCATGTCTAAATTTATAAGCGCTGCTCTTAACTGTGCAATCTCTGCTCTCATCGCCCAATTTTCTTCCTCAATCGCCTGCACGTATCTCCCATCAATACTGACAAGGTTTTCGTCTTCTGCTGCGAGAATCTCTTCGATCTCATCCATATTAGCAGCATCTTCAACCTCTTCGGTAAACTTCATAAGCGCTTCGTCGAAGTCGGATTCGTCGTCAAACTCAGCCTGCAGTGACTTGGTCACTTGAACTTCAACCGGCTTTTCGGTCTGCTTAACAATGGCATCGGCGTAACTTCGCTTCATTGGAGCACCAGGGCAAACCTTTTCGGTAGGGGTTGCCTTTACAGGAGTTCCTGGTAAAGTTGGTGCGATATTTGAAGTCGAAATTGCCTTCGCTTCGCCGAGGTCAAGTCTTGGCTTACGCTCTCCAGGAACATGCTTCTTAGCAGTGTTTGGTAGCACAATCCAATACCAAGGCTCGTCGTGAGTTAAACGAGCTTCCTTGGTCTCGTCGACGACACTATTGTAGAAAGTAGTAGCCTTCTTATTCGTATACCACTTGGTGAAATGGACGTAGACAGCGTTAAAATCCTTGCCATTACGATCCTGCTTTGCAACAAAATCGATTTGACTGACTTCTCCGATGTTCTTGAAGGCCTTCGCGACATATTCCTTGTCAAAGTTGGGGAACACGTGAGGGATGTACAAACTGATATTCTTCATTGCGGACATTTTAGCTTAAACTTGAGGGGCTTAATAGTTAATGCATTTAATTAATAGATTAAAAAGTATTTCAATTTTTTTTATTTTGGCTTGTAAATGACGTTTACTAAAAATTTATAAGTAATTAAATCTACTTAAAAAAGATATTGGCCTCCCAAAAGGGGATGCCTCACTTTTTAAAACTTAATTAAATTACAATTTACAAACTACAAATAATCAAATTTTTTAGGCCTATTTATTCGTCTTTGACAATTACCTTCCATACGGTGCTACCGTGTATATTTAACGACGTTCTATCTTCAAACTTTACATCAAATCTACCTTCCCGAGCGACAGACAATTTCTCCAATACTTTACCATAATATTCCACAACATCTCCCACAATAATATCAAACAGTTGCTTTTCAACGACCTTGTTCATCTTTTTCGATATACTCTTACTTTTATATTTGTTAATACTCCATTTATAGATTTTAAAAAATATTTCAATTTTTGTTATTTTGGTTTATAAATGACGTTTACTAAAAATTTATAAGTAATTAAATCCAGTTAAAAAGATATTGGCTTTAAGCCTCACTTTAAAGTTTAATTAATTGAATTACAGGGTTAAAATCAATACAAATCTACTCTAAAATCTCTCCTTCCTCGAGTTCGTATTCTCCAATGCTATGGAGATATCGGCGCTCTTCCATTATTTTTTGCATTTTTTCACGTTCTTCTTCCTCCCTCTCGAGGCGTTCTTCTTCGTCTGCCTCATAAGCCATGACAGCCCAGGACTTATATTTCGGTGCAGTTTCAGGCTTTGAGGCAGTCTGAATAATTGTTTCGGTTGTTTTGTTGGCGGTAGCTGTGGTCGACATTTTTAATGGGTGTTCTTTAGTTGATGTGCTGTTAAATTTATATTTAAAAAGCATTTCAATTTTTTATTTTTATATGTCAAATTAATAAATACTTAAATTTTATAATTATGAACAGCTATTTTTAAGGTCGAAATTGTCCGCCTGAATTTTATTTTATTTTTCCGAAGACCCCGTAAAAAATAGGCTGTAATTCCGAGTAACCCCTTTATATGGAAAAAATAGGTTAATTAATTTATTTATAAATTTTTAGTTTTAATCAATATAGGTTATATTATAAAAAAATTGAAATACTTTTTAGCCAATAAACTAAAGGCATATTAAACTCTGATTATCAAGTTTTAAGCTACTTACAACGAGAAAATGTCCGCTCAAATTGATTGCCCTATCTGCATGGATTGCATTGAGACCAGCAAGAACTGTGTGACAACTGAGTGCGGACACTGCTTCCACGCCAGCTGCCTAATGACCAGTGTTGCTCACAACGGCTTTGGCTGCCCATACTGCCGCGCTAAGATGGCTGAAGAGCCTGAGGAAGAAGAAGAAACCGTCTATTCTGATGAAGAGGAAGAGGAAGAGGAGGAAGTGTTTGATGAAGATGCTCTCCGCGGTTTCCGTTTCTTCTGGAATAACTTAAACGGTGAAGAACATGACGAAGAAGATGAAGCTGATGAACAGCAGCTTGAGGAATGGGCCGAACAAGCTGAAGCTTCTGAAGAGGAGGAACAGCCTGACATTCCTTCTGCGAGTTTTGTAGCCCAAAAGTTGCAACAACAAGGTGTTTCTTATGAACAACTCGTGAAGATGCTATTGTTGCAGCATGAGGAGTATGCTGATAAGGAAGACTTTGAACGTCTTGATGATGAGACGTTCGGAAAAATTCGCATCATCGTCTCCAACTACACTCCAGAGCAAGCAGCTGAGCCAGTTCCTCAGTCAGAAGTCGCACCAGTTGTCGCACCAGTTGTCGCACCAGTTGTCGCACCGGCCATTGCTGAGCCCAAGATTTATTCCAGACGCATCATGATGCATGTCTAAGGTAAGTTTTATAAAATATAAAAAATAGAAAAAATGTAATTTGTAGATTGTAATTGTAATTTAATTAAGTTTTAAAAAGTGAGGCCACTTGGCCAATACCTTTTTTGCCCGATAATCTACATTATATAAATTTTTAGTTATTATATTTATTATCAATTATATAATAAAATTGAAATACTTTCTTATGTACAAGATATCTTCATTGAAATCTTATAATATCATTTAAAATGTCTGCATTTAAAGTTATTAGCTCAAGTGAACTTTTCAAGTCTGTTGTTAAGTATATGGATAGGGGTGCAGCAAGTACTCCTGAAGTTATTATTATGGAAAAAAATAATGTTGAATTTAGAATAACATTTACATTCGCATTTACATATGATTGGTCAAATGGTATGCTTGCAGATAAACCGAAACTCACTATTGTTAAAAGTAATGGTAAGGAACCAACCAAAATAGAGATAATGACCATTGAGACTTATATTGAAAAAAATTATAAGTGGTAAATATTGTAAATTGTAACTGTTTAAGTAAGTTTTAAAAAGTGAGGCCACTTGGCCAATACCTTTTTTCTCTCTATTTATATAATGATGAAATCAAAAAATAAGAAGAAAAATACTCAGAATAAGCGAAAACTCCTTATAATTGAAAGTTCTTCAACTTCCTCTTCAGAGAGAAGGCGAAAAAGTATTACAAAAAATAATAAAAAAAAGAATGGAACTAAAAAGAAAAGATTACTTATAATTGAATCATCAACGACATCACCCATGGTGCAGGGTGATAAAGAAAAAATTGATACTTTTTTACCCTCAAAATTAGAGGATAAATTAGAAACGGATTTAAAGATATCTCAAGAAGTTAAAGAAATGTCTAAGCAAAGTGAACCTACTAAGCCTACTGGTAGATTGAACGAGAAATTTATTGAGCTTATGGAGCAGCTCGCTGATATTATGTTAAAACAGGGTGAGCCATTTAGGACCAGAGCTTATCAAAAGGCTCAGGAGACTATGATGGCTTATCCTGGTGATATCATGTCGCCGAATGATTTAAAAGGTAAGCCTGGTATTGGCGCTACAATTATGGAGAAATTAAATGAATATATGGAGACTGGTACCTTGAAGGTTCTAGAGCGCGAAAAAGCAAATCCGGTGAATATTTTGGCTGAGGTTTATGGAATTGGTCCAAAGAAAGCCAAGGAATTGGTGGACAATGGAATAACGTCAATAGCCGAGTTAAGAGAAAACCAACATTTGCTGAACGATATTCAAAAGGTAGGTCTTCATTATTATGAGGATATTTTGAAGCGTATTCCTCGTGCAGAAATAGAGGATTACAAGGCCTATTTTGAGAATGCAATGCCAAAAGTTGCAAATGCAAAGATGGAAATTGTGGGTTCATATCGTCGTGGAGCGCAAAGTTCTGGTGATATTGATGTTATAATAACTTCAAGTGACCCTCGTGTATTTACAAAATTTGTAGATAATTTATTAAAAGAAAAAATTATATTGCATATTCTCTCTAGAGGCCCTACAAAATGTTTGGTTGTTACAAAGATCCCTTCATCAGATGCAGCTCGCCGCGTTGATTTCTTGTATACAAATCCAGAAGAATTCCCCTTCGCAATTCTCTACTTCACTGGAAGCAAGATTTTCAATACAGTTATGCGTCATGTAGCGCTTGAAAAAGGATATACCATGAATGAACATGGTATCTACAAGATGGAGGCAAAGAAAAAGGGAGACAAAGTAAATCGCACCTTCAGTTCTGAAGAGGATATCTTCGATTTCTTAGGTCTCGAGTATAAGTCGCCAATTGAACGCACAGATGGCAGAGCAATTGTAGTAAAGTCTGCTACTGAGAAAAAGCCAAAACTTATAATTGAAGAATCAGATTCTGAGAGTGAGGAGTTTGTGCTTCCTGCAAAGAAACAAGCAGCAAAACCAGTATGTAAAAAAATTATGATAGTTGAAGATGAAGTACTAGACGAAACATATAAAAATATTGCTGAAGATTTCAAGAAAAACGGTATTTCAGTGTTAGAGCAACTAAATGAAAACCAACTAAGCAAGTTATTGAGAGAAGCTAATAGAGCATACTACAATGAAGAGCCATTCTTCACAGATAATCAGTATGATATTGTAAAGGAGTTTGTAGAGGCGAAATATCCATCAAATCCGGTTATTCATGAGATTGGAGCTCCAGTAGAGCGTAATAAGGTGACATTACCTTATCCAATGGGTTCGATGGATAAAATAAAACCCGACACAAATGCCTTAGCAAATTGGACTGCAAAATTTACGGGTCCTTATGTTTTATCATGCAAGCTGGATGGCGTTAGTGGTCTCTATACAACAGAGGGAAAAGAGCCCAAGCTTTATACTAGAGGCGATGGTCGTGTTGGTCAGGATATTAGTCATCTAATTCCATTCTTACGCTTGCCAAAAACTCGAGGAATTGTTATTCGCGGTGAATTTATTATCCCTAAGGTAGTTTTTGATACCAAATATAAGGATAAATTTGCTAATCCAAGAAACATGGTCGCTGGTATTGTTAATCACAAGACCATAAATGAAGCAATTAAGGACTTGCATTTTGTTGCTTATGAGGTCATGAAACCTATATACAAACCATCAAAGCAAATGGAATTCTTGTCTACATTGGATGTAGAGGTAGTTTTACATAAATCAGAAGAAAATTTGAGCAACGAATTACTATCTCAAACATTGGTTGATTGGCGTTATAATTATGCTTATGAAATCGATGGAGTAATTGTTGCTAATGATAAGGTTTATGAGCGTAAAGCTGGCAATCCTGAGCATGCATTCGCATTTAAGATGGTTTTATCTGACCAAGTTGCAGAGGCAAAGGTTGTAGATGTTTTGTGGGCACCAAGTAAGGATGGTTATTTGAAACCTCGTGTTCAAATTGAACCCATAAATCTAGGGGGTGTTCAAATTACATATGCGACTGGATTTAATGGTGCGTTCATTCATGACAACAAAATTGGTATTGGTTCTATTGTAGAGCTTATTCGTAGTGGTGATGTAATTCCATATATTCGTAAGGTAATTGTTGCAGCTGATGAAGCCAAAATGCCTTCGGTTCCTTTTAAGTGGAATGAGACACATATTGATGTCATGCTTGAAGATATTGAATCCGATGAAACTGTAAAAGAGAAAAATATAACTGGTTTCTTCAGAGGAATTGGTGTCGAAGGATTAAGCAGCGGAAACGTTAAGCGTATCATTGAAGCTGGATATGATTCTGTTCCTGAAATCATAAAAATGGAAATTCCCGATTTCTTAGAAGTTCAAGGTTTTAAAGAGAAAACTGCTACAAAGCTTTATGATGGAATAAAAGAAAAAATTAATGCAGCACCTTTGACAACAATCATGTCAGCATCCAATATGTTTGGTCGCGGTTTCAGTGAGAAAAAAATTGAGCTTATCATGGATGCATATCCAAATGTGCTTTTATCAAAGGAAACTGATGCGCAAAAAGTTGCAAAGATTTCTTCAATTAAAGGCATGGCAACTAAGTCTGCAGAAGCATTTGTAGAGAGAATTCCGGAATTCATAAATTTCATTAAGGCTGCTGGTCTTGTTAAAAAATTAGCACAAGGAATTGCTGTCAAAAAAGAAGTCGACCAATCACATCCATTATTTGGTAAATCGATTGTTATGACTGGTTTTAGAGATGCTGATTTGCAGAATGAATTAAAAGAAGTGGGTGCAAAGATTGGTTCAAGTGTATCAAGTAAAACATTTGTTGTTTTAGTTAAAGATAAGGATGAAGATACAGGTAAGGCTGCTGAAGCTAGAAAATTAAATATTCCTCTTATGACACCTCAAGAATTTAGAAATCAATATCTATAAAAAATTTACTTATAAATTTTTAAAAATTGAAATAAAAATTTAAATATTTTTTTATCTCATAACTAAAGAAGCATGTCCGAAATGAATTCAAACATTGAAAATTATCAGGTTAATGATGAAGTTGACCCAACCAAAAAATTAACATTAATTAATCCCAATTTACTTCTTCAAGATACAAATACTCCTCCTCCTATTCCTGTATTACCAAGAACTGCAAGTGAAAATTTTGAGGTTGCAATTCTCGAAGAACCATTGCCTGAAGAACTTGAAGAAGTTGGAAAGGCAGAGAGAGCAGCTGAAGAAGCTTACGATTTAGCATTTACAAAATATATTATAGAAAAATTTCCAAATATTTATCCGCCAGAACCACCCAAAAGTGAAATAAATAATTCAGAAATGATAAAAAATTTTATTGATGATAACAAATTTTATTCAAAAAAATTTAATGAATTTGAAGATAAAATTGGTGATGGTAAATTCGAGTATATTTCAGATATATGGGAAAGAGAAATGTTAGTAAATGCTTGGCAGGCAATTACGTCTACAAATAACTGGGATTTTGTAGCACAAAGTATCGGTTCATTTATGTGGTCTACTGATCCTCGTATAAATCAAATATCTATACAAATGGAGCGACTAGGTTATACGGGACATTCTGGATGTTCATTTGGTTGTACTATGAGAAATATGCAATACTTGGCACAGCATGGTGAAAGTAAGTTTAAAGAGCTGTTTTATCTAGATGATGATAATGCTAACGAAGTATCTGATCCTGAAATTGAACCATATGAAAATGAAGATGCTATGGAATATGAACAACGTTTAAAAGAAGTTATAAAAAGAAGAGTTGAAAAGAAAAAGGCAGAGGACAAATTACTTGAATATATGGGCGGATATTAAAGAGTTAAACTATAAACTATAAAACTTATATAATAATAAATTAAAACATAATAAAAACTTTTTCTTATTCAAGTATATAAAGATGTTCAGACTATTGTTTGTTATCGCCTCCTTTTTTGCTGCAGTTTCAGGTCAATCTCTTAGAAAGAGGGAATTAACTACCTTCTTAAATGAAGGTGATGATTGGAAGCAATTCACTAACTTCCAAGAAAGATTTAGTAAAAGATATGATACTCTTCAAGAAATGGAAGCTCGTTTCCAAATTTTCAGAGAAAATCTTCGCAACATTATTCTTCATAACTTAGACTATACTCAAAATTTTACTATGGGTATTAACCAATTTACTGATTTAACTCCACAAGAGTTCAAGGACCAATATGTCGGTGGTTTAAAGGCTGAAGTTGGTTCATATGGGTGTTTAACTTATTCCAGTTCTGGTTCAGGAGCTCCTTCATCAATTGATTGGCGTTCCAAGGGAGCAGTTACTTCAGTAAAGGACCAAGGTCAATGTGGTTCTTGCTGGACTTTCTCTGCAACTGGTGCCGTAGAAGGTGCTTGGGCTATTGCAAAGGGTCAATTAATTGATCTTTCTGAGCAAGAATTAGTTGATTGTGCTACTGGTGTTTCTTATGGTTCTCATGGATGCAATGGTGGTCAAATGGAAGGTGCTTTTAAGTTTATTATTCAAAATGGACAATGCTCTTTAGCATCATATCCTTATACTGCTAAGGATGGTTCTTGCCAAAAGTGTTCTCCTGTTGCCAAGATTTCATCATGCTATGATGTAAAACCCAATGACCAAATTTCTATGAAGGCTGCTGTTGCCAAACAACCTGTTGCTGTTGCTATTGAGGCTGACACTCGTTATTTCCAATCCTATTCTGGTGGAATTTTGACTTCTTCTAGTTGTGGAACTAACTTAGACCATGGAGTTCTCGTTGTTGGTTATGGAACTGAGAATGGTCAAGATTACTGGGAAGTCAAAAATAGTTGGGGAACAACCTGGGGTGAAAAGGGTTATGTTAAGATTGCTCGTTCATCCTCTACTAATGACCCTGGTATTTGTGGTATTGCCATGGACCCATCTTTCCCAGTAGTTTAAATAAATAATATTTTCTCATATTATAAATGAAATTTTTTACATCATTACTTTTCTTTTTAGCTGCAGTTACTGCAAATAAAGAAGTTTGCGAACAATCTCCATCAAATAATTGTGTAACATTTACTGTATCTCAAGGAACCGGTTGTGCTTGGATGTGTAATTATTGTGCTAATCAATTAGGAACAAATAATTATTATTTTACTGATAATGTTTGCACTTATCAAGAAGGTGTAGGTTGTGTTGGAAATCCTTATGCTGGTAAATCTTATACATGTTGTTCTCTTTAAATTTTATGTTTCAAACAATATAAAATTTAACAATTAATATATTTAATGGAAAAATTTAAAGAAATAATAAATACATATTTATTAAATTATCCAATATATAAAAAAGGTAAGGTTATTTTTGAATGTGAATATGGTGAACTAATTTTTTTAAAAAATAATTCTGATATTTTGACAGTTTTTGGAATATATATAAATCCACAATATAGAGAGAAGGGTTTATGTCGTGATATTTTATATTATTTAATAGATAATACCTCAAATAATTTTAAATATATTTGCATTGAATCTGTTTTATCTAAAATTTTATATGAATACTTATTAAGATTTGAATATAAAAATAAAGGTTTTAAACTAATAAAAACAGGATTTATCTATAAAATATAAAATTGAATATAAATATACAACAACAATTTAAATTATTTATTAAAATGACATTATATATTCCAGCTGATATTACCAATATCATTCTAGAATATTATGCCCAATTAAATGACCTTCTTTGGGCTCCTTTTGTTGATGTAAAAACAGGCGAGCTTAAAAGAAGATTAAATAAATATTCAACAAAATATGATAATATTAATAAACTTATCGAGTATAGACAAAACAATTTAATTAATGATATTAATATTGATGTTATTGTACATAATAATGGAGAAGAAACTGACTTTTATAATACAGTAGGAACATGTATCTATACAAAAATAAAAGTTTGTAAATTTAATATGATAATTCCTATATCAAATTTATATATTGAATTTACTGATGAATATAATTTTAAATATTCAGTATTTTGTTCAACCTATGGTAGTTCTTTAAGAAGGATTGACAATAATGATATTAGTTATGATGTATATCAGGATAGTAATTTACATAGTACTTTAACTTCTATGAGAATTTTTGATAAGACGACATTTACCTTAGTTTTGGAAAAATTTTAATATAAAATTGAAACTAAAATAATATATTTATAATTTTTTATAAAAAAATACAAATGCAAGGAGCTTTACTAGCTTTGGTTATAGTTTCACCATTTACATTATTTATTGGACTTTATCAATGTTTCAATAATGGTCAATTGCCTTGTGTAGATACAACTAATATTGATAATCATAATAGAATTGTTCCACAAGATTAATATAATAAATTTTATAAAGATTTAAAAGTAAAATATGACATTTTACAATGGAAAATTCTAATACTGATACCTATAAAGAAATAGCGAATTTATGTTTAAAATTATACACCGATTGTATTAAATATAAAAAACAGAAAGAAAAACATAAAGATCTTAACTGTGATATATTTTATAATAATTTTGAATATTTTTCTATTAAAATTAATGATGATAAAGCTAATTAAAATTCAAATTCATATTCGACTAATGCTTTCATATCTGTTTTCATTCTTGAATACATACAATTTCTAATTTTGCCCAATGTAATTTCGTTTTTAACGTCAACACTATACATTTTGACAGATGTTTTATCACATTGAAGTTGAAAGTTTTCATCATCTTGCATTTTTGTTTTATTATTTTTTTTCCACTCTGAAAATGCTCTAGATATTTTCATATAAATTTTATCAAGAAATTTTACTAGTTTTTCTCTGCTTAATTCAGTCCATCCAGCGTCTTCATTTTCATAAATATAAAATATATTAGACTTCTGGACAAATGCAAATATTGGATATTCATTCTCAGAAATATTATAAATAGTTCTTGCAAATATTTGATTAAGAACATCAATAAAATTACTATCAAATAAACTCTTAATATCATCTTCAAGTATGGTGATTTTATTTGATAAATTATCAAATGTAATTTCAGGGGTTGCATGAGTATTTAACCATTCAATTACATTAATTTTTTTCTTCTTTTTAATAACCCATTTATTAATTTCATCGACTTTTTCATCTAATCCGTTTAATTTTTTACCAATTTCTAATATTATTTGATACATTTTTTTCTGAGATGGAATTTCCTCATCATCTTCAACAGTAGTTTTTTTAGAACTCTTATGCAATAATTCACATAAAACAACATGATTGTTTAAATTAGTTTTTTTTACATAACTTTTACCACAAAATGTGCAACATTGTGGAGGCTGTTTAATACGATTTGGAATATTAGTGGTCATTCTATTATATTATATCATTAATTATTTAATTAATATTATTATCAATTTTTTAATGAAATAAATAATAAAATAATATTATAACCTTTTATATATAATGAGCCAACAATTTGGATTAACATGTCTTGTAACTAACCCTTCATATGCAAAACAATTAGGAATTCCAGAATTTTATTATAGATATCGTAGTTGTAATTCTAATTTTCCAAATAGAACAAAAGCAAGTGTAGGTGGTTTTACTCCTGCTGATCAATATCAAAAACAAAAATTAATACAAAATACTGTAAGAGTTTATGGTTCTCTCTATACAGCAAATTTAGGACCTCTAACAGCTTATTCGAAACCAATAAATGACCCAAATGCCGGATTATACGGTGTATGTTGGAATCAGATGAGTGATCGACCAGTTCCTAGTGTTCAACGGGCTACAGTGCCAACTGGTTATAATGTGTCAACAATAAATAGACGTCATACATCAGTTACTTCAAGTAGACCAGGTTGTCAGACACCAGGAGGTATAGGTTGTGATATTAAACATAATTCATATGATAGATACCTAAATAGATTAAAAGGAAAAGGACCCATGAGACGAGGAGTAGTACCTCCAACTTTTGGTGCTCCTATTCCATTTAATCCAGCTTTTCCAATATATGGAGGAAAAACAACGAAAACCAATATTGTGGATGGTTGTAATTGTCCAATTGATGATAAAAATAATATTAAATTATATGATAATCCACAATTGTATCCATATCCAAGTTCACCTCCTTGTCAATTTAATGTTGGAACATATGTTTATGCTAAGCAAGATGGCAATGACTTTTATACTAGAGCTATTGTATTAAATAATCAAAATGATATTTATACAATTCAATTTGATAATGGAACTATTCAAACTGTTAATAATAGTTGTGAATTATTAATCTATTTCCCTTGTAACTGTAATGCTGAAACAAAATTTTTAACATTTGAAAAAGGATTAATATCTGTTGTGGGTACAGACTATTCAATTAATTGTTCCCTTCCAAATTCACTATTTAATAATTTAGTAAATTAAACAATTACAAAAATAATAATTTTAATATTTACATTAATTATAATATGCCTGCAAAAATAAAGATGTCCTTGAGTAATGGAAATCCTCCTCCTGCTTTTTATAAGCAACAAATTAATACCGCAAGTTTAGGCGGTGCTCCTTCAATGGCTGCTCCTAAAGCTCCATCTGCAATTAATGCTCCTATGCTAGCTCGTGTTCATAATGTTCGTCCTGGTTGTGGTTCTTGTGGAAGACATTAAATTCATTTATTTTTAATATAATTTAAACTTGATTTTATTTCGTTTAAATCATTTTTTAATTCATGATAGCCCTGACGAAATTTATAGTAATTATAAAAATCAGTACCCACATAATATCCAACAAAAAAAGTAAGTAAATTATAAATTGCAGTTATAGAAACTGGTTCCATTAATAAATAATTTATTAAGGTTTAAATCATTTAATAAATTATTTTATAGTTTGATAGTATATAATGTTTAACTCAATGCAATTAGCTACAACTTATACAACTCCTTATCCATCAAATCGTTTAAACAAGGCTACTAATTTTAAAACAATGTTTGACACAACATTGCTTCCTTATAATAAAATGTATAATGGTTGTTCAAGTAATTTCTGTTATACAACCAGTAAAGGTACATTTATTTATAAGCCTCATACTGATGTAGGAATGGTTGGTCGTTCTGCTGCTGGTTATTTAGCACAAAGAAAACGTATGTAAAATAATCTAAATATTAATCTTTAAATTATTTAAATGACGGAAGAAAGTTTAAGTATTAGTCAGATCTTAAGAATTAATCAGATGAAAACAGTTCAAAATGAAGGACTTGAATTATTTAAAAGAAAAAATACTGATTATGGTGATGCATTTGCAAATTATGGTTCAATTGGTGTAATTGTAAGAATGGGTGACAAAATTCAGAGATTAGTTTCAGTTACAAATAAAGGTGTTAATCTGGTTAATACTGAAAGTTTGAGAGATACACTTATTGATTTGCATAATTATGCTGCAATGGCTATCATGTTAATTGATGAAAATAAAGATGATATTAAAACAAAAATTGAGGAAAAGGATATGTTAGTTATGGAGAATTTTGGTTAATTAAGCTAAAGAAGCCTGCAATTTTTTAAACCATGGAGCCTCGTGAATAAAACTACTCCAATTTTCAGTTAATAATAATACAAAACCAAATAAATATAGTAATAATTTTGTTTCACCATCAATCATATTTATACGATTTGCTCTAGGATAGAATAAATAAATTAATAGAACTGACATCATAGATATAAATATAAACTCAAATCTTTCCTTCCAAAATTCAACGATTTTTAAGTTTTTATCCTTAGGATTTTTAGCCTTAATATATAATCTATAAACTGCTAAAATTATAAATGCAATTTTAACAATAAAAATTAACGTAATATAAATATCAAACTTATTCATATATAATGATTATACATTTTTTTAATAATATTTAAATATTTTAAATATTATTATGAGTAATTCAAATATGTTTAATGGTGATTTAGCTCAAACTAATTTAGACGTAGCATATCATTTTACTTCATTTAGTCCATACATTACAAATGGTGGATTAAATTCACGTTTTTCTCCAAATTGCATTTTTTGTTCATCTAATAATACAATGAATTTAATTAATGACGGTTCATTTAAACAGTGTAATAGCTGTCGTAAACAATTTAAGGCAGTTCTCTCTAATAACCAAGTTAATCAACAATTCCAATATTTTCCTCCATATCGTGTTAATAAGTAAACTAAGGTTTAATGATTAATTCTATAATAGATTTACCAGTATAACCTCTTATACTACCTGCAAGTAGTCCAATAAATCCATAACCCAATGCTATTTTTGTAATTCGGTCTGGTGGACCGCGATTTCCATTCATAATTCCTAATACAATTTGTGCAGCTACATCTCCCGCAAAAAAACCTGCTCCACTCCAAAGCATTATATCAAAAATTCCATACTTATCGTCCATGTTGTTATTTAATTCATTTTTGTTAGCTTTAAATTATTTTATTATTATATAAATGGCGTGTGCTTTAAGTTGTATGGTTTCTGCAGTATTTGTTATCGGTATGATTTATTTTTATAATATGACAGGGAAAAGTAAAATAGTTAATCATTATAAATCATCATTGTCTTCTGATCTGCAAAAAAGATATGAAAAAATAAGTCAGGAGAGATTAATGATAAGTTATCAGGGATATGCTTTAGGTGTTATTCTTTCTCTCGGTATCATATTCTATAATATTAAAATAAAGGGTGCAAAGATGAGTAACACTGCTTTAGTTTGCACAGTTGTAGCAACTGCTTTTGTTACTAATTATTTCTATTATATGTTAAGTCCAAAATCAGATTGGATGTTGAATCACCTACAAAATAAAGAAGAAATTAGAGCTTGGTTACAGATGTATAGAGAGATGCAGTATAATTACCATATGGGATTAGTACTAGGTATAATTGCAGTTGGAGTACTAGCATTTGCATTTAGGTGTTAAAAAAAAAATAAGATTATAATATATAATAAATATATATGAAAAAAACAGAAGTATTTTGGAAAATTCTAGAAAAAAATAAAATAGAATATGTATTTGGAATGGCTGGTAGTCCAGTAGTTCCTTTATTGGCATATAAACCAAATGATATAACATGGATTAATGTGGGAAATGAATTAGATAATGGATTTGTAGCACAATCCTATGGTTTATTTTCCCAAACAGTTGGTGTTATAATAGTAACAGGTGGTCCTGGTATAGCTAGTGCTATTTCTGCATTTGGAAATGCTGTTCATGAAAAATTACCGTTAGTAGCTGTAAGTGTCTTTTCAAAAAATGAAGGTGGGTTTCAAAGTTGGGATATAATAAATATTTCAAAGCAAATTACACCATATACAGTTAGTATAAAATCTACTGAAGATTTTGAGAAAAAAGTAAATTATGCTTTTTATATAGCAAAAACATTAAATACAGGTGTAACGTTGCTAATCGAAGAAAATACAATGTTAGATACTATTTCATATCATAATTCTAATTTTAATTTTAGAAAATTGCTTCATTTTGACAATGAAAGTAATATCATAAAAAAAATCAATAAAGAATTAAATAATACAGATACATTAGTAGTATTAGGATACATACCAAATATTGATTATAATGCGATAAAAACATTTTTAACAAATAATAATATTCCGTTTGTTTTAACATGGAAAGAGAGAACTTTACTAACTGATAAATATTATTGCGGATTAATAGGTTCTTTAGGTTATCATTCAGCAAATTATGCTGTTTATCATGCAAAAAATTTATTAATATTTGGAAATATTTCATCTAAATTAAATAATTCTAGCTATAATGAAGCATTTTCTATAGATTATAGGATTAATAAACCAATTTATTCAATAGTAGCAGATGAACCTGATGCTATAGAACAATCAACTGAAATATATATAACTGATAATTTTGAATATATATTTAAAAATTTAAGATTAAATGCTCGAAAAGAATTTTTGGATAAACTATCTAAAACATATAGTATTTTACGACATCCATTAAAACCTAAAAGTTATCTTGAAAAATATTGTTATTTATCTAGCATAATTTATAGTAAAAAAAAATTAGACATCCCTGTAGTTACTGGTGTAGGCAATCATTGGTATTCAATAGGTAAATATTTTACTCTGACAAAATCTAATAATTGGTTATCAAGCACAGAGTGGGCATCTATTGGTTGTGGATTTTTTTACGGAATTGGTGCATATTTAGCACTTAAAAAACCTGTTTGGGTATTTGAAGGAGATGGTGGAGCTATGTTTGCTGGTTCAACATTATTATATTTAATAAATAATAAACACTTACCTATAACAATAATTCTATTTAAAGATAAACAATATTCTGCAATTGTAGAATCATTTGACAAACAAAATTTATCAGAAAATCATAAAGAAAATAAAGAAATTATCTGTAAAACGGAAAATATAGATGAGAAAATATTCCCTAATTCTTACAATTTTTATGAATTTAAAGAATTTTATGAATATTTAAGTAAATATCCTATATCCAAAACATTAAGATTTATTATAGTTCATATTCCAAAAGGCCATAATATTAATAATAGTGGTGTTTTTTCAACAAATGTTCATGATAAAAAATATATTTCACTACTAAAAAACAATGAAATACAATCAATTAATAATTATGAAACAGTTTATAAAGAAGATAAACATAATTAAATATTTAAATTGCAAAATTTACATATTTAATATATTATTTACGATTTTTTCTTGTATATTTATTATTATCTTTTTTTATTTTACGTGTAAATTTTTTTAAAAACGATGGCATTTTTTTTATATTTGCATGTTTCTCACTCCATAAAGTATACAAAACACAAGATTTTGATTGTGTAAATGATAAATGAATTGTTCCTGGCTGATTAACAAATGCATTACCTTTATTAAATTTATTAGTAATAAATTCATTCTCATGTATATTAGTTGCATCTATATTTTCAGCTTTTCTAATATTACAATAATTTTCTTTCATATCTTTTTTATACCGTAATTCATAAAATTCACCCTCTGCAATATAATTATATTCAAAATTTGCATGTTCGTGATATCCAATATTTGTATAAGGCGGTATATACCAAACTTGCCAATATAATTTTCTACCACATGAAGTATCAGTTTTAATAATATTTTTAAATTTATTTTTATGCTTATTTCCAAATTTTTTTTTTGAAACTTTAATAAATTTTTCATAAAATTCTTTTGGTTCCACATTTTTATAACCTAAATTTTTATTTAAGAATTCACCTGGTTCTAATTTATTTTTATTATTAAATAATAAAGGTTTAGAAAATGAGATTTTGTTTATTTGTTGCATTGCTATAATATATATATATTATTTTAAAAATCATATTAAAAAAGTAATATAAATATTTCATAATAATTAAATAAAATGAGTTTCGGAAAATATTCATATCATTTGCATAATGTAAATATACATTATGCAGATTCTGGTGCAAAATTATATATAGGAAATTTTTGTTCAATAGCAACCAATTTAAATGTATGGTTAGGGGGTAATCATAGATATGATTGGGTTACAACATTTCCTTTTGGACATATTCATCAAAATGTTTTTAATAATTTTAATGGAACTGGACATCCATCAACTAAAGGTGATGTAATTGTTGGTAATGATGTATGGATAGGTTCAAATGTTACAATAATGTCTGGTGTAACTATTGGTGATGGTGCAGTAATAGCAAATAATAGTCATGTAGTTACTAATATAGAACCATATAGTTTAGTTGGTGGAAATCCAGCTAAGTTTATAAAATATAGATTTACTCCAGAACAAATAGAAAAATTATTGAAAATAAAATGGTGGTTTTGGGATGATGATAAAATAAATAAATTTACACCTTTATTATGTAATCCAAATATTAATGAATTTATAAAAGCTGCACTAGAAAGTTAAAATTAAAATAATATAAATAATATAAATATTGAATGATAATTATATTATAAGATGGCAGCTAGAATAATTGACGGTTTAAAATATATTTGTTTAATGAATGATAACTCATTTAAGAGCAAATCATTAGAAGATAATGTGTACTTTACTTTGAGAGATATCTTTTGGAATGGTGAAATTGATGATATAATGTCAGCAAATCATTTTAATGGTTTACTAACAAATAATATTTCATTTGGAGAGAGGGATGCAAACTTTGAATATACAAATTTATTGTATGATTACAATTCAGATTATACACAAAAATTATATCATTGGTTATCACAGTTAACTGGATATAAACTAACAACCAAACCAAATAGATGGAAAGATAGTATGATTAGTTTTCGTAAAGTTGAAGAAGACGAAGAAATTGATATGAAAGAATATATGAAGTATGATGATTGGTGGGACCAATTGCAAGAACTTATTAAAAAATTAGAAGAACAATTAGAAAAACATAAGAAATGGGAAGCAGAAGATGTTGAAAGAGACTGTGATAGATTAGCTGAACTAGAAGACGACGAAAGAGAAGATGAATATTTTTGTGAATATGATTGTGGAGGTGAATATGATTATGAACCTTGTGGTGATGAAATTTTAGATGGTGGTCCAGGTTCTTATCCAGAATGGTTGAATGAAAAAAATTAAAACCATTTGTAAGGGTTAAATCCATAAACAGATTCAACACCAAGATGAATTAGTCCATGTGTTCCAACTGCAATAGTAATTAAAGAGAGAATAGTTAATTTATGATAAAAATCTAAACGTTTAAATTGTTGAAAATTAGTGATAAAAATAATTAAAATAGATAATAAAATTAATCCTGTTACAAAAAGCGAGTTTAAAGAAGGTGCAATAAGAATATTACTTAACATATTATATATTAGCAGAATATAATATTTTAAAAAACTATTTAAAGAGAATATTGTATATTAATTTGACCCGAGTGGAATGAGTGGGTCGAAGGAGGTAAGTTTTATGGTATTTAATTTATTTTTAATATTTTGTGCTAACAATTAAAATTTTTTTCTTTAGGTATATTAGGATGCCGTTCTAAAAATCAAATTTTCTGGATGGCATCCTCGATTTTTGCCCTGTTGGCTCAATTGGATAGAGCATCGGACTTCTAATCCGGAGGTTGTGGGTTCGAGTCCCATGCGGGGTGCTTTTGGTTTCTTGCAGCAAATTTTATTTATTATGATAGTCCAATGTTACTATAAAATAATTAAGAAACCAGCAAATGAGGGCGACTAGCTCAATTGGTAGAGCGCACGCTTAGCATGCGTGAGGTAGGGGGATCGAAGCCCCCGTTGTCCACTTCATGTTATCTAACAGCAAATTAAAACTAGTCAAATGGTATGATTCCAGATTTATTCTGGCGTTCTAGGTTCGATTCCTAGGTTTAATAATAGATAACAGTAAAAAATGTGTATGTGGCCGAATGGTGAGGTTAGCAGTTTACTGGGACATCCTGGTTCAAATCCAGGCATACACACAGTTCTTACATAGCTCAGTAGTTATAAGTGCAAGCTAAGAGCATCGGCCTGCAGAGCTGATGGTTACTGGTTTGTTTCCAGTTATAAGCTTTATGGGGATTTAGCTCAGTGGTAGAGCGTCGGATTCCAGTCCCGAAGGTCACAGGTTCAAATCCTGTAATCCTCATTTAATTATTAAATAAACTACTTAAAGACACATTTATACTACAATATGTAATAGTATCTTACAGCAAAACAATCTGATGGATTATGAAAACTTCTCTTCGGTGCATTCCGAATCATTTTAACAAAAATGAGATAGGAGAAATTTTACCAAAACAAGATACTAGTATCAGAGCTCGTAGAGTGTGTCGGTTCGCACAATTGTCTTATAAGCAATTAGGCTGGGTTCAATTCCCAGTATGAGCATTTCAGTTAAAATATTTCAAATACTTATTATATTTGAAATATATATGAAGACAAAAAGACGCATACCAAAAATAAAGAATGATTTAGTTATCATAAAAAAGTCAAAAATTGAAGGATTAGGAGTGTTTGCTTCTGTTGATATTCCAAAAGGCACTAAAATTGCCGACTATTATGGTAAGGAAATGAAGTGGAAAACCTTTACAAAAAAATATGGTCCATATAAGGATAATTCTCTCCATACTTATCCAATGAGAAGAATTTGGAAGATACTTGTTGCAAAAATCGAGCCATACAAGAGTAGAAATTTGACTAATTATATTAATGAAATACCTGGAAAGGCAAATTGCGAGTTAAAATTACGTGCGTTGTATGCTAAGAAAGATATTAAAAAAGGTGATGAATTACTATTAGATTATCCAAAAGATTATAACCGATTTTGGCTCAATAAAACTATTAAAAATAAATCCATTAAAACTACTTAAAGACATATTACTTATATAATATGTGAGGCTCCATACAGCAAATTTAAAATAAAATAAAGATTTATTATATTAACGGAGCCTGTAAATTAGAGCACGGATGTCCGAGTGGTTAAGGAGTTTCGCTTAAGACGAAATATCGTAAAGATGCAAGGGTTCGAACCCCTTTCCGTGCATTTAATAAAATAATTAATTTTTAATTACTTATTTTATTTTTTATTCCATATAAAATTTCCAGCTTTAAATATATTATTTTTAATTACTCTACCAATTAAACTGTCCGAAATACCTGTCTGTCTTGACGCCTCTTTTATACTTATAAACTCATTAATAAAATTATTATTTAAATCATATTGTAATACTCTTATACCTTTAGATTTTGCCATTATATTCCTATGTTTTTCAATATTTATGTTGGGTTTATTGTCAGTTTGTTCTGAATATTTCTTTTTAATGGCATCTCTAATTTTATTTTTTGTTTCTTCAGAATGTTTTCTGCAATTATAATTACCTTTTTTGGCATTTTTCCATTTTTCAGAATTTTTTAATCCTTCACTAATTTTTATTTTATAATTTTCGTCTTTAAATAAAAGTTTAACTCTTTCAGAATTTTCTTTACGTAATTCAGGATTATTATCATATCTCTCTTTAAGAGTATTTTTTATTTTCTCAATAGTTTCGTTGCTATGCTTTTTACCATAAAATCCACCACCTTCTCCGCCAGTTGTTAAATTATATCCATTTGGCGCAATGGAGTTATATTTTTTAATATATTCTTTTTCAAATTTATATCTATCTTCATCAAAACAAATAATTAAAATCTCAAATTTAAAATTTTCAATTCCATATTTTTTAACTGCGTCCTGCAGGGCTGGGCAACCAATACCTTTTTCAATCTTGCTTTTATGTTCGTTCCATCTCAATTCTGGATTAGATTTTTTCGTCTCTCCAATATAACATTTATTAGTTAGTTTATTTGTAATCTTATAGATATAACCCATAAGTAGTCTCAACAGATACTTTTATATTATTTAAATTTACTATTATTTTATATATTCCAATCTAAAACTATTTAAAGACAATTTTATTATATAGTATGTAGGGGGAAACCTCGAGGATATCGCAGCTTAAAATATAAAAACATGCGATCTTATTTAAAAGTGCGCACCCTGATTAAGTTCGGGTTTAAATAAGATGATTATTAATTTGCGTTAAGTCGTTGATTAATTGAAAACATGTTGGTATCCTTACAGCAATCTTAATTTAAAATTATTTTAAATATGATGGTAAATGTATTCTTAGGAATACTAACGTAGTCCGTTGCCTTTAATCACTTCGTGTATTTATATTGCGATATAAATTCATGTAATTGATTTTACGTTTTATACTTTTATAGTAAGGATGGTTCGGTTAGCTTAAAGCTATAAAAAAAAGTAGTCAGTGGGTATTTTTTAGTGGTCTCATGGTCTAAAGGCTATGACTGCGGACTTTGAATCCGCCAATCTGGGTTCGATTCCCAGTGAGACCTTACTTTTAATATTAATAATTTAAATACTTATTAATATTTTAATGTCTACGTGATTTTCTATTACCTTTTGATTTGCGTTTATTTCGTCTTGTGCGTCTACCTCCTCTTCTATTTAAAGTAAAATATGGTTCTGTTGCATTTATTGACATGTTATAAAAGTTAGGAGTTTCATTTGCAACTTCAACTACACCATCAACACGTTTGAATAAGAGTTGAGGACTTGCACCATTATTATCAAAAATATATAATTCATTTGCTTCTTCAGTTAATGATGGATTTGCTAGTAGATAATAAGATGCTGTTCCATTTGATTTACTTTTTTCCATAAAACTAGCATAAGCTCCTTCAATCATAGAAGGTAACATTGGTTCTCTATCAGTCTCAATTGTATTTCTCATTGCAGCTCTCTCTAAACAGTTATCGAGAGAAGTATAAACAATAATAAAAATTTGTTGATAATCAGCAGATTTAGTTGTATTTATAACACCTTCAACAACATTTTTCATACGACCGGTAGTGTCAAATAGAATATTCATACGCTCACCAATTGCCATTTCTGTTAGTTGTTTTGCAAAACGTTGCAAGGTACCAATAATTCCGGGCCCTCTTAAAGTTAAACTATCTGGAAAACATCTGACACAAATCTTTTTTATCTCATCTAAATCAATATTTACATAATTATTTATATTAAATGATTTTTTTATTGTTGATTTACCTGCACCTGGAGGACCCATCATAATATAAACTTTAGGCGAGCTAACACCTTCACTTGTTCCATTTTTAAGCTGATTATAAACAAAATTTAAAAAAGTTTGGCCTTTTAGACCTTCTGGGTCGGTTTCACATGGTGGTAAATTTGGGTCTGAAACATATTCAGAACCAGGAATAGCTGAAGGCATTGATGATACAGCACTTGTTTTTGGTTTTCTAGGTCTTCTTTTAGGTTCATCAGATAATTCAGGTGGTATATCGGTCATGGGCTCAATAGGTTGTCCTCTTGTGCTTCGTGTTGTTGACATATATATTATATAAATAATAAAATAAATGTTTTCTTGTTTTTCTTCTATGCTTTATTGTTTTTCTCTTTTTAGTTCTTCGTCTTCTTCGTTTACCTCCACTATTTGACTTTACAATATAAGGAGGTAGAGAGATAATATTCATATTATAAAAGCCACTAAAATCAGTTACAAATTCTACATTCTCTCCATTTTTTCTATATAAGAGTTCAGGTTCAGTTCCATCAGTATCATTGTTATATAGTAAAACTTGATTTGCTTTAACCGGATAATCAACTAAGAACATGGATGCAGTGCCTTTTGGTTGCATAAAACCAGAATATATCTGTGCTGCAATTTCAAGCGGTAATTGTATACGTCCTGAGCCTTCAGTTTTGAGTTTTTCATTTCTCATTTGAACTCTTCTTTGGCATGTTTCGAGAGAAGCATAAATAACAACAAAGTATGTTTTATATCCTCTTTCTCTCGATTGATATAATAAATCACTAACTGCTCTGAAGTTTTGACCAGTTGTGTCAAATAAAATATTATATCTCTCCTCAAGAGAAAAATCAGAAATTCTTTTATTGAAATTATTGGTAATTCCTGCCATGGTTTTATCATCTGGAAAAGTAACACCTTGTGACATAAGAATTGTTCTAATCTCATCAGGGTCAATATTAACAAAATTCTCAATTCCAAATTCTCTCAATAAATTAGATTTAATAGTTGATTTACCACAACCAGGTGGTCCACAAAGTATCAAAACACTAGGTTCTGAATTTGAAGACAAAGTTGGCGACGATTTTAAGTTGTCTAATATCATATCATCATATGGAATTTCTCGAAATGCAGGAGGTTCGCCTTTTTTGGGTTTTAAAATATTAAACAATGTTTTACCATCTCTTAAACTCATTATATATATTCTAAACATTATCTTCATTAGTAATTATTTCAGTTGTTCTGAAATTATTTTCCTTTTCATCTTTGACTTCTTCATTAAAATTTTCGCTCGAATCCATTATAGGTTTAATAATATTTTTACGTTTTAATCTTTCATGAAGTTTCTTTATATGTATTTTTTCATTCATCTCTCTTTGAGAATCTTTACAATATTTTATACATAGACAAAATAACATAGAAGATACAAAAGAACCAAAGCTTAACAATAAAATTTGTCCATTATCCATCTTGATTTCATTTGATATTTTAATTTTAATGTTAAAAAAGTATTTCAATTTTATATGTTATAATATATTTCAAAACTACTTAAAGAGAAATTGAGATTATAATATGTAATGGGTTCATACAGCAATAAATGAAAATAGCCTTTTAAGCTCGTGGTCATGGGTTCGACTCCCATCAAGGACTTTCGTTCTTGTAGCTCAGTGGTTAGAGCACGTATTTCAAATGAACCTAGTATATTCAAGCACCCGGTTAGCTCAGTGGTAGAGCGCCAGCCTTTTAAGCTGGTGGTCGAGGGTTCGAGCCCCTCATCGGGTGTCATCTTTATTTACTCATAATTTAAATACTTATTTATGAATAATTATTTAAAATACTTAAAGAATTGTTATAATTTATTAAAATGGTACATGGAACTTATTACGGTATTCAATATGAAGTTAAACTAACAAAAGATATTGATTTTTATAATGATTTATTACCAATTTGGATAGAAACTCGTGCAAGAATTGAGATTCAAAAAGATATAAAGACTAATAATTATAAACTGATTATTATTCCTTATAATGAATTCTATAAACAATTATCTGAAAATTCACTCTTTACATGTTACGTAAGAGAGAATAATTCAGTTTCATATTCAAAACCAACGCTAACAGAACAATATTTAAGAAGTAATAAGTTTGCAATAGTAAGACAATACGAAAAATTAATTAGAAATAAAACTAGCTTACCTGAACCAATAACAATAGAAGAATATACCAAACTCTCTGACAAAATGCAAAAGCTGAAACAAATAGATTTAGTGGGCAAAAATATGTCAGAAGATGAATGGAGAAAATTTGATAAAGAATATGATGAAATTTATATCCAATTACAAATTCAGAGAATAATACATAATCCAGAGTATTTTGATGAGATTAAAAATTTACATAAACAATTACTAGAACAGGTTACTTTTGATGAAGAACAAAGAGAGCGCATACAAAAAGTTATTTCCCATACAAAATTGAATGGCATTATTAGTTGGCATGGATTAACGCTGGTAGATGGTTTTTATTAAAATTGAAAGCATTTAAATATTTAATATATATTCTACAATTAAATATGCAAAAAGAAATTAATTTAAAATCTGTTGGAGGTTATCACTTTGGTGCAATGATTGACCTTAAAGAGTTCGAAGGAAGTTATTTTGAAGATAAAGAAACTGATACCAATGGATTCATAAATAAAGCAAATATATTTTCAATTAAATATAATCCTGATAATATTTACTGCACAACCGATGGTTATGCGGGTAATTGTTGGACTGCAATTATATTTGACTCCCGTTTAATTGATGATATTTATGCTTATAAATTTAATTTTAGGAATTTTCAAGATTTAGTTGCATATTATGAAAAAGAAAATATGAAACTACTTCATACTGGATAGAAATAATATATGTTTAAAACTACTTAAAGACAGCTCCATATAATCATATGGAAAGGAACCATGCAGCAATCTTTTAAAAATAGATTATTATTTTTTATCGGTTCCTGAACCAAAAATTGACACTTTACAGCAAATTAAAATTTAATTGAATAATCAAATTTTATGGTGTCAGTATATAGTATCGGGTTGGCGCAGAGGAAGCGCACCTGGCTCATAACCAGTGGGGTCGATTGATCGAAACAATCACCCGATAACTCTTTTGTTTCTTATAGCAATTTTGATGATGATGGATTTTCGTTAATTTATAGAAACAAGTAACTTAATGGGACCATAGTTTAGTGGTAGAATATGTGCTTTGGGTGCACATGACTCGGGTTCAATTCCCGATGGTCCCCCATTCTCCTCATTTAGCTCAGTTGGTTAGAGCATAACCCTAATGAGGTTGAGGTCAGTGGTTCAAACCCACTAACGAGTATTTTTATAGGTTCCAATAGCTCATTTGGGAGAGCGTCAGACTGAAGATCTGGAGGCAGTCGGTTCGATCCCGACTTGGAACATGTAGGATGCATAGTGCTTTCTTAGCTCAGTTGGTTAGAGCATTCGGCTGTTAACCGAAAGGTCCTAGGTTCGATCCCTGGAGAAAGCGTTTAAATTAATATAATTATTTTCAAATACTTATATTAATTTTCAAGTTCACTTTTCCATATAAAACCTTTACTTGTTTTATTTTCCATTAATTTAAAAAATTGAAATGTTTTTTAATTACAATATTGAAACTAAAATGTATTGTATATAGTCATATTGAACAATGGATAATTCAAATATATTTAAGAAACTTGTTGTAAATAGTTTGGTCGATTCTTCAGATTTAAAAGATGAAATAAATAGCTATTTATTTTATGATGCTGAAGAATCGGCAGGTAGAAATAAAACTAAAATCATTAAAAATAAATTGATTAATGATATCAATTTAAACCTCCTATGTCAAAGAGGTCCTGCTAATGATTGGCACGTCTCATACCGTAGAAATAAGTGGGTTATGGGTGGACAGAACTGTAGAAGATGCGGACAATTTTATTGGATCAACGAATTACCACAAGAAGAAGACGTTCCTGATAATATTGCTTGTAAATGTTACAGATAACATAAATGTAAAAATTATTTTGCTGTATAAAAATTAATAGAAAATCATATTTTATAAATTTTTTATTTCGATAGGTCTACACTTTAAATTCGTGAGGGAATAATTTTTAAATAGTTATATTAATCCTACTACTTTATTTATCAAATAAACTTAAATAATATCATATTATATTAATAATGGATAGACAAAGTATCATTATTAAAAGAAAAAGTATATGTTGTTTTCTCTCAAATATTAAATTTGACAAAAAATCCTTTGAACTTTATAGAAATATTCTTTCTGGAAAAATTAATATTGACTTAGAATTATTTATATGTATAATTTGTCAAACTGCATTCCATGTTCAATTTGATGGATATTTTGAGGAATTATATATTGATGTATGTAAAAGACGTGATTTATACATTAAACAAATTAAACTGAATTTTAAACTAAGCTACATATCTGATGAAGTATATATTAATAAATTTAAAAAATTATTCTGTTGCATGAAAATAACAAATAAAGAGATTATTTTTAATCGTATGATACCATTATTAAATTTTGATACATTTATTCAACAATTTTTTGTAGAGAGGGATGAATCAAATAAAACTATTTTTATTGACACATGTAATCAACTTCTGTCACAATATCAAAATTCACGTGTTAATAATAAAGTTCTACCAATTGGTTAATATTTACACTATTAATAAAATAAAACTATTTAAAAATAAAATATTATAGTTTAGTATAGATGCAGATATTTATTAAGACACTCACTGGTAAGACCATTACAATTGATGTTGAGCCATCTGACACTATTGAAAGTGTAAAAGATAAAATTCAACAAAAAGAAGGAATCCCACCCGATCAGCAACGCTTAATTTTTAGTGGTAAGCAACTTGAAGATAATCGAACTTTATCTGACTATAACGTGCAAAAAGAAAGCACTTTGCACCTCGTGCTTCGGCTTCGTGGAGGTTAAATTATTATTAAATAAATATAAAAATATAACATGTATTTATTTAATGGGAACCAAAAAAGAACATCAGATATTTAATAATGTTGAAATGAAGCACTGTCCTACTTGTGATAGTTGGAAAGAATTAAGTGAATTTAATAAACAATCATCCAGTTGGGATAATTTGGCAAGAATGTGTCGTAAATGCTATTGTAATTATAAAAACAATAAAAGACAACATGATGAAAAGTATAAAATAAGTGATAAAATATATAATGAAAAATATAAGGAAACTGGAAGAAGAAGAGAAGTATCTCAGATAAGATATAAACTTAAAAAAGAAGAAATAATTAAAAAATGTGTTGAATATAATAAATTTAGATATAAAAATGACCCATATTTTAAAGTTGTTACAGCAATGCGAACAAGAATATCAAAATTATTAAGACAAAAAAATGCAGATAAAAATAATAATTTTTATAAATATCTTGGCTGCACTAAAGATGAGTTTGTAAAATATTTTGAAGAAAAATTCAAAGAAGGTATGACCTGGGAAAATCATGGAGAATGGCATATAGACCACATTAAACCATGCGCTTCATTTAATCTTTTAGATGAAGAAGAACAGAAAAAATGTTTCCATTATACAAATTTACAACCATTATGGGCTTCTGAAAATTTAAGCAAAGGTTGTAAATTTATTGACGATAATATCATTTAAATTTGCTGACCAATTTGGCTAAAAAAATCTTCGCACAATTTCCATAATTCTGACTCTTCATTTTGTTCAACATAATCCTCACAAAAATTTGGATGCATATTGTCAAAGAACTCTTCAGCTATTTCTAATAACTCGTTTATATTCATTATTATATATAATAAATATAAAATACTTATTTAAGTCGTTTTTTAAGCTGACTTTTGGAACACCTTTATGCATTCCCAAATCTTTGCTGACTCATCAAATGAAAATGCTCCTCTCTTTTGAGCTAAGGAGAGAAAACTAACCATGACATTCAATGCTGTATTTTCATCCTTAATTGGAATATCAACCAATTTAACTTCTGATTGTTGAGTTGGTGCAGGTGGCGGATTTACTGAATTATTATCCATTCTTATATAATTTATTTAATATTATTTTTAAGTTATTATACTTAAAAATATTATTTTAAATTTATTTAAAGCCATAACACCTATTATATTTAAGAATAAATGAACACTAATAATATGCTCTCAAATGATACTATTCTTAACTCTGATATCAATAATAAAGGTTTCGCAATTTTAGATAATATCTTTAGACAGAATGGTTGGACATTAGCAAAAAATGAAATGAACTGGATTAATTATACCAATTTTGGTGATGAAACTAGCTGCTTTGATATTAAAATTGCAAATGATAAGATTATTGTTAGCGTTCCTCTTAAAAATTCTATTTATCAATTTGTTACAACATTTAAAAGTTATTATGAAGCTAGTGAATATATTGAACAGAAATTTTTTGATTATATTAAATAAAAAAAATTGAATTATTAAAATGATTTAAATAGTAAATCATACTAGTAAATACAACGACATAAAATGGCAAACCTTATTGATATCACTACCAGCACTTTGGCATCAAACACTATTTGTTTCGACACACGAGATTTTGATGCCGAAAAAATTCCAGTTCCTATTGAGAATGCTAAATTTGGAATACTTAATTTTACTGCAGTTACTGCCTCAGAAATTACTAGCGAGCTTGAATTCTTATTTATAATTGATTGCTCTGGTTCAATGTCTGACAGATGTTCTGATGGACGAACTAAAATGCAGCATATTATTCATACATTAAAAAATATGATTATGTTCCTCCATGATAATAAGAGTATCAATGCACATATTACAGTTAATGCATTTGATACAACTATTTATAAAATTGTTGAGCGAACCAGAATTATTGATGAGAACTTTGATGAAATTATTGCAAAAGTTGATAAAATTCAACCAAAGGGAAGTACAAATATTGAATATGCTCTTACAAAATCTGCAGAAGAGATACAGAGATTGAAGACTGAATTTCCAACACATGTTGTCAATCATATATTTATGACTGATGGAGAAGCAACTGATGGTTCAAATAATATCGATATTCTTAAGAGTTTAGTCTTGCATGGCACTATGAATGCTTTTATTGGTTTCGGACTAGAGCATGACTCAGCTCTACTCAATGCTCTAGGTTCTGTTGACAAAAGCAGCTATCATTTTGTTGATAAATTAGAAAGTGCAGGATTTATTTATGGAGAAATTTTACATTCAGTTGTTTATAAACTTTTGACGAATGCAGAAATTAATCTTAAAAATGGTCTAATTTATGATTATCAAAATAATACATGGGTTGATAAATTAGTCATCGGAGATATTATTAGCGAGGCAAATAAGACATATAATATTGTATCTAATAATCTCGATGAGTTTGCTGCAGATATTAGAGCATCAATGCTAGACTTAGTAGTTTTGTATCCTTGCACTCGAATTGATGATAAGGACTTAACGAATCATATGTTCAGACAAAGAACTCTACAAATTATGTGTGAAGTAAAAGATTATTGCAAACAAAAGAGAGAAATTGGAGATAGATATAATAATCACTTCACTCTTGCACAGATAAATGATGAAAATAGTCATGATGAACTTCGCATTCGAAAAACTGCTATTGTTAAAAAGTTAGTTGAATTTATGGATGAAATGAAAAACTATATGGCGGAAAATAATCTTATGGATGATAAATTTATGAAAAATTTGTGTGATGATATCTTCATTTGCTTCAGAACTTTTGATACAAAATATGGTAATATGTATTGCACTGCTAGACAAACGTCTCAAGGAACACAGAGACAATATACTGTATCCAATACTATTGCACTCGATACAGAAGATATGTATGCTAATCCTCATAATGGATTACGACCTCCTAGATTAACAAGAGGTAGACATTTTGTACAACGTGAAGTAGCATTTGACTTAGGTGCTAATATTCAACAGTTCGGATTTGATGATGATGATGATTTACCTTTGCCGGTTCCTATTATGCGACACGAGGTTTCTGATTTTGCTGACACTCCGTATTTAACCCCTCAGGCTACTCAAGTTATGAGATTTGTAAGTTCTACATCTGGACAAGCTGATGAGGATGAAGAAGCTATTAGTTCTTCAACTCAAGAACTATACTAAAAAATAATTTATAAATTTTAATATAAAAAATTACTTATAAATTTTTTATTTTAACTAGAGCTACTATTTTCTTTTTGCAATTCTGTTTGTAATTGACTTAATAATGGAAATTCATTTGAATTTATTGTTTCGCTTAAAAATGATGGTTGTGACTCCAATGGATTATCATTTATTCCCCATAAATATTGCCAAATACTACTTATAAATGGTGTCTTGCCTTTTACTTTTAATCTATAAGCACAAGAATAATCTGGAGTAGCAGCCATTGAACCACATGGATTACATGGACTATTTAAAAATGTAAAACCTGGAATTATTTTTTCTAAGTCATTATAATCTACTTGTGTCACTTTTTGTGTTTGTTCATTAAATATACCACCTTTTCCTGTATATGTTATTCTCTCTAATGTTGGAATAGAACTATCACTTTTTAAGTTACATTTTATAATATCATCTGAACGATTACCCATTAGTCCTGATTCATAAGGAAAATTACCAAATCCACTAGGTAAGTCTTCCATTTGATTACCTGATGGGTCTTTAATAAGCACTCCATTTAATAGAAATTGACCTTCTTTTGTTTGATAAGTTAATAATTGTATAATTGCAGATTCATTATATATTGTTCTTGCATAATTAGCCGCATCACTTGGGTCTGTTCTTATATATGGATTTTTTGCTACTGCATCCTTATATAAATCAATTACTTTTTGTGACCATGGCCACATACCATTTTTATTAAAATAATCCAATTCTTCTTGTGTTGCTTGTGTTCCTATTGTATTCATATCAAAAATTTTTTGTCTATTTATTGTATTTTGCATTAATAAAAAATTTGTTTTAGAATCTTGTGTAAAATTTCCATTTGTTACATTGTTTTCTCCATTTGATTTATTTTGACCATTCTCATTTATACTAAATGTTCCATTAACATTTAAACTGAAACCCTCGTTTATTAAAGTCTTTGTTCTTGATAATTGAGAGAACCTTAGTAATAATAATAATATTATTCCTGTAATTATACCATATACTCTATTATTCATAAATACAAGTAAAACACTAATAATAAGTATTAAATTTCCTAAAAGGGTATTAAACAAAGATATAAATATTTCAGGAATAAAATACAAAACTAACCATATTCCGATTAATATTGTTAATAATCCTATCATTTTTATTTTATTTTCATCATTCAATAGATTTTTTATTTTTGGTAACTTCATATATTATTCAATTATTTTTTATAATTTAATAATATATATGCGTAAGAGTAGAAAAAATAGAGCAATTAAAAATAAAACAATTAAAAAAAGAAGTAAATGTGTTTATACTGATGAAACAAGAAGACTGATGAAAGTTATTAAAGAATTAAAAAAAATTAAATCTAAAACTAATTATAAAATCCCTCAAGTCTATACTAAAACCATGAAAAAGAAATAAATTAAATTCCAGTTGAACCAAATCCACCCTCACCTCTAGCAGTAGTTTCACCTAATTGTTCTCTCGAATTTACTAACTCAACAATAATTGGAATTAGTCCAGGAGCACAAATTTGTACATGTCTTTCAAATTTATTTACTGTTACATTTATCAATGAATAAATTACATCAAACATTCCCATTAAATGACCTCTATATCCTGCATCAATTATACCGACATTATTTGCTAAGCGTAAATTTGACTTTGAAATACTTGAGCGAGGATACATGTAAAAACCAGTATTAAAGCTATGTTCTCTTTCCACAATATAAGCTCTACATGAAATTTGATAATCTAGTTTATTCACTTTAGAAGGATTCATAATCAAATCTGATGGAGAGAACAAATCAAAACCTGCATCAATATGATTTAAATTATTAGCCATTTTTAAATGATGTTCATTTATAGCTCCAATATATTTATCTATTAATTCATTATCATTTGAATCGATAAATATTTGTAAATGCATATATTTTTCATAAATATTTAACAAATCTCTTTCTAATGAGCTTGACATTATCTTATTTATATTTTAATTTTTAAGTAATTTAAAATCAATAATATATATGACTATTCCACGTTTAGAACTAACAGAAAATCCAAATAATAAAAATGATTTTATAATATTTAGACATCAAATTCGCAGCAAAAAAGTGCCGACTTTTACTAAAAATAGAAAATTATCGTCTAAAAAAACACGAACACATAGAAAAACTAAAACCAGAAAACATAAGAAAAGAAAATCATTCTTCAATATATTTTAAATTGATTTAAAAGTATTATCTAACATATATATATAATATATATTAGATAATGTATATGTTTGAATTTCTTTTGCCTCTTCTTTTTCTCTCTAATTTTGTATATTCGTTTGATTATACTCAAGAAGCTTTATCTGATCAACTTCTTGAATTACCAGGACTTAAATGGAACCCTAACTTTAACCAATTTAGCGGATATTTAAATCTTGAAGGAACTAAAAAATATATTCATTATTGGCTTGTTGAAGCTGAAACTGACCCTCAAAATGCTCCTCTTGTTTTCTGGACTAATGGTGGACCTGGTTGTTCTGGTTTAATTGGATTTATGACTGAACAAGGACCTTTTAGACCTGACTCTGATGGTAATTTACAACCTAATCCTTATGCCTGGAATAAAATTGCTAATATGGTATTTTTAGAACAACCTGTTGGAGTTGGATTTTCTTATTCTGACAATAAAGACGACTATAGAATTGGTGATGACCAAGCCGCTCAAGATAATTTAGCTACTATCTTATCTTTTTTTGATAAATTTCCACATTTCAATCATACTGCATTATATCTAACATCTGAATCTTATGGTGGACATTACATGCCAACTTGGGCTGATGCAATTATGAAATATAACGATGCTCAGGAATATTCTCAACATCGTATTAATTTCAAAGGATTTGCTGTTGGAAACCCATATACTGATTATTATTCTGGAATTGGAGCACAAATGGAAACTTATTGGGGAAAGCAATTATTACCTAAGCCATCATGGGATATTTATGTGGCAAATGGATGCACTGACCCTATTAAAATGGTTAACTCTTCCATTTGTGAATTATATTTACTCGATTTTACTAAAAAAATAGGTAATCTTAACCCTTATGCTCTTGATTATCCTGTGTGCTTAACTGCTCAACAAAGAAGAATGTCTCAATTTATATTTGATACAACTAATATTTTAACACAAAGTTACGAACCTTGTGAAGATAATTATGCATCTGATTATTTAAATAAACCTGAAGTTAAAACTGCTATTCATGTTCATAATGATATTGTATGGGAAGAATGCTCCAGAACTACTAAATATAATTTAGCAGATAAAATGATACCAATGGAACATTATTATAAGACCATATTAAATTCTAAATCACACCCTGATTTAAGAGTTTTAGTTTATTCAGGTGACGATGATGGTGTTTGTGGAACTATAGGAACTCAACGTTGGATTTATGATCTTGGATTTACTATTAACTCATTATGGAAGACATGGTATGTTGATGGACAAACTGCAGGTTATATTACCAAATTTAATACTCCTTTTAGTAAGGATAATCGCTTTTATTTTATGACTGTTCATTTTGCGGGACACGAGGTTCCAACTTATAAACCTAAAGAAGCACTCGAATTATTTGAGATGTATTTAAACAATAAAATATAAACTTAAAGTCTTTTTTATTAGTATTTATTATGGGTCCATTTACTATAATAAAAACCTTCAATGACGTTAAATTTAACAAGGATGTTAAACCCCTTGTTATTTGTGATATTGATCATACCTTTATGCGTTGTTTACATGATTTAGATCATTTTCGCGAAATGCTTAATATTGATTATAAAAAATTTGACGCAAATTGGCACTTTGATTTTAATTTCTCACCACCTGATGATAGTGAAGCTATCGATTTAATGAATAGAGCATATAATCTTGGATTTGTTAGACAAACTGATAAAGAAGGATTTAATCAAATGTTAAAAACAGTTGAGGAACTAGGTGGGAAACTAATTTTTTTAACTGCAAGAGGAATTCTTAGTCATGAAAAAACTACAAAAGAACTTAAAAAAGCTGGATTACAACATCCAGAAAATTTTGATATTCATTATACTAATTGTGAAATGACCAAAGGAGAATATCTAAAAAGAACTAATTTAACCGATGGATATGAACATATTTCATTTATTGATGATTATCCAAGTTTTTTAGAATCTGTTTATAAACTTTTTCCTAATATTAATTGCTATTTATTTAGATATGATTAGGTTGTATCGTGATTTATTAAATTTAAAGCATCTAAACGATGATAGAAATATCGATAATCGCTTTCTAGCTTTTTACGCTGATTTTCCATATCCCATAAAAGATTTGAAGCTTGTTGAATCATATCTAAGGTCGCACCTAATTCCTTTGCTTTTGTTTTTAAAGCTGTTAGTTTTTCAATTTCTTCATCAACTTTTTTTAAATTTTGATTATATTTTTCAGCTCTCTCTTTGGTGTCCGTTACAATTTCTGTGTATGACTTTGTTGGCATGTCATCGAACTCCATTATTTCATCAATTGTCGCCTTCTCACATTCCTCTTCTTTTTTCTCCCAATCAACAAAATAAAATCGCACTGAATTAGTATTGAAATCTAGTAAGAATATATAACCTAATTTTTCACCATTATTTAAGAAATAACCTGAATCCAAAATATTTATAAAACTATGCTGACAATTACGTACCAAACAATACCAGTCTCCTGTGTTTTGATATGAAACAGTTAGGTCTGTGTAAGGTTTACATTTTTCTATTGCTTCTGGTTTTGTCTTATTTTTTGCTTCTTTTAAATTCTCAAATGCTTCACGTAGCAAATCTATAGAACCAAAATGCTTCATTAACACAAATATCTCTCTAACGCATGTCTGCCAAAGCATATCGGCATCATATTGAACATGCATTAGTCGAACTTTACGACCTATTTTATAACCAAATGAACCTTGAGTTCCCATTATTTTGTATATAATATTAATAAAAGTATTTAAATATTTTCAATTTTATTTTAAAATTGAATTTTTTATTTAAAATAATAATTAAATCATAATTAATAATGATGCTAAACTCATTAAGAACTATAATTGAAGATAATGATAATCTTGCTATTCAAGATACATCACTATTAACTGAAGGATTGGTTTATTATTTTACAGAGGTTAATGATAAAAATATTTATAGAGGTAAATTTAAAAATACGTTTAATAATGAACATAAAAAAAGATTTGTATTCAATGACGTAGAAATTTATAATGGAACCGGATTTCAGATATTTACATATCAACTTTCAACACCTAATATTAATAAAATTTATTGTTTATAAGGTGACAAAGCAGTGCGAGCCTTGGGAACTGACTATTTATAAGTTTAATTTTATAGAAGCATGAAAACCTAGTTCAATTTTTAAGCTTATTAACATAATGTATGCTATTAATATGTGCATCATAAGAAACCAAAATCCTGGAGTATCTAAATTAAATATATAATAAATTAAATTTATTATGTATTCCCAATTATTTGCAAAAATTGCATTGCAAATTAATGCAACTAGTAAGATATGAAATGCATTGAAACTAATTAACTTATCAAGTTCTGGCATCTTTATCCTTATCGTATTATTAGATTACTTATTAATTAATTTATGTTTTTCAATTTTTTTTTAATTACAAAAAGGTAATGTTTGAGGAGGTTGTTCAGTTGACGAGGGTTGACTTTGTGGACCTGATTTTATATACCATTCAGGAGGAGTTACATACACTGGACTTGTATTGCAGCCGCTTGCAAATGATGTAATACTTGTTCCTGCGGCTGCTTGACTTGAACCTGTTTGTACAGCATAAGGGAAAGGTTTTTGAGCACCAACAGGATTATTGCAACCTCTTGTAAGATACAAGTTGTATTGAGCATAAGATACTGGTTGATATAATGTCTTTGTATAAGGAGCATTGCGAGCCATATCATTAAACTTAAATCTAGCAGTTGATCTTCCTGGAGTACATAAAGTAGGTCCACATCCGACAAAATGACCTTCATAGGTTCCAACATTATTGACATTAAGAGAACATGTATTTGCTGCCGCTTTATTTTGAATATATAACCATTGACTTGCTGTATCTGTTTGATTTCCTGTGTAATTTGGTTGAACCCAATAGTTTGGATATTTTCCATACCAAGCCCATCTGTATTTTTTGTCCAACATTCCATAATTTGAGAGAACAGATGGTTTTATATATAGATATTGTGTTCCCATTGTGTCTACAATACGTGAATTTAGAACTGGTTCCACTGCTGCTTGTTTACTATGAGCATTTGGAATTGCACCACTTGATTGTATTCCATTTGCTGTGCTTCCTACTATTGTTGCTGAAGGATATTTACCAAATGTTCCACCAAAACCAATTGGCTGTGTTCCTCTATATGGTGTACCTGATTTTGACATTTTCATATCTCTGCCTACACCTCCAATATTTCTATGACCTCCATTTATTGAGAAACCTACTGCACCATAATTTTTAATTGCCTCTTCCAATGCTTCAGTTGCATGTCCAAATGGACCTTGAGGTAACCAATAACCACCTGGAGCTTTTCCTGAACGTTTTGAACCATAATTAATTACTGATTTTCTTTTAAAAGCAGTTAATGACATTTATAAATTACTATGAGATTAAATTATATTACCACTTTTTTAAAAAAGTGGTGCAAAAAATATATATATTATCATACCATTTAAAGATACATATTAATTTTGGTTCCACCTTTTCTAAAGGTGAATTATATTAAAATAATACTTCTATTTTTTGCTTCTTCAACTAAACATCTAGAGAGAAGCCAATAAATTCTTGTATTTTTTATAGGGTGATTATTTAATACTTCTAACATTTTTTGCGGTTCTTTATGTATTAAAAATTCTGTATAAAATTCATTATCACCTGTTATTGAAAGTAATAATAAACATGCTAAGCTAAAATAAGATGTTTTGTAATGAATATATGTTGGAATTTCTTTTATTTTTAATAGTTCTGGAGAGACAAAAAAATCTGTTGCAGCAAAAGGGCAGCTAATCATAGCCTCTTCTGTGTCTTCGTCAATTTTGGCTACAAATTCGCTGCCTAAGAATGCGAACTTTTCATCATTGATAACAATTATATTTTCTGGATTATAACCTATTATCGTGCTCGATTGTTCTTCAATTAAGTAAGATAATTGTATCGATAAACTTCTAATCATTTTTGCAATATCTGAAACTATCAAACCTTTTTTACCATGTCTTCCATATGAACTATCTTGAAATTCTTTCAAACTTTTTACTGTTTCCGCTTTAAATTTTATTAATTTATAAGTCTCATCTGTTGATGAACCTGGTATTAGTCTTGTTTTTATTAATGAATTTATTACTTTATGAGACCTTTGATTAAATTGTATTCTAAATTGCGACCTTTCTTGACTTATCACTTCGAAATTTTCATTTTTTAATAATACTTTTGCCATATTTATCTATCTTTATTCGCTTTATGTTTTTTATTTTTATATTGTTTTTATTTATGTCTCATAAAAATAGCATTTATTCCTCATTTCCTCTTAATTTTAATAAGAGAGAAACTCTTAATAATGATATTAATCGTATATCAAGTATCCATAAACCACTTAATCAACGTGTAACTATGATTAAATCTCCATCTAAATTTAACATGTTTTCTCTTCAAAATAATTTCAAAAAACCCAACACAAATGTTTATAACTTCTCTCCAACTACAAATAATAATATTAATCTTAGCATTCAGAGAGAAGATGAAAATCATAAAATACCTAAGATTATTCTTAAAGAAATTCCCATACCACAATATTCTAATAATGATAAATTCGATTTAAATAAAATTAGTGAAACCATTCATCAAAATATTCAAATGACTATTGTGGGACCCACTATTATTTATGATGGGATTGATGATATTAATGTTAGTTCACTTAAACAAAAAAATGTTCAAAAAATTTATCATGTTTATCAAGAAAAGTATTTAGATAATATTTTTGCTACTGGTTTTGGTGATTTTATTAGAAGTTGCTTTTTTATTATTCAATTCTCTTCTAAATATAATTTTCAATACGAAATCATAATTAATCATCCTATTGCATTCTTCTTAAACAAATTTTTAAACCCTGTTTCTAAAACTAAACCGCATATTTATAACAATATTCATATGTTTACTGAAACTAATTGGCATAAAAATATTTATGACAAAAATAATTATATTCTTAATTTTCAACTCAAAACAGAAAAATCAAGTCAATATTCACTCTATTTAAATCAATTACCTGTTATAGATAATTCTATTTTTTCTTACAACATATTATTTCCTATTAATATTATTTCTGAAGAAGAAAGGAATATTGTTCGTTCCCTCTTTGAACCTACAGATGAAATTAAAGAATATTTACAAGAAACACTTAATTTATTACAAATTACTTCTAATAATTTCATTGTAATACATATTCGTTCTGGGGACTTATATTTAAATGGTAAAAATACTAAATTTAATATTGTTTATTTTAATGCTATTAAAAATGAAATTTCTAACCTCATATTTAATAATAATGTGCTATTAATTGCTGATAATAATGAAATTAAATATTTACTTAAAAATGAATTTCCTTCATTAAAATTTAATCTTAATGAAATTACCCATCTAGGTGAAGGTGTTGAATTGGAAAGAGAGAAAGTAAAAAATACTTTGCTTGATTTTTATATAATGTCTCATTCATCATATATTCATTCACTTACTTCTTATCCTCATGGGAGTGGATTTAGTTATTGGTGCTCTGTTATTTATAATATACCTTATAAATGCAAGTTTATTAATATTAAATATTAATGTTTATGCTACTTTGTGTACACAAATATAAGCAAAAGATACGCCAGCAGTGAGTGGAGCATACCCTGCAAAATTTGCACTAGAACCAGTTCCATTTCCAATATTAAAATATAGATATTGTCTTAAATTACTTGAACTGTAATTTATTAATCCAGTCACTGTTAATGAGTCTTGGTAAGTGCTCCCACCAGATGTTATATATGTTTCTGTTTCTAATACTGTTGTTGCACCACTTGTTGATGCTGTTGTATTTTGATTTACTGATACTTGAAATACACCTGGAGGAGTAAAACTATCTGTGTTTGCAACAAAAGTTACACTATAAATACCGTAAGCTCCAGTAGGTATTTGTAAATAATTAGTACTAGCAATTGTTATGCCACTAGAAAAATCATTTCCAGTTAGAACCGGTACAACATTTGCGTTACTACCAGCACCTATCGTGATTGGATTATAACTACTTCTCCAGTATGGACCTGCACTTGTTATATAACCTGTAGTAGTATTTAAATTTCCTGTACCATCTATAGTTACAATTGGATTTTGAGGAAGTTGTGCATCTGGAGGGTGGCTTTGAATATAAAAATTAAATCCTCCACCTCCATTTCCTTTGTTACAGACAAAATCTGTTTCACCCGTACCTCCTGTTGCTAAATTCCAACCTATATAACTTCCTTGACCACCATTGTATGTTTGGTCCCAAAAATTTATAGCACCACCACCGCTAGTACCTTGTACTTTTAGCCAGTAATTATTGATTAGTTGTAAAATATTTGAAGAACTATTACCAACTATAGATCCATTAAAAGTGGAATTACCTGTTACTGTTAATGCTCCACCTACAGAAGCAGAATTTAATGTTGCTAATCCTGATGTTGTCAATGTCGTAAATGCACCTGTTGAAGGCGTTGTTCCACCTATTGTTGTACCATTAATTGAACCACCATTTATTGTTGCGGTTGAAATAGTTGTTAAACCAAGTGTTGATGCTCCTGTTACTGTTAATGCTCCTGGAATTTGCACTGTTTGAGCTGATGTGCCAAGCATTATTTGATTAGATGCTGTTATTTTGGCATTATAACCGACAGCTGTTGATTGAGAATAATTATTTGATGAAACATCAAAATCAGTTAATGCTCCTAAAAATGTGCATGATGACGGAGTTAGTGCATATCTGCCTGCTTGAGAACCAATAGCAGTATTTATACTTGTATTTGTACTATTATTGAGACTATAATATCCAACTGCACAGTTTTGAGTTCCTGTTGTTAATTGTAAAGAATATGAACCAAATGCACTGTTAGCGTTTGCATTAGTATTTTCTAAACTAGCATGACCAAAAGCACAATTATCAAATCCTGTTGAATTAACTTGTAATGCATAAGTACCAAAAGCATTATTTGTGTATCCGGTTGTATTATTATTTAAAGATGCCCGACCAAATGAATTATTATTATTTCCAGATGTATTTTTTGCAAGAGAACCAACACCAAATGCAGAGTTATAGTATCCACTGGTATTTAAAACTAATGAATTAACTCCAAATGCAGAATTTTCATAACCCGATGTATTAGTATATAATGCCTCATATCCGAAAGCAGTATTATTTGAACCATCAATGTTACTATATAATGTGTTAAATCCAAATGCAGAATTATTTTGACCAATTGTATTTGAATAAAGAGTTCCAATACCAAAAGAATGATTTCTAATTCCACTTGTAATACTATTTTGTGAATTTTGTCCAATAGCTAAGTTATTCGCTCCTGAAGTACTATTAATTAAATTTATTTTACCAGCACTATTTTGAACAGTTAGTGTATTTGATAATGTTGTAGCTCCTGTTACTCCTAATGTGGTTGTTACACTTGCAGAATTTAATGTAGCTAATCCTGATGTTGACAATGAATTAAGTGTTGCTAATCCTGATGTTGACAATGTTGTGAATGAACCGGCTGCTGGTGTTGATGCACCAATTATTGTACCATCAATTGTTCCACCATTTATGTCTGCTCCTGTTGTTGACAATGAATTAAGTGTTGCTAATCCTGATGTTGACAATGAATTAAGTGTTGCTAATCCTGATGTTGACAATGAATTAAGTGTTGCTAATCCTGATGTTGACAATGTTGTGAATGAACCAGCTGCTGGTGTTGACCCACCAATTATTGTACCATCAATTGCTCCACCAGTTATGTTTGCTACTCCTGTGCTCAATGAAGTATTTGCTGTTAATGTTGTGAATGTTCCTGCTGCTGCTGTTGTTCCGCCAATTATTGTACCATCAATTGCTCCACCAGTTATGTTTGCTACTCCTGTGCTCAATGAAGTATTTGCTGTTAATGTTGTGAATGTTCCTGCTGCTGCTGTTGTTCCGCCAATTGCTGTACCATCTATTGTTCCACCAGAAATGGCCGTACTACTGATTGTTCCACCAGTTATGTTTGCTCCTGATGTTGCCACTGATGACGCATTCAATGTTCCAAGTGTTGTTATACCGGTTACATTAAGTGTTCCGCCAACTGTTGCATCACTTGAAATATTTGCAGTTCCAGTTACATCTAAAATACCTGTTAAATTAGTTGTAGTTGCACCATTAGATTTACCCATGTTAATAGTTGTTGCATTAGTAGTTCCAATATTAAGTGTAGGACTACTACTAGAAGCATCAACTAATGTAAGAAAATCTAAACTTGAGTCAACATTTAAATAGTTGTTACCACCGCTAGAAGTTACATTTAATCCTTGACCTACTTCAAACTTAAACTGATAAAATAATTGATATTGTAGAGAAGCTGTACCAACTAATGCTGATGGTCCATTGGATTGAACTAATCCTGTTTTAGCATATGATGTTCCGTTTTCAATAAATGAAAATGCACCTGTTGCGTTAAATCCTGAATTCATTGGCGGACTTACTGGGCGAGTAATAGTACAATTACCGCTACCTGAATTTGTAAATATATAAACACCATTGTCTATATCATCGGTTAATGTTGGCGGGGTAGTAGGTGTCGAACTTGAACCCTGACTAACAACTAATATAAATACCGAATCACCAATTGCAACATTTGCAGCTAAATCATAATTATCTGTTGTTGTTGATAATGGTATAGTCACTGTTGAACCAACAGGTGAACCAAGATTTATATTTGCAGTAGTCGCGCAAACACATGTCTGTGTTATGTTTAATCCTGCAGCTACAGAATCTACATATGATTTTGGAACTATTTGGTCATCACTAGTTGCTGTTACAAAATTTGGTAAAAAAGCATCACCTTCAATATATACATTTTCTGCTAATGTTCCTATAACAATTTGATTTGAACTTGTTATTGTTGCACCATACCCAAGTGCAGTTGAGTTACTATAATTACTTGCATTTGCATCTGCACCTGCACCGATATATGTATTATATTGACCAGTTTGATTTGTATTACCTGCATCTTGACCTACTGCTGTATTATTTGTTCCTGTTGTATTACTACCTAGAGACTGATACCCTATTGCTGTATTATTAGCTGCAGTTGTATCGGCTAGAGATAAATAACCAACTGCTGTATTATTAGCTGCAGTTGTATTATCATATAGAGCTTGAAAACCTAATGCTGTATTATTATTAGCAGTTGTATTTTTATATAAAGATTGATAACCTATTCCCGTATTACTTGTTCCACTTGTATTACTAATTAAACTATAACTACCAACTCCTGTATTATTATCAGCAGAATTTTTGTAAAGTGCTTGAACACCTACCGCCACATTATTTATACCTACACTTGTTGCAGGAGTTGTTCCTTCTAAAGCACTTGAACCAACTGCTGTATTTAAAGAACCTGTTGTATTATTACACATTGACCCTGCACCTATAGATGTATTATTTGCACCTGTTGTGTTAAAAAAAGATGAATTAGAACCAACAGCAGTATTATTAAATGAAGATGTATTGTCATAGGAAGCATATGCACCTATTCCAGTATTATTATTTCCTGAATTCTTTTGCAATGCACCAGTACCTAATTTCGTATTATTCGACATTATATATTTTATTTACATTTTTATTTTTGTATTAAATACAAATAAAAAAGGGTAAACCTTTTTCTTATTTAGTTAAAATTACAAGCAACAAATAACAATTACAAACTATAATACTACAAATTTTTTATGCATTTTCTACGACAGCGTCACTGTCAGACACTTCTCCTTCTTCCTTCTCGATTTTGAGCGGCTTGGCATCCGTTGGCTCGGTCTTCTTTGCTCCTCTAAATTTGCGCTTGGGTGGCGGGATGATGTCACCGTAGTTGATGGTCATGGGAACTTCGGTGGTTACGCTTTCATCAACTGGGCGCTGTCTTGGCGGTGAATTTGAAGGAGTTCTTGGCTCGACAAACTTGCGTTCAAGTGCCTTAGGCTTGTCATCCTGTCTTGGTCTTTCACGTGAATTATCACGTCTGGCAGGTCTTTCACGCGAATCATCGCGACGTCTTCTGTCATCTCGGCGGTCATCTCGGCGGTCAGGTCTTCGGCGGTCAGGTCTTCGGCGGTCATCTCTGCGGCGTTCATCCCTATTTAAAACTGGCTTGGAAGACTTCTCCTCGTCCGAATCGAACGCCAGAGTTGCTTTACGACCACCTGCATGCTGTTGAGGCGCAGGTTTGCGTTCGGCTTCTCTGTAGGCTGAAATCTTCCAGAACCACGGGTCATCATAAATAATTTTAATTTCCTTACCGTTTAATAGTCGTTCACGGGCAGTATTGGCATTATCCGAGTTATTCCAACGACGGAAATGCACAAATACGCGGTTAAACTTTTCTCCTTTTTCGCTGGTCTTCGACACGATGTCAATGCGTTCCAAAGTACCCATGTCTAGGTCATCGAAAATCTTGCGAATACGACCTTCGCTGATATTCGGATAGACACGGGGAATGCAAAGCACTGGCACGTTTGCTGGCAGGGTTCTGAAGTCAATATGGGCGCTCATCTTAAGATTGATAGGTTTCTTAGCAATTATGCTATTAGTATTCGGGTTAAAAAGTATTTCAATTTTTTTATTTATAGTGCCAAATTGGTATATACTAAAAATTTATAAGGTATGGCTAGTTCCTTTTTTTCAGCTGACCATAATAGTATTATATAAATTTTTAGTGCACCTCATAAATACATAATATATTAAAAAATTGAGATTGATTTTTAAATGCTAGATGGATGCATATTTAGTAATAAAATGTTGTCCAAACATCAACGTGAACTTCGTCAACAGAGAGAACTTATTGCCCTGCAATACCGCCATTGGCAGGAAGATTCAGAAGCTGAGGGTAAGATGCTTATTTACCCTAATCAACGTGAAGCCGCTTGTGAGTGCATTACCCATTTTGAGACCGGAAAAATGTTGGTCATGCTTGTTGCTCAACCTGGAACCGGAAAGACCGGTTGCGCTTTAGAAATATTGCGTATGGTTGCCGTTCATCCAGATGATGATAAGTGTGTTAAAACATCCAACATTCATATCATCTCTGGCATGGATGATACCGACTGGCGTAACCAGTTTCAGTCCAAAATGCTGCCCGCATTTCAGCAAAACGTCCGTCACCGCAGTGCATTAAACAAGTCTAAGGATAGTATAGCACAAATCAGAAATGGTCTTATCCTAACTGATGAATGCCATATCGCCTCAGATAAAAACATGACTGTCTCTAGGGTCATTCGTGCTGCTGGTCTTACCGACATTAATGTTGTGCGGGAAAGACAAGTGAAAATGCTTGAAATCTCTGCTACGCCAGAGGCTGAAAGCTGGGACCTTGAGAGCTGGGGAGATAAGGCTGAAATAGTCCGTTTGTTACCTGGTCCAAGCTACAAAGGTTTTGAAGTGATGCTTTCTGAAGATAGAATACGAGAAGCTCTACCTCTTAGCTCTGCACATAGAGTTAATGAGTTATTCAAATTCTTTGATGACCGCTACCAAAGTACTACTAAAAAGTACTTTCCTATGCGAATTCAAAATCCTGAGTGGCTCGGACTTATTCATGGCGCAATTGTTCGTTTCGGCTGGACACATATGCAACATGATAGTGAACATCGTGTCGAGAATATTGATGATATAATGGCTTCTGCCCCTGCAAAACATACCGTTATCTTCATTAAGTCATTCTGGCGTGCCTCTAAGCGTCTTACCAGAACTCACATCGGTGGCTCATATGAGCAGGTTGCTAAGTCCAGGAATATCAGCACTGCTGCTCAGGGTCTCATCGCTAGACATTGCGATAACTACGAGTATAAAGGTGATGAACTTAATCCTGATTTGCGTCCTGTTCATTTCGGTGATAGAGCATCTATCGAAGCCTATATCGAATGGTTTAACGAAGGATGCGACTATAGACGAGCTGACTACAAATCTTCTCGAATTAGTTCGTTTAATGGTCATGTCAGAGCCAAGGCATCCAAGCTTCATGCAACTAACTTCACCAACCTTGATGCAGTGCCAGTGCAAAATAACAATCCTGATACGCACAAGCGTGTTCCAGTAGTTATTCAGCTCAATGAGGCAATCATCAAGAAAATCTGGGAGACTGATGACGCCAGAAATCCTGTTTGGACCAAGAAAGCAATTAGTCGATTGTGTGCAAACGACTCAGATTATGGTGAATTTCTGGCTATTATTGCCACATCACCTTGCTTTCAGATGTCTACTCCTAAGCAAGACACCGCTCGCTCCTACAAAATTCACGTCGAAGAAGTCGTTCGAGCCAATGAAGAGAATAGAAAATATGGTATTATGGACTCTACAAGCGAGTATAAGAAAAAAAGTTGCTGGCAGGTGTATATCGACGAGAAAAATTTCAGACTTTGCATCCTATGGCAGGTGTTTTTAAACATTGAGGATGATGAAGTATAAGGTAAGTTATAACAAAGCCTGGCTCTCAGGCGAGCCTTTCAGAAATTTGTTTTGTAGTTTGTATTTTGTAACTTGTAATTTTAATTAAGTAACTTAAAAAGTGAGGCTCTTGCCAATATCTTTTTTTATTTTTTATTTAAAATTGAAATACTTTTATAAAATAATAAATAAATCATTATTAATTGTATCAATTATCTATACAAGATGTCATTTAGAATTATTAATGGAAGACAAATTGAAGTGCTTGATGAACCTGATTTTTTCGAGCCAAAACCAGTAAGTCCAAAACGTAATAACATTTTATTTGCTGATAATTCTGGTAATATTCATATTAAAATAGAAGAAAAAACTAATAATGATATACCTAGTATATTAGGTAAGAGAAAACTTCAAGATGCGTTTGGTGTTGGAACACATGATAAAGAGAGATATGGACAAGAAATTCAACCTGATTTCTTTGTAAATAATGTTGGTCATGGTGTTTATCCAAATCCAAAAGGCTCACAAGACCGCATGACCCAAGGGACTGCGTTTGCTATACCAACTACAAATTATGATGAGGATGAAATTATTGACTGGTGTTATAAATATCTTGCATCTAAAAAAACATAGATGCAAAATGGATTTATAAATTAATGGATTAAATAAAAAATTGATTTATACTTATTCGTTTTTTTAGTTTATTATACCTAATTTATTATCTCAACGAAGAATAACAATGTCTTGTAATATTTGCTGTGACGATTATAACAAGAGCACACGCTCAAAGGTTTCATGTCCTTATTGTGACTTTGAAGTATGTAGAGCTTGTTGTGAAACATATATATTGTCCGAAAGTATTCCTAAGTGTATGAAGCCAGATTGCGCTAAGGAATGGTCTAGAAAATTCTTAAGAGAAAATTTTACAAATGTCTTCTTGACATCCAAATATAGAGAACATTTAGAAGATGTCTTGTTTGACCAAGAAAAAGCATTAATGCCTGCAACTCAGCCCATAATTGAAGAGAAAATTCGCAAAAGAAATATCAAAAAACAAATGATGGAAATTGAGAGTTTAATTGAAGACTTGCGCTCACAACAACGTGCTCTTGAACGCAGTCTATTATATCCTGGTGAGACTGGAACCGCTTCTGCTGCTGCAAAACAAGAAAAACAACAATTTGTTCGACAATGTCCTGCAAATGGATGTCGTGGATTTCTCAGTAGTCAATGGAAATGCGGTATTTGTGAGCAATGGAGTTGTCCTGATTGTCACGAATTAAAGGGACCTAATCGCGATTGTGCTCATACTTGCGACCCTAATAATGTCGAGACAGCTAAATTATTAGCTAAGGATTCCAAACCATGTCCTAAGTGTCAGAGCTTGATATTTAAAATTTCAGGTTGTGACCAAATGTGGTGCACTCAATGTCATACTGCATTTAGTTGGAAGACTGGTAAACTTGAGAAAAATATTCATAATCCACACTTTTATGAATGGCAGCGTAAAAATGGAGGAGGTGCTGCACCTAGAAATCCTGGCGATATTGAATGCGGACGTGAATTAACACATTATACTTCTGACCAAATTTATACTGCTGCAAAAAGACATCCATCTTTACATAAGAAATTAAGTGAAGTTTATACAAATTGGAGAGGACAAAAAGAAACTAGAGATAGATGGCAATTTGACAAAAAAATTTCTGAGATTTGTGAAAGTGTTCGCCAAAATATTCACAATTTTCGAGCTGAATTAACCAATTTCCAAACTGATTATGTAGAAAAAAATCAGGATTTACGCATTAAATATCTTGAAAATATTCTTGATGAGGAAGATTTCAAGATACTCATTCAGCGTAATGACAAGAAAAATAGAAAAAATACAGAAGTTGCCCAGGTTATTCAGCTATGTAATACAGCAATGACTGATATTATTTATAGAGTTCTCGACCATTTACAAAAATCAGATATTGATAAAGTTGATATTGAACCATTTACGAATGAATTAACAGAAATTAGAAATTATTGTAATAATATTTTCAAAGATATTGCATTCACTTATAATACTGTTCAGTATGGATTTGCTGAAGATTTTAGGTTTATTCGTGTAGAAAAGGAAAAAAGACCTAGAAAGAAGAAGTCTGAGGAAGATGATGATGCTAGTATTGCTAGCGATGATGTTGGACTTAAAAATATTGTTAGTGCTGCAGAAAAGCTATAAATTACAAAATATATTACATAAAAAAATTTATAAATTTTTATATTTTTTATTTTTTGGCTACATCTTTTGATAATGCATTCACTGCGTAATTTAATTATATTCATTCATCTCCTTCTTAATTTTTTTTACTTCCTTATTCAGCTCTTTGTATTTATTATTGTGTTCGGTATAGTAATGTCTTACCTCTTCCGCCCATGTTTGTTCCCAATCTTCGCGCATTCTCTCCGACTTTTTAAGATAACACAAATTCTTCTCTAGTTGTTCAACTTCCGACTTCAAAGTACGGACTTTATTATTAAGTTTATAATTTTCGTAAGCAAACATTACCATATTGTATAATAAGAATACAAGTAAGACTTTATCTACATTTGACATGGCGTTTGAAATTTCTATCACGGACTGTTGTATAATGAAGTATATGGTTGATGCTATAATTGTCACAAAATTGAAGGCAATATTTGCAAATTCTACTAGATTGTTATAGCAGGAAGTTAACGATACTGTCACCAAAGGAACTACCATATTTGTAGTGGTCAAATAGACAGGAGCGATATAAGAGTTCAAAATTAGTTCAGTGTTCATTTTCGTATAGCTAGCTGATTATGCCTTTTAATTTTGAATACTTTTTTCTTTCAATTTTATTTTAAATTTTAAAATAAATTTGTAGTCTAAATAGCCTGCTAGACTAGTACTGTAGCACTGTGCCACCCTGCCATCCACCCATTACCCTATCTCCTACCATATATCCTTCTATTTCTCCTTCTAACTTGACTGCTAATTAGTGCCGACTTTTTACCGTATGAGCAGCAGCAGCAGCAGGCAGCAACACCCTAACAGCAGCAGACAGCAGCAGAAAATTACGAGAAAAAAAGGATATTGACCAAATGGTCGCACCTTTTAAATACTAATTAATTAAAAGTTACAAGTCAAAATACATCACAAAATATATACTTTTTATATTTTTTACCAATCATCATCATCTATCTCTTGCTGAGACGCGACAGCAAATGTGTAGGGCTTATATGGGTCTTGTTCTTCCTCTTCATCTTCATCTTCATCACTGTCAGACCAATCAGCCCAACTCTTGGTGTAGATTGGCTTCGAGTAGTCCTTCTCTGACCATGGCGCAGCCTTCACTTCAGGCTTTGGCTTCAAAGCAGCTTGAGGCAACGATTTCAGAATTGAACGCTCTTCAATTTGCTTCATAAACTTGTCTTCCTTTGGCTTCGCGGCAATTGCAGCCCATCCGGTCTTCACTTCAGGTTCGGTCTTTGGCAGAGTTACTTCGACTTTCTTGGCAGGAGCACCTAAAACAGGGAAATTTTCTACGGGTTTTGATACAATACTTACCTTTACTTCCTCTTCCGAATCGCTGTCATCACGGAGAGCGTCGAACATAGAGGTTGGTTTCTTAATCTCGGGAAGCTTTTGCTTCAGTCTTTCCGACGCAGCAGCTTGAGAACGTCTATCAGCTCGCTCCTTTTCCTTGTTGTTCTTTTCCAATACTGGGCAGAATTTGGCCGTATGACCTAGTTCATAGCAGTATCGACATTCGGTGGATAGGAGTGTTGGACACGTTACTTTGGTCTTACCATTACGGTCTGGTAAGGAACGCACCCAATGACTGGTATACTCGCTCTCAGGTTTACCGGCATCAAAACACACCTTGCAATAAGGCTTCTTGTTGACTGGAGTAATCTTAGCGTTGCGTGACATCTTAAATAATAGCTTTGGCTCAAGTTGATAGTAAATTATGCCATCCTTTTTCTCTAAAAAAAGTATTTCAATTTTTTCAAATTAGCACTATATAACAATTTACTAAAAATTTATATATCATAAATATCGCACCTATACTTCATTTTGCGCCCTCAGCATTTATTTTTATTTTTCCCAAAGGCTGCATTTTTAAGCGAAGCTTTAAAATATAATTAAATTCAGATGACCCTTAATTCAACATTAACATACCCCCACCAGAATTTAACGAAACGCAGTGTATAACCCCGTGCCTTTGGCCTTGTGTTATAATTTTTTAGTAACTACCAAAATACTAGTATAAAATATAAAATTGAAATAAGTTTTCAAAAATTTCATGAGTAGTATTTTAACTATATCAAAGTCCGCGTAAGCTACGAAAATGTCCGCTGAAAATGATTTTGCCCAGGCTGTTGCTATGTTGTCCAGCCTTAATACTATTTCCCAGAGTGCTCATGGTTCAGATGCCAACCTCGAATATTTGCAGAATGAATTATTCTATACAATAAGACGTATGGTAAGTAATAATAGACGTGATGCAATACGCCAACAGGATGCCAATCGGCGTGCTAGACAACTCGAAGAAAACCGCATTAGAGACGAACAGCGCCAACGTAATTTCATTGAAAATGTAACACGTCTCCAACAACGACTGACTGCGACTACTACTCCAATACCAGTTTCAGGCACCATTTCACATGAACCCATTCGCTACAATCCACTCGAAAAAACTAAGGTCGTAGCAAAGGCTAAACTCGAAGAGACCATCGACTGTGCCATTTGTCAAGAAACCCCTAAGGTTAAAGATTGTATTCTCACCGAGTGCGGTCATCACTATTGCAAAACCTGCTGGAATGGGTGGATGAATGCAGAGAGATCTAATAAAAAATGCCCTACCTGTCGTAAGGAGATGCCCAAAATTACCAGCTTTAGAGCTCGTGTCTCGTCCAAGCCCGCTGCCACTCCTGCAAGACCTCTTATGATTATTGCAGAAGATGATTATTGATAGCTTTTAACTAATTGTTATAACTTGTAAACCTTAATTAATTATTTCAAAAAGTGAGGGCCTAAGCCCAATATCTTTTTCATCCATACCTAATAAGTATTATAAATTTTTAGTATTGCTCTAAAATGGCTTAAAAATCAAAAAATTGAATTATATTTTTGTGAATTCAGTGATTGGTAGATTACTAAAATACATCAACTTTACCCGAAGGGAATAAAAATGACCGAAATTGAGACGCGAATGGATATGTTCAAGAAGTACTTGGACCGTACTAATATGGACCATAAACAATATCAATATGATGGGGTTCGCTGGTGCCTTAACAATGAGCTGAGACCCGACCCTCCTTGTGGGGTCCGTGGTGGGTTCATTGCCGATGAGATGGGACTTGGTAAAACTATTATGATGATTGGTCTCATGTATTCAAACTTTATGTCTCGCACCCTTATTATTGTGCCTCCTATTTTGATTGACCAATGGTTCGTTCAAATTTATAGGACTACTGGGCATAAGGCTCTAATATATCACGGCGAGGATAAGAAAACCATTATGGAGGAAGAGCTCGAAGCTGCTCGGATTGTCATCTCGACATATGGAGCTATTACGTTGACCAAGAAGCAAATAGTAGATAAACAGCTTACTATGTTACATCGCGTATCATGGTCTCGTATTGTTTTCGACGAAGCTCATCATCTCCGTAACTCTAAAACCACTCGTTATATCGGCGCTCGTCTATTGCAGGCGCATGTCAGATGGATGGTATCTGGTACACCAGTTCAGAATAGTAAGAAGGATTTCTACAGCCTCTGTGCTATGATTAGACTTCCTGCTAGCTTCTATACTGAGGCCGATAATTTGCGCCTTCTTGCTCGCTCCTTCATCCTGAAGAGAACCAAAAAGCAAGTTGGAATTCAAATTACCGACATTCATCTAGATAAAAATGTAGTCGATTGGACTAGCTCTAAGGAACGTGACTTATCTGAGGAAATTCACTCTGCTTTATCGTTTAGTCGAGTTAATCCTATTAAAGGACATAATAAGCAGGTTGTCACTACTTTCCGACAGAGAGGTGTTCTCACCCTATTATTAAGAGCTAAACAGAGCTGCATTTATCCTAAGCTAATCTCTAAGGAACTTGATAAACTTATTCAACAAGGTTTTCTTAGCGACTATTCTTCCTATAAAGAAGCGTTCGACCATAGCAGCAAACTCAATGCCGCTATTAATTCGATTCTTGAACGCAAGGATAATGGTTGCGGTAAGCTAATCTTCTGCCATTTTCGCGAGGAAATTGACGAGATTGCACAGCGTTTAAGAGCTGGAGGCATGACTAAGGTCGCCACATTTGACGGTAGAACCAGTAATGGCAAGCGTTATGATATTCTCAATGAGAAAAATGATGCTCTAGTATTACAAATTCAGACCGGGTGTGAAGGCTTAAATTTGCAAGAAAATTATAGCGAAATTTATTTCATTTCCCCTCACTGGAACCCTGCTGTCGAAGACCAGGCTATAGCCAGATGCCATCGTATTGGCCAGACCAAACCTGTTTATGTCCAACGTTTCGAGATGTGTCCATTTACTACAGAAGAAGACGAGGTTTCTACTAAGACCATCGACAAATATGTCGGAGATGTCCAAGAAGGTAAGCGTATTGTAGCAAGTGAAATTATTGCTGAATAAAAATTTGTATCTGTAAAAATAATTAAGAAATTTTAAAAAGTGAGACCATTTGGTCAATATCTTTTTTTATTTAAAATTGAAATACTTATTTTAATAAAAATAAATGGTACTAATTATATTTTATTAATATGTTCGTCGAAACTCAAACTTTCAATCCTGTAAATGGTTTGCCATATGTTGCAAATGAAATAAATTATATCAAAATTCCATACATGACATTAAATGAGTTCCAATATGCCATAAGGCAAGCTCTATGTTCGTTTGAAGGAATTACCCATTTTAAATGGGACCAGGACAATTTTGCATATGAAATTGAATATGCTTCAAGACCAATAGAAATTACAGCTCCAAAAGATGTTTTAAAAATTATTAGAGACAAAAAATATGCTGCTCATGTTGCGTCAATTCGTGCCGAAGAGATATTTCCATATATACAAGAAGAAGATGATTTAACCCAACTAGATATTATTCCTTCCTTTACACGTAAATGGTGTCAATGTAAAATACATCTTGCTTGGGATATATTTCAAGACTGTTTAGTTTATAATTTTGAGCGTTCAACAGGCGATAAGATATCTTATATAGATATGCGTATGTCTCTTTATAAACAGCTCCAACAAATAGAAAAAATACAAAATGATTTAAAAGATGCACTAGTAGAAGCAGGTGTGGATATTACTACTATAAATTTGAGGGATTATTTGATGTGTGATTTGGTATAAATTTGTATTTAATTTATTTTAAAGAAAATCTTAAAAAATAATATTCTTTTTCTCTCGAATTAATATGTTTGATGATTCCAATGGTCATATTGTGGCGTATAGTTTGAACCTTGACGACATGTTGGAGGAATACACTCTAATTCATATTGAGCTCTACACCATTCTACGTAAAATTGATATGGTCCATGATATGCATAATTATATCCTTGAATTCTTTTATGAAAATTTATAGCCGCTTCTCTCTCCCAACCACCGTTACTGGAATGAAGTTGATTTGATGATGATAGTCCCATGTTTTACAAGTAATGAAATTATTTGAATACTTATAAGTATTTAAATTATTTTGATTTCAATTTTATAAAAAATGGCCTGCTAATTGGTGGGCGACCTTCGCTTTAAGTTGTTTTAAATAATATATATTTCAAATACTTAAAGAAAACCTGTTTTCTCTACAACCATGTAGTGTAAAGTTGAAAATTTCAAAAAAGTCATGAAGTGAAAAAAATATTTTCGAAAATGGAAAAGTATTTTGACTTTTTCAAAATGGACAAAAAAAATGTCCAAAAAAATATTTCAAAAAACGTCTTACTGAGAAAATTTTCCGACACCATCTTGAAAATTTATCGTCACAAATTAAACGCCAAATTTTTTTTTTATTACGATATTTTTTGAAAAAAAAACTTAAAGATTTTTTCTCTGGCTACTTTATGGAAACTTTAGGAAACGATTTTGTGGCATTTTGTGGCAAAAAAATGGCTAAAGAATATTATTGTGAAATATGTGATTATAGATGCTGTAAAAAATATAATTGGGATAAACATATCGCCTCACTCAAACATATAAAGGAAACACATGGAAACAATATGGAAACACAAAGTGGCAAAAAGGAGCATTATCAATGCGAAATATGTAATAAGGTTTATAAAAATCGTTCTGGATTATGGAAACATAATAAAATTTGCTCCTCTAGTAATAATACTAATACTGATAGCAATGATAGACTAATAGAATACCTTATGAAAGAAAATAAGGAAATGAAGGATTTAATTCTAGAAATAGTGAAAAATGGCACTCATAATACCACTAATAATAACACAACTCATACTAACTCACATAACAAGGCATTTAATTTAAATTTCTTCTTAAATGAGACCTGCAAAAATGCTATGAATATTACTGACTTTGTTGACTCCATTAAGCTACAATTATCTGACTTCATGGATGTAGGTGAGGTGGGCTATATACAAGGCATTTCTAATATCATTGTTAAAAAGCTTAATGCACTTGATGAGACTATAAGACCTATTCATTGCACTGACCAAAAGAGAGAAACATTTTATGTAAAGGATGAAAATAAATGGGAAAAAGAGGAAGAAGATTTTAAACGAATAAGAAAAATGATTAAAAAGGTCGCTTATAAGAATGAAAGATTGATGACATCTTATAAGGAAAAATACCCGGATTACAATGACCCGGACTCCAAACGTTCAGACCAATATAGCAAAACTGTTATAGAAGCTCTCGGAGGTGAAGGAGAGAATTATAAAGAAAAAGAAAATAAAATTATTAGAAATATTTCTAGAGCTACTCAGATTACTCGAAAATAACCCTTAAGGGATTGTGAAACTCCATCTAAATCTCATCATCCATATATTTATTTATTCTCTCTATAATATCATCGGTAAACTCTTCATCATACAGAATAAACTTACCACCTTTTGAATTCCAGGCATTTAAGTTATCAGTCCTGTCATCAATTAGGAGTGAACCGTTTGTGCAAAATCTAGGCTTCTCTTTAGTTGCACATGTGATGACGTGAATATCTGGACCCAATTCGCGGGCACACCATCTACGCTTTTGTTCTGACGCCGAAACGCAGTCACTGCGTGCCTTTGGAGTTGCTCCATTAGGAATTCCTGTTAAAATAATTGGATCATATTTTTTTATCCCTTCCCATAAATCGCGTCCTCTAGGCATCCATGGTAAGGTATCAAAGAACGTATTTGATTTATTTATCACTCCCCACATGATTGCAGGTTTTATTTGGTCAGGTGGTTTTTTAAATCTATTAATTACTCCTTGCTCGAAATTAGCTAACACTCCATCTAAATCACAAAATATAATTTTTTTAGGTAATGTTTGTCTAGATAATTTTTCACTTAAAATTTTTCTTAGCTCAAGGTTATCAATATTACCTTGTCCATTGCCCATAAAATAATCATGTTGAGGTGGCCAATGACGTTGATTATCTGCATGTGACCAATTTAAAGCATAATCAGGACAACGTTTGTTTTCAACGTTATAAGTATCATGTAAACTTGATAAAGTATATTGTCTTACAGGTAAAAGAGACATCTTATATTAATATTCTAGAGAGAATTTTTAAATATTAATTCAATTTTATATAAAATTGAAATACTTATTAATATTTAAATAAGTTCTATCAAATAAATCATAATATATTTATTGAAAATGTTTATTGAAAGTGTGCAATATTCTCTCGAAAATGTCCGTATAGTAATTAAAAAAATTTCAGAAAAAGAGAAAGGTCTACCTATCTCGTCAGCTAAAAACAATATAAAGTGTTTAGATTTTGATATGGATAAAGTTGTCTTTAGACCTATAACGAAGACTTCGACAAAATTGTCTCCAATTAATCCATGTAATAAGACATGGTTGGAGGTGATGGACATGGTATAAAAATAATGTAGTATAAAAATTTAAATTTTTTTTCACTACATGTATGTAGGGTTTCCTCCTTCCTAAGAGCAGCAGCAGACAACAGGTGCCGCATAAATAGTAGCCAATATAGTAGCCTACCCGCAGGGAGTGGTAAGTACACTATCACCTATCAATACTACTATTTGAAGGACAAATTAGAGAGAAAAATAGGCTACAATATAGGCTACTAATTGTGCGGCGAGGGGTGGCATACTACATAGGGGGCTATGAGCAGCAGCAGGCAGCAGGAGTACCCTACATACTTGTAGTACGGGAAAAAAGATATTGGCCAAGTGGCCTCACTTTTTAATAACTAATTAATTAAATTACAATTACAATTACAATAACAATGCATGTATCATATATATTTTTATATTTTTTTTATATTTTATATTAGCACAAATTACCTTACAAGCGCAGCTACCTTCGGTTACAAATCGTATTCCTCTTCGTCTTCCTCAGCATCGGCGAAGTCAATCTTGTTTGAGGCATCATTCCACTTGCCGACCACTACTTGGTCGCCTTCCTTGACATACTTTTGGTAGTCGTAGACAATTCCAGTCTTCTTCGACTTCAAGTATTTCTTGCCTTCAAACTCGATTTTCTTGACGACATCAGGCTCCTCATCTTCCTCAGGCTCAGCGACAGCAGCGGCTTTACCTCTACCTTCAGGCTTCTTGCTAGTCTTTGCAGCTTCCTTAGCAGCCTTTTCAGCAGCGAGCTTCTCCTCCTTCTGCTTCTTTGCTAGTTCAGCAGCTTCCTTCTTAGCCTGCTTTTCAGCTTCCTCAGCCTTTTTCTTCTCTTCGCGAGCTAAGCGTTCGGCTTCCTTCTTGGCTTCCTTTTCTGCCTTCTCAGCAGCTAGTTTAGCCTCCTTTTCAGCCTTTTCAGCTAGACGCTTTGCCTCCTTTTCAGCCTTAGCTTGCTCGGCAGCTAGACGCTCCGCCTCCTTTTCAGCCTCAGACTTGCCCTTCTTCTTAGGAGCGACGACTTCACTCTCCGTCTCGTTTGCCTCAGCTACAAGACTTGCGAATAAATCCTCATCATCTCCTTCGATTTGGAGCACCTTCTTAGACTTCTTAGGACGACCCTTTGCACCCTTTTCCTTAGGAGCCTTCTCAGTCTTAGGACGACCGCGCTTTACACCTTCGGTGTCGGGGACTACGAAATGTTCGGGATTAATAATAATATTAAACTTACCTGCTTCCTCCAAAGCTTGTTCCTCACTGATTTTATACTTCTTCATGACCTTCGCATAGGCAACTGGCTTGCGTCCCTTAGGGTCAACATACTCGAAGATACCGACTGCCATACGCTGCTGAATAGTACCATATTCTGGCACTTCAGCACCGACTTTCTGCATTTGGCTAGCACATCCCTTACAGAATGAGGCTTCACCCTTGCGAATACCAGTACATTGGGTATATAACCCGTTATTCTGGCGTAGCGCATAGCAGCACGCATCGTTAAATTCGCCGTTATAAGGCAGAGGGAAGGCTGATTTTGGGGCAGTTACCTTAGCGGCTTTTGCGACCTTTACCTTCACCGGTGCCTTACGTTCTAGCTTAATCATATTCAATCCCAGCATCTTAATTGCTTCATCGGCATCGAAATTAAATTTTTCGGCTAATACGTGCACACAGCGAATTGCTACATCTTGAGTTGTATTGACTAATTGACGAGTCAATTGATCAGATACGAAGACTTGAGCGTTAAACATTTCAACTTGAGCGGACATTTTCACAGTTTACAACTTGATTACTTTGATACTTATATGCTTTTACTCTACCACTACAAAAGTATTTCAATTTTTTTTTTATTTACCTTTTACAGACCTTTACTAAAAATTTATTTATTTCCACCTTTGAAAAGGTGGAGCCAAACCATGCAACGGAACTATTATTGCCCCCTATAATTCTCACCATCTTATATCTCAACGGAACTATTTTATATAACCCAGCTTTAAATATAAATCTATTAAGGGTTAATTAATTTCAACTCTGGTCGGTTGCATTTAATTATAAATTTTTAGTATATGCTTACACAAGACATAAAATTAAAAATTGAAATACTTTTAATTAAATAAAATAATATTGCAACGATTTAAATATTAACGATAAGTTATCAAAATGGACAGCGAACCTATTCTAACGCAAGGGACCTATCTGGAGGAAAACTTTGGACTTAATCAGTTTACTGATGAAAATAAAGCTCAGTTAATTTCAATTGATGAAAATCTATTGAATATAATTGAATATCATCGAGGATTTGATTTGTTTAATCCAGAAAATAACTCGTCATATTATTTGTATACAGGAAGAGGACCATCACAAGGAACATTACACATAGGCCACCTATTAGGTTTAGAATTGATTAAATCATTATCTGAATTGTTTGAATCAAAAATATTCTTTATGATAGCAGATGATGAAAAGATGTTGCGAGACGCAATTGATACAGAAACAATGGAATTAAATGTATCAAATACATTAAAACAACTACAAAAAATTGGGTTTACAGAAGATTGTACACACTATCATATAAATTCAAAAGATATAACGCATAAAGAATACCAAATAATGATTAAATTAATGTCTTTAGTTACAGTTGAGCAGTTGTCTAATATATTTGGAAAAAAAGATAACATTGGTGAATACTTTTATGTATTTTATCAGATGGTTCCATGTTTTATAAATTATGATAAGCAATGTATAGTAGTAGCAGGCGTAGATCAAGACCCGTTTTTCAGATTAGCGAGGCATCTAGCTAAAAAAATTGGTAGTAAACCTCCAATCATTTTATATACTAAAAATGTTCCTGGTTTAGATGGTAGTGAAAAAATGTCTACATCAGTCCCATCTTCAAATCCGATATTCCTATCAGATACAACTGAAATTATAAAAAATAAGATATTTAATATTAAAAAAGTTGGTGCAGGAACATTAGATGAGTTATTTGAGAAAGGCGCAGACCTAAACTCAGATACACTAATTAAATTAGCAAGATTATACGAAAAAAACCGATATTTATTACAGATAATAGAAAAAGGATATACAATTGGATTTAATAATTTAGAAATTTTAGATATTAATGAAATAAATATAATAAAAGAAATTATACCAGAAAAAGGGATACATACAAGAAACGAAAAAACAATGATAACAACTTTTGGTATTAGGTTTTATTTAATGCACTTAATAAATAATATATGTTGCAGATATAAATAATTTTACTTCGTAATTATTGTAACGATTAAAAATTTCTTTTTATTTTTACTTTCTATTTATAAAGTTTTTAGTTTACTCTTATTTAGCCATAAAATAAAAAATTGAAATATCTTTTAGCATAAATCAATAATGTATTAAAATTTCTTAACCTTAAAATTTATTTATCGAGAATGGCTGACACCAAGAAATCAAGGAAATCATCCAAGAAATATACCCCCAAACGAGTAGTGAAACCAACTTCGCGTGTGCCTGACTATTTAGCTATTCCCAAGGATGAAAATGACTGGATTAGATACATGGGAGGATGTAACATATTTGCAGGTAAGTATAAGGAAGATGACGATTGGGTTATGGAACCTGAAGATGAAACCAGGTCTAAATTAGCTTCTGCCCTTGAAAAAGCTGGAATAAAATGTGAGACTATTACCTTTGGTTGGGAAAAGACCAACGAAGGTGTTAGGCATTGTGATGTAATTTGCTCATACAATAAACCTTACGAACCTTATTATGATGATTTGTATTTGCCTGGACTAACTGAGTTTGATTTTATGTATCTTGAAAGAGACCCATCTGAATATCAGCTTGAATTTTGCCTCTTTGATGTGCTTTAATTTATTATTTTGTAATTTAATTTAATCAGTTTTAAAAGGAATTTAACCTTTTTATAATATAGATGTCTCATATGATTTGAAACACAGCATGAAAGTCTATGGATTAGCAAAAAAATAAAATAATATAATATTAATATTTATACATTCTCAGCAATTTTAATCTCCTCATTAGCTTTATTACTATAACAACTAGACGTACTATTTTCTTTTGTTTCTTCATCTTCTAAATTATAAACCTGGTTATTTCTAATTATTTGAACAACTATTGGTAAATTCAATGTCAATTCATATTTCCATACATATATAAGCAACATTAAAATTGTAAAAACCCAAATTGTGGTTGCTACATAAACAAATACTTCTTTGTTCATTATAAATTATATAACTACTCTTATCATTATAAAATAAGAATTCAATTTTATTTTGAAAAATAATTTTTTTTAAATAAAATTTAAAATTGAGTTTAAAAAATCTTAAAATTATTTAAATTATAATTAAATGAAATTAATAATGGCAAGTCTAACATTGTTTAATTTAATAAATGCTGGTTTTAAATATGTTGTTGAAACCAGTAAGCTATATAATATTGACGAATCTCATGCTTTAAAACATAGTATGGAAGTATATGGACTAGCAAAAAAAATTTATGAATCTGAGGTATTAAAAAATTCAATTTTAGAACAACAACAGGCCATTATATTTATGGCTGCAATTGGACATGATATGTGTGATAAGAAATATATGAACGAAAAGGAAGGAATTAGAAAATATCAAGACTATCTCTCTGAATATATGAGCAGAACTGACTTAGAAATTATGGGACAAATAATAGGCACAATGTCTTATTCAAAAGTAAAAGTAAATGGCTTTCCAGAATTGGGCGAATATCAAACTGCATATCATATTGTGAGAGAAGCTGATTTATTAGCAGCATATGATATAGATCGATGTATAATTTATACTATATATCGAGATAATTGCAGTTATACAGATGCTCTTAAAGTGGCTGTAGAATTATTTGACAATCGTGTTTTCAGAATGCGTCAAGACAGGCTTTTTAAAACAGTATATTCTAAAAAGGAATCATTGAAAATGCATAAAAAGGCAAAAAAGGATGTAGAACAACTTATAAAAATCTTAGACACATAAGGTTCTATTTAGAAATTTATTTTTTTTTAAAATTGAATTAAGTAATAAATTAATAATTAAAAGTATATTAAACTCAAATGTCGTCTCAAAAGAGCTGGTCTGAATTAACTAAAGAGGAACGCGATGAGATTTTTAAAAAATTAAACTGTGAAGTTAAAGTTAAGCTTGAAAATGGAAGAGTATTTGGTTTCAATCCATTTAAGGAGTGTGCGAGTTTACCACCACAATATAATTTAAGGTGGCTTCCCCTGTATGATAACGAAAAACCGAAAGGACAGTTTATGTTTTGTCACGATGTCTTTCGCATGGTAAATACTCAGGGAATTGAAAGCGACAATATTGCTTATTTGACCGAAGCAAAATTCGATACAAAAAATATGAAGTTAAATTTGAATATAGAAGATGAACGAATTTGGACAGTAATTAAAAACTTAGGAAAAGAACGGGAAAGAGATTTTGAGGACTGTGATGAAGAATATAAAGAGCAACTTATCAAGGGTTATAAAATTTGCAAGGGAAAAACTTATAATTTTAACTCAGTGGAGGAGGAAGAAAAATATTTTGCAAGAGCAGATGTTACCGCTGAGGAAGAAGTGTATTATTATGAGTTTGTAGTTAAGTGGTCAGAAAAAACTCTGACCCTATCTGAAATAGAATTTCCAAAAAAATTTTAAATATTAAAATTTTTAAGTATAAATTTTGTATTAATTTTTTATTTATTTTTATTTATTTTTTTAATTGAAATACTTTTTAAAATTAAATAAAATATTATACTTTATAACGAGATAACATCAAAATGTCTTCAATTAACGGTTGTGCTTTCTGTCGTGCTAATCGCAAGCCTTGGACTAACCATACTTCTGAAGTATGCTCTGATTTGGCAAATTGTGTATGTGGTTATTGCAAAGAAACTGGTCACACTACAAAAAGATGCCCAAAAATTGCCCTTAAAAAACAGCGCCAAGAAGAAAATGAGAAAAGACAACAAGAAAAGAAAAAGAAGGAGGAAGAAAATTTCCCTGCTCTTGTAGAGCCAACAGGTAAGCCCAAAGCTGCACCAAAAACATCTTGGTCATCGCTTGTTGTTAAGTCCCTAACAAAGGAGGAGAAAGAGCTCATGGAAAAGCAGTATAATGAGAAGAAGCAAAAGGAGGAAGAAGAAAAGAGAAAACAATATGAAGAAAGAAAGCAAAGGAGAGAGGCAGCTGCCATTAGAGCGGAGGAATACTATGTTCGCAAAATGAGAAGCGAATATGGTATTGAAGATTGTGGTATTGGAGAACCAGGTGATTTCTGGTATTTCTTCGTAGAGGGTCGCAAGGATGACAGCAATATGGCAAAGGTTCTTCGCGAAAAGGATGATAATCAACGGCGATTTAAAGATTATCTTCGTGAAAAATATTTTGTAAATTGGTTGTGGTGTTCGGAATACACAGAAGATGATTGTCGAATTCTTGATCGTTGGAGATGGGAACAAGAGCGATGGGAATATGAACAAGAAGAGCGTGAAAAAGCAGAAGTTGAAGCTTATATTAAGGCAGAGGAAGAATTACGGGAAGCTATGAAAGAAAAGCTTGAAAAAGGAGAAATTACTCAATCGGAATATGATGAGTGGAAATGGCAAAAAGAATTGGAAGACGACTTAGGTTTGGAACGTGAAGGAGATATGATGTGGTATGCTCACCAACAACATGAGCGGGATTTTGATGCCTGGAAAAAACGCTCTGAGGAAAGAAAAGCAAAATATGGCGGCAAATAGTAGGTAGAATAGTTGTAGAGTAGTTATATAAATTGTAAAAAATTTAATTAAGTTTTGTGATTTTTCTTTAAATTGGTTTGATATATTTTTTATTTTTAAATTTAAATAAAATTGAAATACTTAAATCTCTCTAAAATTAAATTATAACTCTATTATTCGAACGATTTTCAAAATGTCTGCTGCTCAATTAATTGTGTCTATTCCAGTATATCAGGGAGCTCAAGGTAAGTTCTACGAGTTTGATGGGCATAAATATCACCCAAGATTTCCAGTTGACTGGGCGATGAACCATAGAAAATTTCAAGACGGAGAGTATGAAATTGGCACTGGACCAAAAGAGTGTGTAAATTGTAATGCTTACGGTTCAATAAGAGGTGTTTTCGTGGGTTACTGTAGTGGTTGCTTGGAATATTATACTCATTTAGATGAAGATTATCGAGGAAATAATTATGCACCAGGATTAGCGGTATATATATTAGAAAATCAAGATATATGGGTTCAATATCCATACATGCATGGAGTAAAAAAATCAGAAATTGGAGACGAAGAAGGAACTCATTTAACCGATGAAGGCATAAATTTAGCACGGCTTGCTGAGGCAATGATGTCTCAGGAAGGAAATGAAGAAGAAAGCATGAGTAGTCTTCATGAAATATCTGAAATTCATGACGAAGCTAATGAAGATAATAACGAAATGTATGATGTTTCTGTAATAGCAGACGATATTTCATCTGTAAATTCGGGAGTTGATTCGCTTGGAAATTTAAGCTGGTAAATTTAGATTATAGATTGTAGTTTGTAGAGATTAAATTAATTGTAATATTTTAATTTTATAACGGCAATGCCACTTTATTTTTTTATTATTTTAATTTTATAAATTAAATAGGTTATTAATTAAAGATAATTAATAAACTATTTAAATGTTCATCATGTAATATAATATATAATGAGATTTCAACATGAATTCTCTCTTCAAAGTAGAAGAGATGAGGCATATCGTGTTCTTGTAAAATATCCAGATAGAGTTCCAATTATATGCGAAAAAAGTTGGAACTCTAAATCAGATTGTCCTGATATTGATAAAAGAAAATACTTAGTTCCAAAGGATTTAACAATGGGTCAATTTTTATATGTTATTAGGAAACGACTGAGGCTCGGTCCAGAGAAAGGGTTATTTCTATTTGCAGGAAATACAATTGCACCATCATCTGCTTGTGTTGGTGAAATATATAATCATCATGTTGGAATTGATGGGTTTTTATATATAACGTATGATTTTGAGAATGTTTTTGGATAAAAAAAATTTATAAATTTATTTTATAACTTTCTACTTTTCTACTTTTTCTTTTCCGAATTATTTTGAATAATACCGAGCAAATTTGTCACAAATTTTATAATTAATGATACAAATATATATGTAGATACATTTTTATCACAGTTGCCTTCACCATAAATTGTGCCCCAGAATACAATTGCACCAAGTATATTCCAAATTATATGAAATATTCCAGCAAGAATTGCAATAGACGCGAAACAACATAAATTTATAACAGCACTGTCTTTATCAGGAGACATGCAACAAACATTAAATATAAAACCAACTAATGTGCCCATACTAACAAATCCAGACACAATTAAGTATAATTTCATTGATATAGCTAAATTTTTTGGCTCATCGTTAACGCAAGAACTATCTGTAAATCCAAAATATAAATCAGCTATAATTATCGGAGACATTACAATTAATATAAATAATGTCATGCAAATTTTTGCAATCATAATTGTTGCGGCGTCATCTTTTATATTTGGAGAATTGAACTTTGGTGTTCTAAGTATTCCTTTTAGTGGGGTTGTAGTTGTATTTTGCGGTGTAGTAGAAATTTGTGCCTCGATATCACTCATATTAACACTGTCAAGTCTTTGATTTTCTTGAGATTGTGCAACTAATAAATTATCTGTATTCATTTCAGAAGTACTCATTGTTTGTTATGCTTTCAATTTCATTTAAATTATTTATTTCAATTTTTTTTATTTCTGTATTATTTTCCAATTCTTTTTTATAAATGTGAAAGTAACGCTTATATTTTTTAACACCTTCTAATGTATAACCATCAGCTTTTCTAATTGGTTCCATTTTATATCCATATACACTTAATAATTGTCGGGTAAGATTTAAAAGTGGCCATTTTTGAGATTTATCTGCATTTTTTTGTAAACTTGTCATAAATGAAGAGCTATAGTTTTTTTTCAATTCTGGTATATGAACCCTTACTTCATCATATTTAGCATCAGATAAAAGAATTTCACGACATATTAAGTTTTCCTGAATTTCATTTAATTGATTAAATTCTAAACCAATTAATTTTAAAATATTTTTAGTTTCATTATCCATTTATAAAAAAATTGATTTTATTTTTTATAATTTAACAGAAATTACAATTATAACAATGACTGACTATAAGAAAAAAAAAGGAATGAATATTAAAAGTGATTTTATCATGTCTATACCAGAATATGAATTCGAAAGATATATTGCATCAAAAGATAATGTTCTTACAGTGCTTAATAATTTTGGAGTAGCAATTATTCCAAATATATTAAATGAAGAAGAGTGTTGCGAAATGAATAATGGAATGTGGAACACATTAGAAACGCTAACGCAAGATTGGGAGAAACCTATTAATAGAAATAATTCTGAAACATGGAGAGAAATGAGTAAATTGTATCCCAAACATTCTATGTTAATTCAGAATTGGTCGATTGGTCATGCACAATATATTTGGAATATTCGGCAAAATCCTAAAGTTGTAGAAATATTTTCTAAAGTTTGGCAATGCGAAAAAGAGGATTTATTAGTTAGTTTTGATGCGGCGTCATATCATATGCCTCCTGAGACTACAAAATTAGGATGGTATAGAGGGCGCGATTGGTATCACTCAGACCAAAGCTTTATTAATTCTGATTTTAAATGTGTTCAAGGTTGGGTTACTGGATATGATGTAAATGAAGGTGATGCAACACTTTCAATTCTGGAATCAAGTCACGATTATCATAAAGATTTTCATGAGCATTTTGGTGTAAATGAAAAAGATGACTGGTATAAATTAAATGAGGAGGAATTAGAATATTATATTGAAAAAAAAACATGTCTACCTAAGCGTATAAGATGTCCAAAAGGGTCACTTGTATTATGGGACAGTAGAACAATTCATTGTGGTTCTGAAGCTTTAAAAACAAGAGCAGCTCCTAATTTTAGAAATGTTGCGTATGTTTGCTATGAACCTAGAGAAAGATGTAGTGAGAAAAATTTAATTAAAAAACAAAAGGCATTTAATGAAATGCGAATGACGTCACACTGGCCTTGTAAAATTAAGTTATTTCCAAAAAACCCAAGAACATATGGTGGACCAATTTATGAGGTAAAACAGCTTCCAAGACCAGTTTTGACTGAACTTGGAAAAAAATTAGCAGGATTTTAAATATAAATTTGTATCGTGAACTTTGTAATTTAAATATTTGTAAATTGATTTATAAACTGTTCAATTAATTTTTTTCTATCCACGTTTCTTTTAGTTGCTAATGTAATTGGTTCTTTTGCGATTATTTCTCTACATGTTTCAAATGCACCATTTAGGAACTGAATTATATCCCTATTTGCAAATATAATATATTCTTCTTCCTCTTCTTCCTCTTCTTCCTCTTCTTCCATTTTTTCACCAGTTTCTACAGTGACAGAAGAACTATCATCTTCTTCATCTGATATTACCTCATTAATATCACTTTCATTATTAATTTCTTTCATTAGTAAATCTAATTCGGCTTGTTTTTTTTTATCTTCATCTAATTTTTGTTTTTTCTTTGCTTCCTCAATCTGAATTCTTACACGTTCATCTTCTTCTTTTTTTCTCCTTTCCTCTTCTGCTGCCAATTTTATAATTCTCTCCTTTTCTTTCTGTTTTTCTCGTATTTTTTTTTCATGTTCATCAATAAGTTCATCCATATAGTTATTGATTTCCTCTAAACGTTTCTTTTTAATATGAGAAATCAGTCTCTCGAGAGGTTTTGGTAGACTATTTTGATGCTGATTTTTGTTCTCTTGAATTCCAATAGCTAAGTCCATTCTATTATCTTGTGTTGAATCTGTCGAATAGCTTATTTCGGTTCTGTGGTGAAAATTATTAAACATACTATCTCCACCGCCTCTTATACTTTTAAGATTAAATTTAGTATCATCTAAAACTATTTTTGTAATTAATTGCTGATTTCTGTAAATTGAAATTTTTCCTAATTGTTCTTGCAAAAATCCTTTCATTCCTTGAGATAAATCGAAGAATTTTTTATCATAATCATTTAACATAACTGCACCGGTATTTTTTTTTTCAGGATTTGAAGGGTCAAATATTTTTTCTTCATCTATTCTCATACCATTTTTTATTTCATAAAATCCAATATTTTTCCAAAATTTTGGAACCATAATTGGACTTGGTTCTATTGAATATCCTCTTCCATCTCTTGTAATTTCATATGACATGTTATCATCTCCCCTCCAAACAAATCTATCATTTTGGTCTACATCAATATAATGATATATATTGTCACTTTTTTTACCTTCATAAAAATGTAAATTATCATCTTTAAAATAATTATAACTGGGGAGAGCTACACTAGGTTTTCCATTTGTTCTATCGTATATGATAGTTGAATAAGTATGGCCAAATATGAAATCCCATCTCTCATTTACTTCTAGAAGTTTTCTCTTTTCAAAATCAAATTGATTTTCTAATTGATCACAAAAATCCTCATTATATTTAAATTTTATAGTAGTTCCATATTTAATATTTTCTTTAATCCTATCATTTTCAAAATCATTAATCTCATCTATATTCATATTCTCAAATAATATTTGTCCAGTATATTTTTTTTCTTCAAAAATTTTTCCCCATGGAACGGTTGCTTTTAAATAGTCACCATCTATAGTTTTTGTATATAAATATACAGTAGTTTCTTTTGAGCCTATCTGTTTTGATAGTTGAAGCATTGCTTCTTTTCCACCCAATCCAGAGACACCCATAGACTGTTTATGCGAGTTATTTGATTTAAATATATCAAATAAATCTCTAAGTTTTTCCAAATCCATACCAGAACCAATATCAATTAATTTTATACAAGAATTTTTTCTATCAAGTTTCCAAATAATTTTTTCAGATTGTGCATCAATACAGTTTGCAATTAATTCGCTGCAACATTTATTCAATGTAAAACCTTTGCGATTTAAACTTTGAACAAGACCACTTTCATTCCAACAACCTCCTCTTTCTGCAAGAGTAGGAGCAGTCATTTCACTCGAAATATCAGCGTTAGACATCATCTTTCTTTATAGTATTTGAAAAAATTATTTAATATTAAAAAGTATCAATTTTTTTTATATTAAATTTACCTAATAATAATTTTTTTATTTGTATTTGCACTTTCTTTAAATAAATCATATGCTCGATTGCCAAACATTCGATCTTCTTGTTTATAAATAGCTGAATATGTGTCTTTGCTATTTTTTTCAATAAATGGTTCAATCAAATCGAATAACTGACAAATATCAACTGAATTACCTACAGAATAATACCCGTCACAATCACTTTTATTGCAAAATGAATATAATCCACCAATATCAAAATAAATTAGTGCATCAACATAAGATAAATTTCTACATAAGTTTATAAAATTATTAACTGTATTATCTATATTTAATCCAAATACATTTTTAGTATTTAATGAATTCATTTCCTCGATTAATTTTATAATTTCTTTTTTGTAGCAATAATATGTTGAACCGTCACCAATATAGTGTTCATCTTCTTCATCTGTGATATTTTTATATAATTCTTCTTCTCTCTGAAATCTATCATGAATAAATTCAAAAGTAGCTTTAATAACATTTGTTCTTAGTGTATTCCATCCTCCGTAAGAGCATCCAAACGTAACATCTCCACAATAAAAGTCAACACCCATTATAAGTATAAATAAGTATTTATATTTAAATCAAAAAAAAAAATAAATTTTTATCAATTTTATATTTATTTTTTTAAATATTAAGCTCGGGAATACTAAAATTTTCACCATTCTTGACATACTTAGCAATAATTTTAGGATTGACCTGATTTTTAATAATGTCTGCTGTATCATAGACATTGTTAAATTTATCAATATAATAAACAATTCCTTGAATATCCTGCGCCCAAACTTCTACCTTAGTGGTATTTACCTTTGGCTCATCAGAAGTCTCCATGATTCCATGAGGAGTTCCCTTCATATGAGTGCCACAATATTCGCTCCCCTCCTTCTTACGACGTGTGCATTGCTCATTACTAGCCCGTTTTGCACAACATCTATCATAAATTGGAACAAAATTTTTTACCCGCTTTCTCTTTTGAAAATCTTCCTTATTAAATGATAGCCTATCATAGTCATAGATATACTGCAAAAGTTGTGTTGATTTAATATCGCTTGCTAATCCAAGCTGCGTCGCCTTTTCTCGGATACTATCCTTAAATGACGTAATATAGGTTTCTACTTTCTTATTGAGACGTCTTTCCATTTGTCTTTATATTGTTATAATATATTGTTTTATCTTTAGTTCAATTTTTTTTATATTTAAAAAAACAACTTAAAGCCGAACGCGACCGCTCATTAAAGCGGAGGTATTTCCTTTTTTATATCAATTTCTATTCTTTTCCTCCTATTTGATACAGTAAAATCATCAACAATTCTTAATCCAAACATTATTATCATACCTGATAAAAATCCTAACCAATAACCATCACCACGTTGTTTTTTTACTTCAAATTCAAAATCTTTTAGTACATTACTTTGTGTTTCTATTATTTTTTCTAATTCTTTTATTCTCTCTGAAGTTACTTTAACGAAATCACTAGACTTATGAGTATGAGATAATTTTCTTATACTAGTTTTAATTACTCGATTAAACATAATATTATAATAATATTATCTTTAAGCTATTTACGTTTTCTTTTTTCTGTTATATGTTCGCTTCTTTTTTGCAGCAATTTCGTCGGGTTTTTCCTGAGATTGTTCTGTTTTAACTTCTTCAACAATTTTTTCTTCTTCATCTGTTTTTTCTTCAGCCATTTTTACTTCTTCATCCGTTTTTTCTTCAATTACCTTTTCTTCTTCAATTACCTTTTCTTCTTCAATAATATTTTCTTCTTCAATTACCTTTTCTTCTTCAATAATATTTTCTTCTTCAATAATATTTTCTTCTTCAATAACCTTTTCTTCTTTAATTATTCTCTCTTCTTCTATTATTTCATTACTATCTAGTAAACTATTTTCCTCTTTGTATTTTGAATTTTCTTCTATTTCTGGATTTTGCAATTTAAAATAAATTGGTTTAAAATCTGATTTTTCATCATTTTCTATATCATCACTTAATAATGTATTTTTATTGTCTTTTTCATCTAAAAATTCAATATTTAAACCAATATTATCATTGCTATTATATATGATTGTATCACATGATTTATTAATACCATTAAATATATTATCTAAATCAGAATTAGACATCTCAGGGTCTTGAATTTTATCTAATCTTGGTTTACATAATTGAAGCATATTTGTAACTTTATGTACATTTTTTTTAAATATATTTCTTAAATTTTTTTTTTCATTTTGACTATTATCTAATAAAGTGCTAATTGTTGATACTGATAATTTTTCACTTTGAAACTTTTTATCAGGAGAAATTAAATTTATTTGTGAATTAATAAATGGGATACTTAAAGGACTATTTAAATTTGATTTTGACCCTTCACTACTATTTTCACTATTAGTTTCAGAACCAATAGAAGTTTTAATATCTTTTAATAAATCTTTATCAATATCACTACTAATAAGGTCATCTATTAATTCCCTTTTCTTATTTTTACTAACTTCAATAGTATCGTCAAATTTAATATCATTATTAATATGTGTATAAATTAGTTGTATTTTGTTACTAAAACGTTTTAAATATTTTGTATGCATTTTGTGAAAAAATTCAATATATGTAATAAACATTATTATTTTCTCTCTCATAACATTTAAATTAAAGTTAAATGTTGTTATAAAATTATCGATATTTAATCCAATATTTTGTTTAGTTTTATGGATTGATAGTTCATTTTCTTTATTATTAAGTATTGAAATAATTACACCTAGTAAATTTAATATATTTTCATGCACATCCAATATTAATTCAAATTTATATTCTTTAAATGGTTCTAGGTCTTTATAAGTTGGATAATTATTTATTTTAATAAGGTCTATTGACTTTCTATCATTTATATTTTTTGAAATATAATCAACAATAATTTTATGTAATTTAAAATATTCACAGTACATTCTATTATTAATTGCTAAAAATAGTCGTTTCATATCATCATATTCAATATCAATTAATTTACTTTGGAAATGAAATGAATCAAGTCCAAAAACAAACGTCTCATTTTTATTATTTTTAATAAATTCAGAATAAATTTGATGAAGTTTATCAATTCTTACTTGTAATATATCGAAGACATTTTTTACATTAGTTCTTATAGCAATAATATTATTAAAATCACCTTTTAATTTTATAAGTCGTGTTTCCATAATAAATTATAATATTTTATTTTTTAATATAATATTATAATATGGATACAACGTCTGAACAAAGTGATGAATTAGTATTAAATAATAATCCTATTGAATGGACCCCTGAACATGAACTTATATTAATTGAATGGGCAGATAAAGCTATGTGTTATAGATGGTTACATGGAAAAGCAAACACAATGTATTCAGCATTAAATGCATGGTATACTATTCCTGTAATCGTAATATCAACATTAACAGGAACAGCAAATTTTGCTCAAGAGCGTGTTCCGTTACGATATCAAAATTTTTTTGTTATGATTGTTGGTGGTTTTAATATTTTAGCTGGAATTATAACTACTATTCAGCAATTTCTTAAAATAACACAGTTAAATGAGGCTCATAGAGTTAGTAGTATTGCATGGGATAAATTTTATAGAAATATTAAAATAGAATTAGCTAAACATCCTGTAGAGAGAATAGACCCTAAGCAAATGCTTAAGATGAGTAAGGAAGAATTTGATAGATTAATTGAAACAAGTCCAACAATACCTGAAAAGATTATAGTTCAATTTAAATCAAATTTTGCTACACAAGAAACATTTGATAAAATAATTAAACCTGAAATATGTGATATTCTTGTTCCTACAACAGAATATAGAAATCCATGGTATACTGAAGAAAATCGTGCAAAAGATTTAAATGAAAATATTAAACTTCAACTAATGAAGCATAATAAAATTAAAAAACAAAATGAATTAAATAAAAAAACTGTTTATGATTTTATTAATTTATTTATTAATCTAAATAATCGTGAACCAATGGAAACTGAAATTATTGATAATTTAAAGGAAAAAATAAACCCTGAAATTATAAAAAAAATAATTGAAGAAAATAAAAGTATCTCTGTTAAACTTAGCTTAGACGATTCATCTAATGGTCTTAATTTAGTTTAAATATAATTAAACTTTCGGGTAGTCATTCGGTAAAACTAATATGCATATAATGATAAAAATATAAAATAAAATATATACACCATAAACATCTTCACTAATACCATAGAAATTTAGTACTTGTGTTAAACTATAAAAAAATATAATTGATAATCCGATTAGTGTAATTGGGTTCATATAATATTATTTTAGATTATTTAATAATATAATATCCTAAAGTAGACTACACTCTTTATTTGGTGCTATTGTTGATTTATCGATATAATGATACGTTAATGGCAATTGTTGATTATATTCTTTTAATACTAACATTGGTGTATCTGGTAAAAAAGTTCCATCATCCAATTCGATATAATTTAAATAGGCACTTTCATACGTATTTGACCATATACCATCGTGGTCAGATATTCTCATAGTTAAAACTTCAATTTTTGTATCCAATGTTTTATCATTAAGTCTCTCATGTTTAATTATAGAGTCATCATTCGGTGCATTTGGTAGATTTTCAATATATTTTGTTGAACCTGTAAATAAAGCAAATCTCACTATTCCTCCCTTATTACAATCATCATTTAAGCACTGCCTAATTGCATTTTTTAAACTCGTAAAATAAAAGTGAGGTCCTAAAATTGCCATTTTATCTTTTGCGCTCTCTCCAAACATGCTTACAAACTTCATTTTACTCTCTATTGGTTTTCCAATATAACCAACGATAGGTAATTCATATGGTTCATTATTTTTATCGTATAAATCACATATTGTCTTATTATTAATTGCAAAATACACTGTATTTTCATCAATAGGAATATTACATACACTTTTTTGATTTAATATTTCATCAATTAAAGCAAATCTAATTGGGTTTGATATATAAATTTCGTCTATGAAATAATTACACTTTGTTACATCAAAGAATAAATATAAATCATATTCATATTCATAAAATCCATTAAACTCTATTTCATTTTTAAAATTATCAAAATTACTTGTTTGTAATATACCAGACAAATATACTTTTGAATATGGTACTAAACTTTCATTATTAAATAAAGTATATTTTGGTAGTTTTGGAAACGATAATACATTATAACCTGTATCTGTTAATAAATATTGTAAAAATGGGTATTTTCCATGTGTATTTACATTATATACACATAAATAAATATTTTGATATTCCTCTGCATTATTAATATTATTTATATCTTGTGTTAAAATGAACTTTACACCATAATTATAATATGGTGGATTTTCAGGGGTATATTCCATGTTATCCATATTATAATTATATTAATAGCTATTTATTTAAATTAAATTATTATTTATCTATTTTTCTTTTAATTGTTTCTTTTACTTGTTCTTCGCGACTATCCATAACATGTTTTGCTATTTCTTCTGCAATTTTTGGGTCTGTTTTATAATAATTTTGTAGTGCTGAAAGAAGCGTTTTACCATTAATCGGTTTCTTAACTTTACTCTTTTTATAAACTAAAGCTCCTCCATTTATATCAAAACAATCAATACTATGTGATTTCATAACTGTTACTAAATTTTCAGTTAATGATTTCTTTTTATTTGTTCTCTCTTTTATTTGAGCTTTTAAATCTGATATTTCGTTGTCAATTTTAATCCATTCCTTAATATTATTAACTAATTGTTCTTTTGCTTCCATTAATTATTACTTATATTTAATATTTATATCATTAATTATTAATAATTATATTATGAACTATCTTAAAGTGTCTTCCACATAAATTTTCAGCGCTAATTTTACATCCACATGGTTTACCTTTATTTGGTCCAGTTTTTAATATTTGTACACATCCTTCTATTTCAAGAACTACATCTGAGGGTCCTAATACAACATTTTCTACAGGTTTCTTTTTTGATATCTTTGTAGCTTCTTTTGCCTTTTGTTTTTCTTCTTTTATTTTTTGTTTCTCTAATTCTTTTGCTGCTTTGGCTTCGTCTTTTATCTTTTGTTTTGCAGCTTTTTCTAATTCTTTTGCCTTTTGTTTTTCTTCAGTTTTATACTGTTTAATCATTATTTTTTTATGTGAATAACAGTAGCAATTCTCATCACCATAATTAATAGGTTGTGAAGGATTGTCTTGGTTATATAGTTGAATTGTTGTTGCATAACCAATATTACATGTATAATATTTTTTATTTGTTTCTGATTCTGGCTTTGTTTCATCAAAATTTGGACTTTTAATTTGATATTTACATTTTTCATAATGATAATTAAAATGATTATTACTACACGTTTCTATGATACTTGGGTCATAAAAATTTACACCATTTACTTTTTTTAGACCTAATTCTTCATAATATGGTAATAATTCTGTTTGCTTTTTACGACAATATGGACATCTAATTTGATTTTTATGTAATCTATTTGAACCTTCCATCTGATTAAATTTTTGTTTGTGATTTAATAAATCATTATAAAGAGGAATATAGTTAAATTTATGTCCACACTTCAATATTACATGTTTTTCTGTTAATAATTGATTAGTTATTAAACATTTATTTTTATCATCCTCTTGATTTTCTTCATCTTCATCAATATCTAGTGATTTATATAATTCAGCGTAAAAATCAATACCCCCTTCTATATTGTATTTATTCATAATATATAATATTTTGTGTAATATCTTTATATTTTTTATATTTAATCATATATATGTCGCCACCTGAAGTCTGGGGTCCTGCTGTATGGACATTATTTCATACACTTTCTGAAAAATTAAATCCAAATGCATATAATCAAATTTCTGGTTCTTTTTTTGCAATGATTGTTCAAATTTGTAGAGTTTTACCTTGTCCAGAATGTTCAAGAGATGCTAGTGCCTTTTTAGCGAAAATAAATTTAAATAATTATAAAACTAAAGACGAATTTAAGAATATGATTTATTTATTTCATAATTGGGTTAATGCTAAGAAGCGAAAACCGTTATATAATTATGCATATTTACAAAAATATGCCCATATGAATTTAGGTTTTGTTATAAATGATTTTATCTCAAAATATAATACAAAGGGTAATATGAAATTATTAGCTGAATCATTTCAGAGAAGTTTTGTTATTAGGAATTTTAAAGCATGGATAAATGGATTTGGTCGTGCTTTTGTTCCAGTTAATATTCCACAACCAATTATAAATAATATCGAAGAAACAACTGAACAAGTTGAAAAAATTCCTGTTGAAGAATCAGGATGCAACTGCTGCCCTAATAGTATTGAAGGAGTTCATGTTGAAGAAACTTCAGTTCAAGAAACTCCTATTCAAGAAACTCCAGTTCAAGAAACTCCAGTTCAAGAAACTCCTATTCAAGAAACTCCAGTTCAAGAAACTAATGAAGAATCAGTTATTCAAGAAACTCCAGTTGAAGAAACTCCAGTTGAAGAAACTCCTGTTGAAGAAACTGTTGATGAAACTCCTATTCAAGAAATTGTTGAAGAAACTCCTGTTGAAGAAACTGTTGATGAAACTCCTATTCAAGAAGTTGTTCAAGAAACTTCTGTTATTGAAGAAACTTCTGTTATTGAACAACCAGTTGTGCAAGAAACTCCTGCTGTTGAAGAAAATCCTGTTGTTGAAGAATAAAATAAAATATCTAAAATTAATTTACGTATTTAAAAATAAATCCACCACAAGTATTACTTCCAGGTCTATCCTTTGCACATACGTGTCCAATTGAAGATTTGTCTAACTTTAAAATAGTTGCGGCTGATTTTATTGACTCATATTCAGCAATAAAATTTCCTTGTTTATCAAATTGATGTATTTTTCTTGAATTCTTTTTAATTAAACCAATTTTATGAGCATGTAATGTATTTTCAGATTTTGTTACCCATTCTAAATTATCAGCACAGTTATTTGTTTTATTACCGTCAATATGGTTTACAAAAGATTTATTTTCTGGATTTTCAACAAACATAAATGCAACTATTCTATGTAATTGATAAGTTTTATTTTGTCCATTGTTTTTAAATGATATAGTGAGATAATTTGTATGATTTGTTAATTCCATAAGTTTACCCATGTTATTTTTAAACCTACCTTTATTAGATATCCAATATTTTTTTTTTCCAAATGTAAATTCATCTGGTATTTCTTTCCATTCTTCTCCTTCAATATCTATATATTCTAAATCATTGTATTTCCATAAGTAATTATGAGATAACCATCCATTGTTTAATGAATGTCTTATTCCAGCCAAACAAGACTCAATATTTTTAGAGCTGCTCTCATCATATAACCATTCAGCTGCTTCAGCTAAAGTTCTAAATGTTTTACAAATTTCATTATTTTTTGTATAACATGAAACACTTCTTGCTCTGCAAGTTGTTCGTTTTTTTCCTTCAGTTTTATAATTATGTTCATTTTGTTCTTTATATGTATTCCATTCTAAATTTTCAACCCTATTATCATGCATATCATGATTTATATGATTTACAGTTGGTTTATTTTCAGGATTAGGTATAAAGGTATTTGCTACTAATCTATGAATTAAAAATCCTTTACTTACTCCATTTAAATTTAAAGAAATTCTTGAATAACCCGATGATTTTTGTAATTTTAATATTCTATTTGTTTTGATGCTTTTTACATTTCCTTGGTTGCTTATTAAATAGTCACCATTATAACCTTCAATTGGTTTAAATATTTCTTCCATTTAAATATATTAATCTGTTATATTTAAATAGTTTAAATGAATATATACATAAACGGTTAATAATATATTATGCTGTCCATTTATTATTTTTTTATAATTGGCTTACCAATTCTCCATTAGAATATAAACTACATTTAAAAGTTTGCTTACTTGGTTGGTAGCAAACTTCTTTATTACTTGAAACTTCATTAAAAAATAAATATTTACCAGAACCACCTGCATACATGAGTGTAACAATTAATGCAGAGGATGCCACTCCTAATAATATATTCAAAAATAAATCACCTGTTTGAATTATACATTTTTTGTAAATCTTAATAAACATGTCTATAAAGAAATATGTCAGCAATGAAATAAATACCCAGTAGTTTACAGCACTATTACTGAACATTGGCAAACATAAATACATTATAGTAAATGCAAAAACAAATGCACTAAATGTTGGATTACCATATTTACTGTATTGAATTGATGTGCATATTGTTCTATCATTTACAATTGGACTAGCACCAGACATCATATAAACATAACTTCTAACAACACAACAACCTATTAAAAATCCTAAATAAATCAAACCTTTAAAGTTTTGAAATATAAAAGACATACTTGTAACACTCGTTGCAAGAATAATTGGAGAGAAAAATGAAAGAAAAACTACTATATTCATTGGTTGAAATAATTGTAGAGGTGAATCTGGAACTACTGATTTCATTATTGTATTTTGACTACTCATATAATAATAAATAATAATATATTTTTCATTATTATATTTTATAAAACTATTTATTATAATTGTTTAAGACTTATTAATTTATTAACATTTACGTCTAGTTTTTTGGTTGTTGTATTTTCCTTTTTTATTATATCGTTTACGACGTCTAATCTTTGTAAATCCTCCAGTATTAATTCTATGAACATCTTTTTCGTCAAAAAATGGCGAATGTGTCCATGGAACTTCCTTTATAAACCCCTGTCTGATTAATTCGGATGCTTTAATATTGCTTCTATATTGCGTTCCTCCACCAGGATATCCAAACGCAGGACTTATTGAACATGAATTAACTTGAAATGGATTAATTACTTTGTATAAATGATAATCATAATCTGGATTTATAGTCTTATCTCCTTCTGAATAAAATCTATAAAACCTTCCTTTAATTTTATTATTATTATTTTCATTATTTTCGGTATAATTTCCAAACCATGGTAAACTACGATATATATATGGTTCTCCAGCAATTCCAAAAAAGAAACCATCTTCTGAACCAAATCTATCTATATGATTTCCTTTATAAAGATTAGTAATTTTTTCAGGGCCACTGCAACCATTATTTGGAGGCCATTCTGTTTGATTAATAGTTATATTTGGTTTTTTATACATATATATTGTATATATTTTTAATCTTCAAATACTAATTCAAATACTTCTTTAATTGTACTTACAGGGTGAAATTTAATTCCTTCTAATAAAGGTGAGTCTTTATATTTTTCCATAAAATTATTAAAGTCTTTCATATTTTCAACTGGATATAAAATTTCTTTAACACCTGCCTTAATAGCTCCTAGAATTTTCAAGTCTAAGCCTCCAATTTCTGTTACATTTCCATTTAAACAAATCTCTCCAGTTATAGCAATATTGTATTTAATTTTTCTGTTGTTCAATAAACTATAAATAGCTGTAGTAATCGCAGTTCCTGCGCTTGGGCCATCTTTTGGTGTTGCACCTTCAGGACAATGAATATGAACTCCATTAAAATTGTTATCACAAGAATGTTCTTCTCTAAGATGTATTTTTCTTGCCGAATTCGTTAAATCCCATGCTAAAGTTAACGCAACATTCATAGATTCCTTCATTACGTCACCTTGCATTCCAGTAAGATGGAGAGAAAGAAATTTATCACTTGGGCGCCATCCTACTTGAATTGGAATTACTCCACCTTTTCCTAGTGCATTAGCCCATAATCCATTTATAACACCAACTCGACTTTCACTATGAATTTTCTTATGTTTAATTTCATGTTTATCCTTAAAATATTTTGTTTTAATATCGTCAATTGAAATTTGGATTGGCAATTCGTATTCTTTATCGTTATTTTTTAATATGTCCAAGTTTATCTCTCCAACTATTTCAAAAAGAATTTCTTTAAGCTTTCTAACACCAGATTCACATGTATATTCATCAATAATAAACTTCAATACATCATCATTAAAATGTATCATATCTTCTAATCCCATCTTTTTATAAACCTCAGGTAAAATATGAGTATTACAAATAATCAATTTATCCTCCAAAGAGAGATTATTAAATTTAATTCTATGAACACGATCTAATAAAATCTTATCAATTGCATCTACATCATTATAAGAAAGAATAAATAATGCTTTTGACAAATCCAAGTCGATACCTGTAAAATATTTATCTTGAAAACAATCATTTTGTGCAGGGTCTAATAAGTGTGTTAATATACCAACAATTTCCTTACCATGTTCCGTACGACTAATTTTATCTACTTCGTCAATAAATATAATTGGATTCATACATTTCTTATCAATTAAAATTTGAACAATAGAACCCCATGTACTGCCTACATAAGTGTAGTTATGTCCATGCAATGTACTACCATTGCTATCGCCACCCATTTGTATCATAGCAAATGGTCTTGAATTTCCTTTATCATCTTTCAAGCAATCAGATAGTCCGCGCTTTGCTAGCGAAGTTTTTCCCACTCCTGGTGGTCCTTCAAACCCAAAACAGTAACCATCTTGTTCTCCGTTAATCCATTGACCAATTATTCTCTCTATTTGTTTCTTTGCCTTATCATGACCATGAACAGCTTTATCTAGTGTTGCCTTCACCTCAGACATATAATCCGTAACTGTTTTCATATTTGTATTTATTTTTTGAATATCAGTTTTAATTTCATTATTAGTAAAAATAGGATTCATATTTGCAACTTCATTAAACTCGTGTATTATATCATTTATAATTAACTTATCTGAATCTTCCTCTTCATCAATATATGAATCAACAATATCAATAGCACGACTTGATAATCCATCTTTATTTAAATGTGAATATTTTGTTCGTTTTTTGTTATATTTTTTAAGAATTTTGTCAAGTGTTTTATTATTTGCAACTAATTTTGTTTTATCACCTGTTGATAAATATTCTTTAATCTTTTCTAATTGCTCACTTTTAGAAGTAGACCCAGCCTGTCCTTGAATTTTTTTAAGATGTTTTAAAATTTCAATACTAGTATATTTATCTTTTGTTTTAATTTCAGGAAATATTTTTTCAATATTATATTTTTTATGTAATTCTTTAAAATTATTTCTTACCATTTCCATTATATTTAAAATAGGTTCTCTCTTATAAACACCGAATGGTATTTTTAATAATCCATCCAAGTATTGACGCGCTTTTGAACCCGAATCTTCTGATTTAGCCTTTACCTCTTTTAGTTTCATCATAGCTTTCTCCTTAACAGTATCTGATACCTTTAGTAAACAAATTTGTTGCTCTAATGGTATCTTATTAATATCAAAATTAGATAAGTCATTTGTATATTGAATTGTTTTCTTCATTGCTTGTTTAAATGATTGTTTAATATTCCATGGAAAACTATCAAATAAGATTGTTTGCTCCTGTGTATCAACATTTCCATTTGTATCATTAGAGAGAAGGTCGTATAACAAATAAGCCATATATTGATTTTCATAATTTGATGAACGTATTAATAAAGTAATTAATGTATTTCGTTTACTATACATATCATCTGAAATAAATTCTTTTACTGCTTGAGAAATTTGCTTTTGTTTTATTAGTGTATTTTGTGTGGTTATGCCTGCAAATTTACCATAAAATTCGCCATAATTATCATTTATCAAAAAATCTTTTAATATTAATGATGACAAATACTTTTCAAAAACATCCAATTGAAATTCATTTTCATTTGGAATATTCTCTCTTATCTTTTTAAGTTTACCAGTTATATATTTATTATTTAAAAAGTCAATAACAACGTCATCAACTATTCCATATATCAATAAACTCTTTTTTAGAGGAATAGAATGAACATAAACCTTAATACCAAATACTTTCATATGAAACTGTTTATAAGCAGAGCATATATCAAAACAACTTAAATTTGTAGTTTTTTCATCTACATCATCCTTCTTTTTTGCATCATCTTTCTTTGATATTACCTTATAGCTTGTTGGATGAAAGTATTTTTTTAATAATTCAAATTTATGGTATTCATTTTCATCAGTTGTTATTTTGTTATTATTGCCAAAGCATATTAGTAATAGGTCTTCCAAATTTTCAGTTCCATAATTTTTTAAAAGACTTGATAATTCGTTATTTATCGTTTGAAGGCTATTAATAATACTATCTGTAGCAGTTACTTTGAGGGATGTTACATCTTCTATTTTTTTACTTAATTCTCCTAATTTCTCTATACAAGTACTAACATCACTAATTCCTAAAATATCTAAAATTTTGTTCTTTTGAACATGAATTATTGTTTTTTGTATCAAGTCTTTAAAAAAATCAATCTTTCTCTCCACTAAGAGTAATACATCATTTGAAGTTTTTTGATTAATTTCTTTTTTCGCCCCCATATTTTTATCCGCCATTATATATATTATATTATTCTATATTTATATTTTTGTTTTCTAAACTATTTTTGCTTTAAGTTAATCAATTATTTTATTGTTGCATTATCTAAATTACTTATTATGATATAATATATATAATAACATATTAAACATAAAATGTAATATTAATATAACTATTTAAAAGATGGGTATACCAAGCTATTTTTCATATATTGTTAAAAATCACGCTGAGATAATACGTAAATTATCATCTAATACTATCCAAGTTGATAATCTTTACTTGGATTGTAACTCTATTATTTATGATTCATTTTATAAAATGGATACAACTACATTAACTGATACAATTGCCAATGCTATTATATCAAAAGTAATTCAAACTATCAGAGAATATATTAATCTATTAAAGCCTACTAATAGTGTTTTTATTGCTTTTGATGGTGTTGCACCTGTTGCTAAGTTAGACCAGCAACGTTCTAGACGTTTTAAGTCGTTATATCAAACTTCTATTTCTAGGTCACTTTTTAAATCTACTGACCCGGATCCATGGAATACAACTGCCATTACACCAGGAACTGTATTTATGAAGACACTTGATGAAAAAATAACAAAAGCATTTAATAATCCATCACTATTTAGTTTATCGTCTATTATTGTTTCAGGAAGTAATGAACATGGAGAAGGTGAGCATAAGATATTTCAACATATTAGAAATCATCCTATTGAACATAGTGTAAAAAATACCATTATTTATGGACTTGATGCTGACCTTATTATGCTTTCAATTAATCATTTACCAATTGCACCCAAAATTTATTTATTCAGAGAAACCCCAGAGTTTATTAAATCAATCAATTCTGAATTAGAACCAAATGAAAATTATGTGTTAGATATTCCGGAATTGGCTAATATAATCACTTTTGATATGAATAATGAAAATGAATTAACTACTAACCAGCAAAAGAACCGCATTTATGATTATATTTTTCTGTGTTTTTTCCTAGGAAATGATTTCATGCCACATTTTCCCGCAATTAATATAAGAACCGGAGGCGTTGATAAGATGTTGCAAGCTTACAAAGCAACTATTGGTGGAACTGATGAGAATTTAACAGATGGAAAGGTTATTTATTGGAAAAATGTAAGAAAGTTAGTTCAATTTTTAGCTGATAATGAGAATGATTTTTTGAAGCAGGAGCATAAAATTCGTGATAGAAAAGAAAAGAATAGGATGCCTGACATAACTCCTCAAGAGAAGCTCGACAAATTTATTAATATACCTTCATACGAACGTGCAGTAGAAAAATTTATTAATCCTTATAAGGAAAATTGGCAAAAACGCTATTATAAGAGCCTCTTTGATGTAGAAATTGATGAAGAAAGATTAAAACAGATATCTACAAACTTTCTAGAGGGTCTTGAATGGACCATGAAATACTATACAACTGGCTGTCCAGATTGGAGATGGTGTTATAAGTATAGTTATCCACCTTTACTATGTGACCTTATTCGTTATATTCCATATTTTAATACGGAATTTGTTCAAGCAAAACCAGATAATCCAGTTTCAGAATTAGTGCAGCTATGTTATGTCTTACCTAAACAGAGTTTACAATTTTTACCTGAAAAATTATATAAAGCTCTAATTAATGAGAAGTTGCACCTATATGGAACTGATTGTGAGTTTCATTGGGCGTATTGTAAATATTTTTGGGAGTCGCATCCAAACTTGCCCCACATAGATGTAGATGAGCTAGTGAAGTTTGTCAATAATAATAAGTAGATAATTAGAGTTCTTTAAATAGATAAATTAATATATTTAAAGAATAACTTAAAGGCTTGCTGTGTATATTTCTTTAAATTATTTAATTAAATAATATATTTCAAATACTTAAAGAAAATCTAGTTTTCTCTACAACCATGTAGTATAAAGTTGAAAATTTCAAAAAAGTCATGGAGTGAAAAAAAAATTTTAAATTTGGGAAAAGTTTTTTTGGAATCTCATTTTGGACATTTTTTTTGTCCAAAAAAAAATAGTGGGTATATTTTACCAACTTTTGGCATCCATCCTTACCATATTTTAATTTTCACGTCTGGCGACCAAAAAAATAATTTTCATTTTGTGACGATAATATTTTTTTTTATAAATACTTAAAAATATAATATTGTCAATATTTAGGCAATGTCGGCAATCGCAAAATGCGACAAAATTAAGAAGGTTTATAGATGTGAACCATGTGACTATATTACGTGTAATTTATTTGACTTTACAAAACATATTAACACGAAAAAACATTCTCAGTCAGGCTTGTCAATGGCGATTGACGATTTTTCAATCGCAAGCGACAAAAAATCGCAAAAAAAAGAATTTATATGCACCGCATGTAATAAGGTTTATAAAGATAATTCTGGACTTTGGAAACATAAAAAAAGGTGTGAGGTCTCTAAAGATATTTTGTCACATAATGAGACTACTATTTCAAGTCAAATTACACCAGAATTGGTCTTAAGTGTTTTAGAACAAAATAAAGAATTGACAAATTTGGTTTTGGAACAAAATAAGACCATAATGGAGTTGGCAAAAAATGGACAAGGTCAAACTATCAACTCAAACAATGTTAATAGCAATAATAAGACATTTAATTTGAATGTTTTCTTAAATGAATACTGCAAAGATGCTATGAATATAACTGATTTCGTGGATTCGCTTAAATTACAAGTATCAGACCTCGAAAATATGGGGAAAGTTGGATTTGTTGAAGGTATAACTAATATTATCGTCAAGAATTTACAAGCACTTGATATTTATAAAAGGCCAGTTCATTGCGCGGATAAAAAACGCGAAGTTATTTATATTAAAGATGAAGATAAGTGGGAAAAAGAAACAGATGAGAAAAATAAAATGCGAAAGGTAATCAAAAAAGTTGCAGATAAAAATCAAAGATTGTTGCCAAAATATCGTGAGGCACATCCAGGATGTAATTATGCAGAATCAAAATATTCTGATATCTATAATAAAATTGTTATAGAAGCCTTAGGAGGAATGGGCGATAATGATGCCGAAAAAGAAGATAAAATAATAAGAAATATAGCAAAAGAAGTGGTAATTGATAAAAAAATGGAATATTCATAATTTTAGGATTAATTCGATTAATTTTATTATTATAAATATTTAATTATATTATGTCAAAACAAGTTATATCAGAAATAGCTAATCGCGATGCTTTTTTTCTTTTACTTCAAAATAATCCAGGCTTAATTGTCCTTAAATTAGGTGCAACCTGGTGTGGTCCATGCAAATTAGTTGAACCTGCTGTTCATGGTTTTTTTGCATCATCCCCTCCCGAGGTTGTATGTGGTGATATAGATGTCGATAAGTCATTTGATTTTTATTCATTCTTAAAATCAAAGAAGATGGTTAACGGTATTCCCGTTTTATTGTGTTTTAAGAAGGGTAATGGGACTTATATTCCAGATGATATGGTAACAGGTGCAGACCCTCAACAATTACATCAATTTTTTATAAGATGTGGTAAGCATTTAATGGATGCTTTAACAAAAAATCCGCCAAAAATTGTAAAAAAATAAAATTGAATTATTAATTCTCTCTAATTTATAATTCAATAAGTGAGTAATATATGGAGAATAATTCAGATGAAACTTTATATACTGTATGTAGCAATTCAGATACTATTCCACTTCGTCTATCAAAAGATAAATATATGTTTTGTTGTTGCATTACGGAAAAATGGTGTTTCGAACATTCAGGAATTGCTGGATTTAAAGAATATGATGAAACTAAAAATAATTATTGTAAATGTTTAGATTGTTGCACCTGGTGTTTAGAATTTAATTATAAAAAACCATTTTGTTGTTTAAAAGATACATATTGCTATTTATGTTGCTTATCAATTAATTTTACATAAGACTGAGAAATTTTATTATAATATTATATTATATGACCTCATTAACTAATTTGTTTATACTTTTTTTTATTCTAATTGTTTTAGGTTTCTTATACAGAAGATTTGAAGATAAACGTATGAGAGAAGAGAATAAAGATAATTATGAAGCAATTCAAAAATATTTGCTTGATGATGTAACTTTAGGTAAGAGTAAAAAACCAATTTTATGGATACATGTTCCTTATGAATATAACTCAAGAAAGTGGTTAAGTTTTGGTTCTAGAAGTTCATTTGATTTAAATCAACCATACTTATATTTAACAGTTAGAAGCATTATTAAGCATTGTGATGACTCTTTTACTATTTGTATTTTTGATGATAATTCATTTTCTAAATTAATTCCAGGTTGGAATATTGATATGAGTAGATTATCAGACCCAATTCTCTCTAATATGAGAACATTAGGAATGATGAAACTTCTTTATATTTATGGAGGAATGTTGTGTCCAATTTCTTTTCTGTGTATGAATGATTTAAATACAATGTATGCAAAAGGAACTAGAGGAGATAAGATGTTTATTTGTGAAACAGTAGATAGAAATTCTACATCAACACATAGCAATTTTTATCCTAGCATTACATTTTGTGGTGCACCAAAAGAATGTAGAACTGTAGCCGAATTATGTAATTATATTCAAACAGTTTCTTCTCATGATCATACCGCCGAATCAAAATTTTTAGGGCAATATGATAGATGGTGCATGAAGCGTGTAGAACAAGGTCAAATAAATTATATTGAAGGTATTTATATAGGCACAAAAACAATTGATGATAAGCAAATAATTTTGGATGATTTGATGTCAAATCAATATTTAGATTTATATAAAGGAACTTATGGTATTTTGATACCATCAAATGAATTATTAAATCGTATTAGTTTTGGTTGGTTTGTTAGAATGTCTCCAAGACAAGTTTTGGAATCAGATACAATAATTGGTAATTATCTACTTCTTTCTATTGGTCCAGAACAAACACAAGGAATTTTGGAGCCTTTGGAAGTGAAACCTAATTGGGTGGCATTTTATAAAACACCACTCGTAAATGGCTTGTGGGGATTAAATCCTATAGGACTTGGTAATAACTTGAATAAAGTTCCTTATATGGGTAGATAAATTAAGTATAAAGTTCTACTCTATTTCCTTCTTTATTGTAAACCCAAATTTCATAACTATATCCCATTTCTTTCGCAGCATTCTGTTTTATAAAAATAGTTTTTGTATTGTAATTCATTGTCCATACAGATTTAACTTCAACACATTTATTTAAACTTGGTATAAAAATATCAACATAATGTCTGCGTTTTTTACCATAATCATCATTATACCATATAGTCGGAACATTTTTACAACCAGTTAATATATCATTTTCTTTAATTTGTTGATTATGTATTAAACAAGTTAAAGCAAATGGTTCATAACCTTGAACATATATAATTTTTCCAGATGGCATTATAAATTCTTTTTTTGAAAAACTAGATTTTGTCATCTTTTCGGCAAAATCTGGATTATGCATTTGATGTTCAACACCATATTTAGACAAAAATAATTCCTTTTTCTTATTTTTAAATGTTTCGAGCTGCATAATATGTTCTACACCATATCGTTTAATATAAGTATCTTTTTTCTTTTGCTTTATATTTTCATTTGCAGAAGGATGACCACCATATTTTTCTAAAAATGTATTGGTTCTTTTTTGTTTAATATCTTTATTATGTAGATTAAATTCACATCCATATTTTATTAAATTAGTTTTTTTCATTTTTTCTCGTGAAAGTTTTTTCTGACAATTATTACAATAAAAACCTTTATTTTTGAATAACATCCTAAAGGTTTTACAAAATTCTCCAATACAATTTTCAGTTTTACATTTTCCATTAATAATGCTTTCACGAGTTAGTTTATTGTAATCACCAACAAGTTCGATACCATTTTCATTTACAAATAAATTTAATAAATTTAAATCAAAAATTGTCATTTTATTATACTAAAAGAAATATTTTTTAAATACTTTCTAAAAATTATTTAATTTTCATTAATTTCTTCATTATTCATTTTTTCTTTCCTTTTTAAATAGGCTCTTCTTCTATATTCCTTAATTTTCTCAGGATTATCTTCATTAATTTTTTTTAATCTTGTGTTAGCTTTTTCAATAATAATATTTTTATTTATTTCATAATATTTCTTATGTTGAGACATATATTTATCAAGTTTCTCTTCCAATTCAGCAATCTTTAGTTTTAGTAGCTTATTTTCTTCAATTAGTTCATCCATGTTTATTATGATAATAGAATAGATTATTTTTAATATATTTTAAATCTATTTAAAAACATATTGCTAAATTAAAATATAAATATGGAATTCACTGTATCCGACACATTAGTATTAAAGATTGTTGAACATGATGTAGATTTAAATAGACCAGATACTACATTATATGTTTTATATGATAAAAAAGAGCATAAATACATCATTAGAGGTAAACGATTTGAAACAAGAAAGATGGAATCTTGTTCTTATGCATTTGATTGCGAATTTGCTCATGATTTAGCGGATTTTATTCAATTTTTGATTGATAGTGAGAATAGTATTTCTTATATTCTTTATAATTACGATAATCTCCCAGAAACATCGAATGAGATTGATTATGATTTTTTATACACATATGATGATAAAGTATATGAGATTTCAGGTTATGATAATAAGAAGTTACTTAGAAAAGAGCTTCTTAAAAATTTAAGAATGTTAAGAAATATTTACAATAATTATTAAAAAATATGTTAAAATATCATAATTATATTAATTCCTATAATTATAATTATGAACGAAACAATATCATTACTTTTAGCAACAACCATTTTAGCATTAGGTGGTTTAGGTCTTTATATGTTTAAATCTTCAGATGAAAATCAAAAAGGTGGTGATGAAGAATATAATGAAGATGGATTATTCGGAGGTGAAAGTTTATTTAATTGGACTAGACAATCTGATAGTAAAGAAGATGAAGTAGAAGAAATTGCAAACGGTGATGAAGATGATTTTAAACCTCGTAGAAGAGGTGGAAAAACACAAAGAAATAGAAAAGCTTCAGGAAATTCTAGACGCAGATACTATTAAAAAGTCTTAATAATTGTGTATTTGAAACTGTGTTTAATAATAAATATAATAAACAATATCATATGATGACTTATCATATTTGATTTGAGATGTATATGTAATCTTATTAAAATTACATATTTGCCTCATAACAGTAGTAAAATTATTATATGTAAGTTTTCTTTCTAAATACTTACGTTTAGAAATATGATAGTATGGACTGCATATTAACAAAAATTTTTGTACATCTTCTGTATATACCCCTTTTTTAAATGAATCAGAATTAAATATGTAATGCTTTTCATTTTTAGGACATATTTTATCAAGTAATTCAAAAAAAATAGTATTAGGGATATGATTTTTAAATATTTGAGTGGACATTATATAATAGATATTAATATAATTATTTGTAATATGATTAAATAATGTTATAATTTTGTAATAATTTTTCTGTATATTATGTGCTTAATATTTTTATCAAATTATTTGTAAATAATGACATTTCAATTTCATCTTCATGAATATTATGAAAAATTGTGATATATTTACATATACATGGTATAATTTTATACTTTTGTTCCTCGTTTAAAATTGTTGTAGTTTTAATAAATATAAAATAATTATCAAGAATATCCATGACGGAATATCCTTTTTCATATAATTCATAAATTATATTAATTGCAGGTAATAGTTGTTGTGATAAAATAAATGTAGTATATTGTTCAAAAGTTAAAAAACTAATATTAGAGCATAATTGGACTGCTAAATTAAGTGTAATTGTTTGATTTAACAACTTAAATTTTTCCATATAATTAATTAAAATTTTGACAGTATTATTGGATATATTAATAATAAAATCCTCTGCATCTTTATCAATAATAATATTTTCTTGTTTTTTAATATTATTAATTATATCAACTAATCTCTCTTTTGGAAGTGGTTTAATTCGGATAATTGTTAAACGAGATTGTAAACTTTCAATAACCTTTTGATTATTACTGCAAGATGATATAAAATTAACATTATGGCTATATTTATCTATACAATTACGAAATACTTGCTGACTTTGTTCATTAATAAAATCAATATCATCAAGAACTATAAATTTTTTCTTACCTTTAATATTTGAACATGTTTGACAAAAAGTTTTAACATCAGTTCTATAATAATTAATACCCTGTTCTTTAAGACTATTAATATATAAAATATTTTCCTCATAATCTTTTGGAGAGAAACCAATATAATATTCTCTAATTAAAGAATTAAGTATAGAAGTTTTACCAGATGTCATATCTCCGATTAATAGTATATTAAGGTCATCAACTAAAATTAGTGTCTTAAGCATTTCAATAACATCATTATAACTACCGAAATCTTTAAAAAATAGTGGTTGATATTTATTAATAAATAATTTATCAGTCATAATTTAATATAATACGTAAATAATTATTTAAGTATATCTTTTAGTATAATATTAATGTCTGAAAATTTTTATAATATTTTAGGTGTAAGTGAAAATGCAAGCAAAGATGAAATAAAAAAAGCATATAGAGGTTTACAAATGAAATTTCATCCTGATAAAAATCCAGGTAGTCAAGAAGCAATTAATATGACACAAAAAATAAATGAGGCATATGAAACTCTAGGAGATGAACAAAAGAAGGCAGAATATGATATAATGAGAAATAATCCGAACCCATTTATGAGAATGAATAGTCATGGTGGTGGTGGAATGGAAGTACCGATGGATGATATATTTAAAATGTTTTTTGGCGGAGCTCCATTTGGAGGAATGCCAGGAATGCCAGGAATGCCACCAGGTGCAAAAATTCATATATTTCATGGTGGTCCAATGAATTTCCAACAAGCAATGAACAAGCCAATACCAATTATGAAGTCATTGCAAATAAATATGGAGCAAGTAATGAATGGAGCATCATTACCTTTAGAGATAGAGAGATGGATTATGGAAAATGGAACAAAAGTATATGAGAAGGAGACAATATACGTAGATGTACCGCAAGGCATCGATGAAAATGAAATGCTAATTCTAAGAGATAGAGGTAATATAATTAATGAACAATGTAAGGGAGATATAAAAATCAATATTTTGGTGCAAAATAATACAGCATTTAAGCGTGCGGGATTAGATTTAATATTGGATAAAACAATCACACTAAAAGAAGCATTATGTGGATTTGTTTTTGAAATAAAATATTTAAATGGTAAAAGCTATACATTAAATAATAATAAAGGTAATATTGTTCCTCCTGAATATAAAAAGATATATCCAGAAATGGGTCTAAAAAGAGGAGAGCATAAAGGTAATATGATAATTAATTTTCATGTTGAATTTCCAGAAAAATTAACAGATGAACAAATTGAAAAATTATCTAAGGTTCTTTAAATAAAAAAAGTTATTTATATTTTGAATTTAAAAAGATTTAAAGAAATAATATTAGATTAATATGGTGGGGATTGGGACACCCATTCTTAGTTTGGTTTTGCGTCCGTTAAGCGTATAATTCTAGGTATTATGCGCGCATATTATATGCTTATTAGGTGTTCCCCGGACGAGTTCTGTTTTCAGTCAGAATAATTTGCCTTTAAAAAATTTGGTGCATCATTTTTTTTACCATTTTGTGTATGGTTTTTGCGAAGCGTAGTATTGTGAAGTGTAGTAATATGAAGCGTAGTAGTATGAAGCGTAGTAATCTTAGTATGAAGCGTAGTAATATGAAGCGTAGTAGTATGAAGCATAGTAGTTTGAAGCGTAGTAGTAGAGTATTTTGAAGAGTAGTAGTGGTGTATTTTTTGCTGTAATTAAGGTATTGCATCCTCCGTAAAATGTTTGAGCTTTTTGCTCACATAATTTACTTCCCTTTCTTAATTGGAAGGGCGACTTAGTCTATAAAGAGAAATTAGTAGATTTGGAGTTCGAGCGCCTTAGTCGATAAGAGGTGGTGTGGTGGGCTTTTTTTAGCGAGTATTATTGGCAGCTTGTTTTGTTTTGTGGTTTTGTTTCGTTTTGTTGTTTTGTTTTAAGGTAGTGCATCCTCTGTAAAATGTTTGAGCTGGTTTATGCTCACATTATTTAATGTCATTTATTTGGTGTTAGATTTGGAGTTC